TTGATATATTATGCATAGGAGCATGTAATGGCTGAGCAGACATTTAAATCACCAGGATTTTTTGAACGAGAAGTTGATCAATCAGCGCCAAGAACAATTGGTCCTGCTGGAACACCCGCTGGCGTAATTGGTACGTCTAACAAGGGTCCCGCGTTCGTTCCGGTGACAGTTGCAAATTTTGATGAATTCGTTCAAACTTTCGGTAATCTTGATCCAAAGAAATTTGGTCCATATGCCGTTAATGAATTTTTAAAGCATAGAGCTTCACTTACATACTTAAGAGTATTGGGCGCGGGCGCTAATACGACTGATACACATATTGCGACAACACAGGCAACTGGGCGCGTGCAAAATGCAGGTGTATATTTAGATGGAATTTCAGCTGCACATGATTCTCGTGGTAGACATGTAGGTGCTGTACAGTTTATTGTTGCTAGACATCAACTACAAACAAATGAAGCATTTGGTATGCCTATGTTTACTGATAATGCAAGTTATCAAGGTGGATTTGCAAATTTAGTTAGAGGTATGGTTTTAATGGCGTCAGGAGCCCGTATGATGGTTCTTGATGGAAATGAAAGTTCTGTTGGACAATTTTCAGCAACTGGCCCAGATGACGCTGCGACACCCGTAAGTGGTAAGTTTAAACTTGTTATTTCGTCAACGCTCGGAAATGAATTTTCTAATGTTGACAGCACACCAGGCGTTAAGATTTTTACAGCATCATTAAATCCTTCAAGTTCAGATTACATTGGTAAGATTCTTAATTCAGATCCCGATAAATTTGCTCAAGAACAACATTTATTTTATGGTGATTTTGCCGTTGATGATGAAGTTGCAACACCTACTGTAGTCGGTATTCTTTCTGGTTCAGCAACAACAAGTACCACATCTGGTGATACATCGCTTGTGTTCAGAAAAATGTTCGGCGCATTTGACACTAGATACAAAGCGCCAAAATCATCAATGTTTATTTCGCAACCATTTGGTGCAACAGAATACGACTTGTTCAATATTGAATCACTTGATGATGGTGAATTTGCAAACAAACTGTATAAGATTTCTATCGTTGGGTTAAAGGCGTCTTTAGATGATTCAAAGCCCTATGGAACATTTACATTGCAAGTTAGAGATTGGAATGATACAGATCAAAATCCAATGGTTTTGGAATCATATCCAAATTGTTCATTAAATCCACAAGCTGAAAATTATATTGCAAAATTAATTGGTGATAGAAAAGTTTTCTTTAATTTTGATTCTTCTGTTGTTACAGAACGTCGAGTCACTGCAACTGGAAAATATCCAAATGTTTCAAAGCGAATCAGAGTTATTATGTCTGACGCCGCCGACCGAGGATTGGTTCCAGAAAAATCATTGCCTTTCGGATTTAGGGGACTTGAATTATTAAAAACAAATGATTCTATGACCGATTCCGGGTCACTAGCAGCTAGAATAGTGGGTGTTCTTGGAGTAAGTTCTGGTTCAGCTCTTAGTGGTTCAATACTTCCTCCGATACCTTTCAGATACAAAGTCACAAAAGGTGAAATTCCTACAACATCAGTATTTGATGGTGACCCAGGTCCAACAGAGAGCGTAAATACGAGCTTACATTGGGGTATTAAATTTGAAAGAAATACGTTACCTTTGAACGCAAACTTGTCAGCTGATAAAAACCGTTGTTTAGCAGCATATACAAAGTTCATGGGTATCAAAAAACTTGATGCTCTTTATACTGGTTCTGGTGCTGATACGTTTAACAACAATAAGTTTACGTTAGCAAAAGTTGCATTTTCAAATACATCAATTGCGCATCTTACTGGTACAGTAAATGATCATATTAGAGAAGCTGCCTATCTTAGAAACGGTCGTATTGATCAATCTGAATATACGATTGGTAGTAATATTGGAAATCGTATTACGTTTGCAACTATTTTAGCAAAAGATACAGCCGCAAACTTTAATAAGTTTTCACAATTCGCCAAGTTCACAAATATGTTACATGGTGGATATGATGGTGTTAATTTTCTTGATTCATCTGCTAAGAAATTAAATGATAAATCAACTTCATTTGATACGTCAGGTGCAGCTGAAGCAAATTATGTCGCTCCCGGCCTAGTTATTAATCCCAACGGAACTGGTCAAACAAATTCATCTGTTTTGTCATATACGACAGCAGTTGATATCATGACCGATCCAATGGTGGTGAATATAAACATTCTCGGCATCCCAGGAATACGTGAAACATATATCACTGATTATACACTTACGAAAGTTCGTGACTATGGTTTAGCATACTACATTATGGACATTCCATCATATGACGACGGAGGTACAAGATTGTATGATGAGTCAACTACAAGACCTGACGTTGAAAAAACAGTATCTTCGTTTGATTCAAGAGCAATTGACAACAATTACGCTGGAACTTATTTTCCAAGCGTTACAATTGACGATACGGTAAATAATAGAAAAGTAAAAGTTGCAGCATCAGTCGCAGCATTTGGTGCATTAGCGTTTAATGATAGAGTTGCTTATCCTTGGTTCGCCCCAGCAGGATTTAATCGAGCATCATTGGATTTCGTTTCAAATGTTGAAATAAGATTGAATGTAAAAGATCGTGATAGACTTTACGAGTCTAGAATTAATCCAATTGCAACATTCCCTAAATTGGGATTTGTAATTTATGGACAGAAAACATTACAGATTAACAAATCTGCGCTCGACAGAGTTAATGTAAGAAGACTTCTTTTAGAAGTCAAACGTCAGATTGTTGAAGTTGCACAAAAAATGGCATTTGAACAAAATACGCCCGCTGTTAGAAATAAATTTAGAGCTGATTCAGCTTTAAGATTAGGTTTGATTCAAGCACAAGCTGGCATAGAAAAATTTCAAGTTGTATGTGATGAAAGTAACAATACGGCAGATGATGTTGATCTTAACAGATTGAATGGTAGAATTGTTGTCGTCCCCACCAGAACAATTGAATTTATTGCCATTGATTTTGTTATAACGCGTTCAGGAGTGTCATTCGTTTAATTAACGGATCAATTAATTCACAATGATAGCAATAAACAGAATACTTAGACACAAGGAAAATAGACGATGTCACAGTTAAAATTTGGAAGCGCTGGCGTTTCAGCAAGAGAAATTGATTTAACAAGCCCAATTGAACATGAACCGTCAGGTGTTCCTGCTGGTATTATTGGAACATCTGTTAAAGGACGTGCATTCGTACCATTGACAATGGGCCTTATTGAAGATTTTTATTCTAAGTTTGGAAAAACTGATGGTAAGAAATTTGGACCATTGGCAGTAACAGAATGGTTACGTAATGCAGGTTCTGTTACATATTTAAGAGTTCTTGGAGTTGGAAATGGTCTCGAAAGAAATGCTGACGGGTCAGTAACTTCAGCTGGTTTTACCGTTGGTGAAAATCAGCCAAGATTGAGCGATGGAACTTTATTTGGTAATGAATATGCCACGTCAGGTAGTAACAGTGTTTCTGGCAGAACGTTCATTTTAGGCGCGTTTATGTCAGAGTCTGCTGGTTCAACTGTATTTTCAGAAGCTGGCATCTTGGGACAGGGAAGTGTTACACCAATGACAGTGGGGACAGGTTCAAGTCTCCCGGTTGTTAGGGCGATTTTAATGGCGGCATCAGGCGTTATTTTACGATTATCATCGTCAATTACTTCGTCTACGGCACCTGCTTCAACGTTGATAGCAACTGAACAAAGTTCACAAGGTTCGTTATTTGGTGCTGTAACTTTATTAGATGGTACTGTCGCTAAACAAGAATTTGTGTTACTTTTGAATGGACACAAAGGAACAGATCCTTTATATCCAAACGTAATTACTGCATCATTTGATGTCACATCACCAAGTTATTTTGCGAATGTCTTAAATACAGATCCGTATAAATATCAACAGGCAGGACATTATCTATACGCTCACTGGGATTTGCACCCAGCAACAACAGTTGTAACCGGTTCGGGATTATTGAATATTCTCAGTGGTTCTTCAGCTGCCACGGCCGTTAGATCTGGTGTTGAAATTTCAGCGTTTATTACAACGGGTTCAACTGCACGCAACGTAGGTAGTGCAACGATTCCTAATTATGAATCTTTTACAGACAGATTTAAATCAGCTAATACGCCGTGGGTTATTTCACAAAGATTTGGTGGTACTGCAACAAATCTATTTAGATTACACGCTCTTGACGCTGGTGCTGGAATTTCTGCGAATTACAAATTCTCAATCGAGAACATCACACCTTCCTCAGATCCGGCAAATGAATATGGCAACTTTGATCTTGTCGTAAGAGATTGGAATGACAGAGATTCAGATCAAATACCGCTTGAACAATTTAGAGGATTAAATCTCGATCCAAGTTCAGATCGATATATCTGCAAAGTTATTGGTGATGCTAATATCTTTTATGATTTTGATCAGGTTGTATCAAGTCAAAAATTGATAATTGAAGGAAATTATCCTAACAGATCTAACCTTGTTAGAGTCGAAGTTTCTACTGACGTAGAAAACCAAGCAGTTGATGCTACGGCATTGCCATTTGGTGTTAGAGGAATTTCACATCTTATGACTTCTGGCACGATGCCAATGACAAGTCCTTCTCATTCACACATGGATGTTGCAGGTGTTCTTAAACGAACAGTACAGGCACCATTGCCGATGAGAAAGAATATTACGCAAGGAACTGGTGCTAAGCTGTCTGCAAATCCTCAACTTTATTGGGGAACACAATTTGAACATGTTACAAGTCTCACGACTCCAAACGCCGGGACACTTAAAAATAAATCACTTGTAAGTTTTGCGAAATACTTCCCAGATTTTTCTCTTACACAACAAAATGTTGTCGTAGGGGATAATGTAGGAACAGTTGCAACTGCAGAAAATGGTATCATCGATTCAGACAGATTTAATCTAAATCAGTTTTCACTTGAAAATATACAAGTCGTAACTGCATCATCAGGTCTCGCAGATCCAGCTTCTTGGAGTTCAGCAACTTATGTTAGAGACAGTAATATCACAACAAATGAAACTGCAAAAACAAGAAGACTTGCAGTAACTGACTTTACACAAGCAAATAGAAAGTTTTTGAAGTATACATTCTTTATGCAAGGTGGCTTTAATGGTGTTAATATCTTTGATGCCGATGAAGCAGAAATTACAAATACGGCAGTTGTTGCTGATATGAATGATGCTAACAGAGGTAGACAAGAAGGTCCGTCAGTTAAGGCGTTCAACAAAGCAATTGAAATTATGAAAAATGTTGTTAACGTTGATATTCAATTGTTAGCAATCCCCGGTATTCGTCATCCAATCGTTACAAACGCTGCTGATGATGCCGTTAAAGAAAGATTCGATGCACTTTATTTAATGGATATCGAACAACTTGATAATGCGGGCGCGAACGTAACGTCTGATTCACAATTACCTTCTGTATCTTTAACAGTAAGTAACTTTGCAGGAAGATCTCTTGATTCAAGTTTCTCAGCAGCATATTTCCCAGATACACTTATGACAGATCCAACAACAAAGACCAACCTTTTTGTTCCACCTTCTGTTTCAGTTCTTGGAGCACTCGCTCTTAACGATTCACTTGGGCATCCGTGGTTCGCACCAGCAGGTTTCACAAGAGGTTCACTACAAACAACACTTGAAGCAAGAGTTCAATTGTCAAAGACAAACATGGATTCTCTTTATGACAACAATATTAACCCGATTGTTGCATTCCCAGGAAACGCAACATCAGGAACTAATCCTAAAGGTGGTGTAGTTGTTTGGGGTCAAAAAACACTTCAAGTTGCAGCATCTGCGCTTGACAGAGTAAATGTCAGAAGACTTCTTATTGATGTCAGAAGACAAGTAAGAGACATTGCACAAACAATTATTTTCGAACCAAATCGAGAATCAACCCTTGCAAAATTCTCTGCTGCTGTTGAACCAAAACTTGCAAGAATTCAAGCTCTTGCTGGTGTTGATAAGTACAAAGTTGTTATTGATACTTCAACTACTACACAGGCAGACGTAGAGAACAATACGTTGAGAGGCAAAATTTTCTTGCAGCCAACAAAGACAATTGAATTTGTTTCCCTCGATTTCGTTGTCTCCAACAATATCTCAGGATAATTAGTAAGGTATTTTGCTAAAAGTCATCACACCATCTAAACCGGGTGTTTATGAAATAAAAAACATAAACACCGGAATGATTTACGTTGGAGCTTCAAAAGATCCACGTAATAGATGGAAAACGCATATCGCAGCGAGCAAAAGAGCAGACGATCTAAACAACTATTTTTACAGTTCATTACGAAAACATGGTAGTGATTCTTTTTCTTTCACGATTGTAAAAGAATTTGATACTTCGTTTGAAGCTTTTGAATATGAAAATATCAGAATGATCGAATTGCGAGAACTAGGATGCACACTTTACAATAAACATCCGGGTGGTAACGGTCATTTTGTAATGTCTAGCAAAATGAAATTAGAACGCTCTGAACGTCTTTTAGGTACAAAATTAAGTAAAGAAATAAAAGAGAAAATTTCTAATTCGTTAAAAGGAAGAACTTTAACTGAGGAACATAAAGAAAATATTGGAAAAGGTCTTAGTGTTCCTGAAGTAATTTTGAAACGAAGATTAACAAGAAAAAACGTTAAACTAACTAAAAACACAAAAGAGAAAATTTCAAATTCACTTAAACTTGCATATAAAAACAAAACAAAAATTGCTAAGCACTCTGGTGAGAGTAATCCACGATCAGTTTTAAATGAAAATGATGTTAAAGAAATCAGAAATTTGTGGAATTCTTTTATTCAAACTTCATCACTAAAACGTGGCGAAAAAGGAAAATATTATACTGAACTAGCAATTAAGTACAATGTTTCACCTTCGAATATTTGTCGTTTAATTACAGGTCGTACTTGGAAAAACGTTTAACACAGATTAATCATGGTTCCACACCTATAGACCAATTTTGACAGGGCTCTGATTATTCTCGGGCCGTTGTCGTTTAAACTTAAAGGCAAATTTATTAGTTGTTGCCTAGTTATTTGGGAATCAAAATAATAAGCAAAATAAACTGAATTTCGTTTATGATTGACTGATATATAATTTATGAAACGATTAACACACGGAGAATTCTCATGGCTGAAACACTAGACGTAACATCAATGATCCCAAACAATTTCGAATCAAAGCGAAAAAATCGTTTTATTCTTATGATAGAAGGAATTGATGCTTACATCGTCAAAAAAGCAAGTCGTCCAAAGATTTCAACTGCACCAATTGCAATTGATTTTATGAATGCACAAAGATTCGTCGCGGGCAAAACAACGTTCGGAACAATGTCAGTTTCTCTTCACGAACCAATTGCACCTTCGGGAGCACAACAGGTTATGGAATGGATTCGTTTACACTACGAATCTGTATCTGGTCGTTCTGGGTATGCTGATTTCTACAAACGTGACATTCAATTAAAACTCGTAGATCCAGTCGGAACTGTTGTTGAATTCTGGGATGGAAAAGGCGCCTTAATTACAGAAGCCGATTTCGGTGATTTAGATTATTCAGCAGGTGATCTTGCTGAAATTAACTTAACAATTCAATGTGACAATTGGGTTCTTCAGTACTAATTTAAGAAACGCAAACGTGTGTTTGATTTTGGTCGGAAATAAATTTTCTGACCATTTCTTTTTGTTTGTAATGAATGTATTGTAGAATTTAACGATATTATGTATTGTAATATATGAGTTCATTAACAGATCCATCACTTCATCAAAAAACAATTGATAGAATCGTTTCATATTTTCACAAAGTTGACAGACCTGTTTTGGTTGGAACTATTTCACTTGAGTATAAGTTTAATTTAAGTCAGACAAAGATTTTTTTTGATTATCTTGAAGATAAAGGAATTATTAGACAAATGACTGATGATGAAAAGAAAGAAAAACACCTTGATAAAAGATGTGATGCGTATATGTTAACGTCAAAAGCAGACATTAGTAAGGTTATGGGCTGATATGTTATGAAACGAAAAGTGTCATTTAATACGCTTCTTTCGTTTCAAGATATGCTTGACACTCTTCTCGTTGAAAATAAAATATCGCTGTCATCATATCATCAACGGTGGGTATCGGCGCTTGATAAAATGGGTTATTCAAATAGTGAATATGAACGTCTTATTGATGAACGCTGGGATATTATCACGAAAATTTTGACTTTAAAAATGTCGAATTAAACATTTACGTCTCAACAAGAGTGATTACAATTCTTGTTAGGAGTAAATATGTCAGAAGAACGAGAACAACGAAATCAGGTTTTTGGTGGTGAACAGCAACGGTCACACGCGGTGATTAATGCTGAAAAAGTTAAAGCAGATTTCGGGTTAGATATTCCGAATGAAACTGTTCCATTGCCTTCATGTGGCAAAACATATCATCCACAACATCCTTTGCACAAAGCTGAACGCGTTGATATTCGTGCAATGACAGCTCGTGAAGAAGATATTCTTACGAGTCCCGCCCTTTTGAAAAAGGGTACAGTAATTACTGAGTTAATTCGTTCATGTCTTGTTGATAAACAAATTGATCCTGTTGAACTTTTGACCGGCGATAGAAATGCACTTATGGTTGCAATTCGTATTACGGGTTACGGCGCAGAATATGAAACAGAAGTTGAGTGCGGTGGATGTAACGTAAAATCAAAACAAGTTTTTAATCTTGCTGAATTACCTATTAAGAGCCTTGAACTTGAACCCGTTGAACCGGGAAGCAATTTATTTGAATTCGTACTCCCTTATTGCAAAAAGAGTGTCAAGTTTAAATTTATGAACGGTCTTGACGAAGAAGAAATAGTTGTTTCAAGTGAACGTCAAAAGAAACTTGGAATGCAGGCGTCAACTTCAGTAACAACAAGTTTGATGCATAGCATAGTGTCAATTGACAATGTAACTGATAAATCAAAAATTAATGCTTTCATAAAGTTAATGCCAGCACGAGATTCTCTTGCTTTAAGAAATTACATTAAAGAAAATGAACCCGGTTTAAGACTCAAACAAGAAAAATCTTGTCCAATGTGTGATCACACTGAGGAGGTCAGTATGCCGCTTGGTGCATCGTTTCTTTGGCCTTCGACCGCAGGATAAAGAGACACTAATCTTAGAGCCTGCATTTCTTTTAATGTATTATGGTGGTTTTACTTGGCGTGAAACCATCCATTTACCCGTTCAATATAAAAGATGGTTCGTTAATCGAATTGTTAAAGAATTGAATAAATCTTCGGGAGGAGAAGACGGTGGTGGACAGTCTAGAGCTCTTCATCAAAATTCACCCGAAACTCGTTCAATGCAAGGAATGCAAAGAACACAAACACCATCTAGGTTAAGAAGATTTACATAGTTATTAATAATTACTTTCATGACTTCTTCTTTAAATCTTCTGCGTGAATATCTCAGATTGATTTTGATTTCTGAAGGTAAGGTCGAAGACCTCGCCAAGCAGAATCCCAATATTCCTGTCATAGATCTCGCTTCTTCAGATTCAACTCCGACAAAAAAGCTTCTTCCGTGGATGGTGAAACAAGTTTCCAAAGGTGCTGACGTGGAACACGTCAGATCTGTTGCTTCTCGTTTTGCAAAAGATGGTTCTAGACTCAAGAACAAAGACATAAACTCTTATTCTGAAATTGATGAATTGGAATCTGTGCTTGATGCACTCGGTGCATCAAAGCGTTCAGAAACAATTCAGGCAAAATCAGGTGCAGTTAAGATTTATGAAGACGACGCCTGTACTGTTTTAAGAATCGACACAAAAGAAGCTGCACAACAATATGGAAAAGGCACCAAGTGGTGCATCACAATGGAGAAGCAACAACACTATGAAATGTATAAAGCTTCAAACGTGTTGTTCTATTACGTTCTGAGAAAAGAACCACTGAGTGATGATCTTGATAAAGTTGCTCTTGCAGTGTCGAGAGATAAAGATAACTTTATTCAAAAAATTCAGGCTTTTGATCAAGCTGATAAAGAAATGACGCCTGATGTTGTGAGTGCACAAGCACTCACAACAGTTAAATCCGATGTCAAGTCTCAACCAAAAGCCTTTCTTGCTAGAATAAAATCAGGTGATAAATACAGTGATGAGGAATTATTTAGCTATTGGGAAAACCTGGGAACAGAACAAAACAAAATTGCATTTCTGTGTTCTACAGATCTAATCAAAAAAGAAAAACTTCAGAAACTTCTTTCAGTTGAAAATGATGAAGAAATGAAAGAGATTCTTTCAGATATGATTTCTGGGAAAGCAGAGATTAAATCTGATTATGTTATATGGCGTAATTCAGCAGGACAACTTCATCGAGACAATGATCAGCCTGCAATAATTTATTCTGACGGATCAAAAAAATGGTATCAAAATGGAAAACTGAACAGAGACAATGATCAACCTGCAATAATTTTTGCTGACGGATCAAAAAAATGGTATCAAAATGGTCTTGAATATGTTCCTAAGAAAAAGTGATAAATTTGCATTTTATTAATGTTATTTTCCTACATATCTTTTAGGAATAAATGACTATTTCAAAAGAAGAACTATCTGAGCAACTATTAATTACGCAGAAAATGACGTCTGCTATCGAAATGATGGCAAAGTCAATGTCTAAGATTGAATCTTCTTATGACACACAGATTGCCGCAGTTGAAAAATTAACAACTGCAATCGGTAAACTTAAAGGTGAAAACCTTGAAGAACTTGACAAAACAAAGTTCACAAATCTTCAATCTGAATTTGATAAAACTGAAAAAAATGTAACAAGTTTCTCAGAAAAATTACGTGAAGTTGGAATTAATGTTGGTACGAAGTTTGTTAAACACACGTCTATAGGCGTTGCTGCATTAAGTGGTTTCGGTAGAGGAATAATCAACATACTTGCATTAGGTAGAAGTACCGCGAGTTTTTTTGCAAGTTTTGTTGATGGCGCTTTAAGTATTGGCGCCGCGATTATTTCTATTCCATTCAAGATGTTCAATGGGCTTGTTGATATGGCTGCCGCAGCAGGAGGCGGGTCAAATGAGCTCGCGCTGGCGATTGAACATCTTCGCGACGAGATGGGTAACTTAAAAGAGTCAGGTTCAAAAGCCGTTCTTGATACTGCAAAAACATTTAAAAACTTTGGTGAAACAGGACTAAGTGTTTGGCGTGTTTTTGGATCAGTTGCTGAAAGACTTGAAACAGTCATAAAAGTTGCAACTTCAATGGGAGCAACGTTTGGTGTTCTTAAAAATGAATTCGTTGAAAACGGTGGTGCCTTATTGGCATATCAAAAAGGTCTTGGTGTTACTGACGAACAAATGAAAGGTCTTGGCGATACGGCACTTATGATGGGTAAACCAATGTCCCGTATATTTCTTGACATGACCAAACAAACCCTTGCCCTTGGAAAAGCGTTTGATATCGATCAAAAACTTATCGGCAAAGATATGACGAAAGCGCTTATCGATGTTGGACATTTTGGTGGCGCTACTGTTAAACAAATTGGTGTTGCGTCTGTTTATGCTCGTAAATTGGGTCTTGAACTTGATAAAATCGTTGGAACGCTTGATTCATTTGAAACATTTGATTCTGCCGCTGAAAATGCTGCAAAATTATCACAGGCTTTCGGCGTATCAATTGATGCTTTCAAAATGATGGAAGCACAAAGTCCTGCAGATCAACTCGATATGTTGCGAACATCATTTAGAAACGCAGGAGTTGATGCTTCAACATTTTCAAGACAACAATTAAAACTACTTTCAACTTCAACCGGGTTGAGCGCCGAAACAGTTAAACAAGCATTTTCAGCAAAAAACTATGGAACTTCACTTGATTCAGTAAACAAAAAAGCAGATGCAGCCGAAAAGAAAACAATGTCTCAAGCTGAGGCAATGAACCAACTTGCTGACAGCATTAAACGTTTAACGCCTTCGGGAGGATCTCAACTTGGTGGTTTCTGGGAAACATTTGTTCACGGTTTCATGGGTGGTGTTCAAGCAACAAAAGAATTCCGTGACATAATCTGGAATATTAAAAGAAGTTTAAGAGAAACAGAACTTCAAGGCGTCAGATTAGGCCGGGCATTTGTTGCAGCATTTCCTGGTATGAAAGAGTTCTTGGGTGGAATTGGTGATTTCTTTAAACCCGCAAAATTTAAATCACTTGCGTCAGGAGTTGTTGATGTTTTTATTAACTTCATGGAAAAGTTAAAAAGTGGTCCTGCGTCTTTTGGTGATCTTATGAAATCACTGCAAGATCAGTTCTTTAAATTCTTTGATGCATCATCACCAGCTAGTCAAAAAATGATGGAAGGATTTAAGACTGTTTTAAGAACTATTTCAAGTATAGTGTCGCAAGGTATTGTTTGGGTCTCAACGAAAATTGCTGATGGTGTTGATTTTATATCTGATGTGTTAAGTGGAAATGTTGATTTAGGTAAACTGAGTAATTCTGGCTCAGAAGGTCTTGGTTTTATTTGGAACATTTTGGAACCCATGATTAAATCACTTGGAAAGGCTTGGGATCTATTATATCCAGCACTTAAGCATCTTTTTTCAATTGCCCTTACAAAATTATGGACATTCTTAAAATCTGACACAGTAACTGGGCCTTTAAAAGAATATGCACCCCACATTGCCGCTATATTGTTTGGACCAGCATTATTACGTGCTCTTATGGCTTCAGGTGGTTGGGCATTAGGAGAAGCAGCAAAAGGCTTATTTTCTAAGGGTTCAAGCATTATGAAAGGCGTTGCAGATAAAGCCGAGAAAATGAATGAAGCCGGATCTACGCTTAAGAAAGCATCAAAAGGAAGTGATGCAGCTGAAGGAATTTCAAATGCTGCAAAATCTTCAAAAGCAGCAACTGAACTTGATAAATCTTCAAAATGGGGTGTCGAAGAGGCTGCAAAATTAGGTCTTAAACTTATTGCAATGGCTGGTGCTCTTTCATTAGGTGGAATAATGATGGCCTATGCGGTTGTTAAAATGTATGACGTGTTAAAATCGGGAGGAATCGTATCGTATAAAGACGCTGCTGCTCCATTATTGGTTTTGGGAGCAATGGTAACTGCTGCTGTTCCATTAATGTTTGCACTTAAGATTGCAGCAAATGCTGGAAGTCCTAGCGAAGTTGCAAAAGGCGGCGCGCTAATTGCTTCAGGATTGTTAATCGTAGGTGGTGTTGGATCAATGCTAACTTATGTTTTGAACCAAGTTGGATCACCTGCAGAATTAAGTGCAGCTGGCAAAATGATGGGAATGATGACGCTTGTGTTTCTTGGTATGGTTCCTTTGGTTTTAGGAGCGATGGCCGTCGGCGCAGTCGTTTCTGCTTCGGGTGGAACTGCCCTTGCGGCGGCAGCAGTTGGTATGGCGACAATGGGAACTGCCGTTGGGGCAGTTGCGACATTGGCGACAGTAATAATTGCTGAACTTAGAGGTATGACAATTGAAGCTGGATTTCAGACGAAGATTGATGCATTTTTAAGTATCATGAAAACTATACAGACATTTTCTGATACGCTTGTAAGTCTTGTAAGTTTAATGACACCATCAATTGCCGAATTGGTATCAGGAAAAACAAAGACATTTACTGAAAAGGTAAATGCAACCATTGATATGATGAAGGAGATGATTGGTGTTTCAAATACGGGAACTGGTATCATCGGAATTGTTGAAACTGTTGTAACACAAATTAAGTCATTGTCTTCATATGCCGGAATTGGTGAATCAGCAAAAATCTTTGCTGATGTTTTAACTGCCGTGTCATCAATTATGCAATACATGACACCTAATCCTGAATTCATGAAAGCGCAAACAAGTTTATTAGGAATTGCAAGCAAACATCTTTTTGGTGATGATGTTGCAAAGTCAACAACTGATTATGTTAAGTTAATGACTACAACTGTTAAACCGATTATGAACAGTGTAATCGAATCAATGAAAGAACTGTTGAGTATATCTGTTCCTGATGTTACAAAAGCTCAAGCTCTCGGGAATTTATTAAATACGGTTTCAGGAATTATGAAAGGCATTATGCCTGATCCTGCATCATTAAAAGCATTTTCAACAACAGCAAAAGCAGGTATCGGACCGATTGGAACAGAAATAGGTTCACTTGACGCTAGTGGTCTTGCAACGTTTATAGGATCATATGCAGAAAAACTTGGAACTTTAATCCCAGCTCTAACGAGTGGAATATTAAACGGGTTAGCGAATAGTGTTGGTTCGTTTGATAAGTCAAAGATTGAAAGTCTTACAAAGACAGCTGATATATTAACTTCAACGGCAAATTTCATTAAATCAATATCTGACATAAGTAAAATGGACTTTTCAACAAGCAATGAATCAGAAACTGTAATTCAAAGAATGGTAACATCAATTGATAAAATCATAAGTGAAGAATCAATGAAAGGTATATTTGAAACTTCGGGAAGAATTTCGAAGTACGGCGTAGCTTTAGGCGCAATTGGAAAAACAATTACGAATAATGGTATAGTTCAAGCCCTCGCCGCCGTGGGAGATATGGTTAAACAAACGCAAATGCTTGATGATGCATTAAACGCAGGAACTGAAATTAACGTCGATGCAAAACTTCAGAAACTTGCTCAAGTTACAGGAATTGGTGGAAAGTTTGCGTATACTGTCCAGAGCAAGGAAGTTGTCATAAATCTTAACATGCAAATTTTCATGGACGTCGCTGAAACAGAAAAAGTTCTTATCATGAACAAAAAATCAATTATTCGTGACAGACTTAATTTTGCAACTAATACACCTAATGAAAAAGGACAAAATGTAATTCCTGAAGAGTATCAAAAAATCTTGCCTAATGTTAAACCCGATGGAGCTCCATAATTACTTTCATGACTTCTTCTTTAAATCTTCTTCAAGAATATCTCAGATTGATTTTGATTTCTGAAGGCAAGGTCGAAGACCTTGCTAAACAGAATCCCAATGTTCCTGTCATAGATCTCGCTTCTTCAGATTTAACTCCGACAAAAAAGCTTCTTCCGTGGATGGTGAAACAAGTTTCCAAAGGTGCTGACGTGGAACACGTCAGATCTGTTGCTTCTCGTTTTGCAAAAGATGGTTCTAGACTCAAGAACAAAGACATAAACTCTTATTCTGAAATTGATGAATTGGAATCTGCGCTTGATTCTTTGGGAGCGTCAAAACGCTCTCAGGAAATTCAGGCAAAATCAGGTGCAGTTAAGATCTATGAAGACGACGCATGCGTCGTCTTAAGAATTGACACAAAAGAAGCTGCTCAACAGTATGGAAAAGGCACCAAGTGGTGCATCACAATGGGGAGGCAACAACACTATGAAGAGTACAAAGCTTCAAACGTGTTGTTCTATTACGTTCTGAGAAAAGAACCACTGAGTGATGATCTTGACAAAGTTGCTCTTGCAGTAATGAGAGATGAAAAAAACGTTGTGAAACAAGTTCAGGCTTTTAATCAAGCTGATAAAAAAATGACACCTGAAAATGCGAGTGTGAGTGCACAAGCACTCACAGCAGTTAAATCAGATGTCAAGTCTCAACCAAAAGCCTTTCTTGCTAGAATAAAGTCGGGTGATAAATACAGTGATGAGGAATTGTTTAGCTATTGGGAAAACCTGGGAACAGAACAGAACAAACTTTCATTTCTGTGTTCTGAACAGTTAAACGAAAAAGATACGCTTCGAAAACTTCTTCAGGTTGAATCTGACAAAAAAATGAAAGAAATTCTTTCAGATATGATTTCTGGGAAAGCAGTTTCTTTTTATGATGGAATTAAATGGAAAAATAAAAACGGTCAACTACACAGAGACAATGATCAACCTGCAGTGATTTATTCTGACGGATCAAAAGTTTGGTATCAAAATGGTCAACGTCATCGAGACAATGATAAGCCTGCAATGATTTATGCTGATGGATCAAAAGAATGGTATCGAAATGATCTACTTCATCGAGATAATGATCAACCTGCAGTGATTTATGATGATGGAACAAAAGAATGGTATCGAAATGGTCTTAAATACGTTCCTAAGAAAAAATGATAAGTAAACAATAGGAATTTATATGAAAGATAAGAATCGTTAATTAATTGAAAGTATATAATGTCAGGTACAAAAACAGGAACAGGCGGGTTTGAAATTGATAACAAAACGTACAGTTTTGATCCTGGTGATCCGTCTTCACCTGGACAAGAACCGATACAAACAGATCGTGGCGATATAATTGTTGATCATACTCCTAAAGATCTTGGAAAGAAAACTCGTGCAACGCTTGGGAAATATTTAAGCGATGTAACAAAAGGTGAAGCTGGTTCTAACACACGAAGATCAAACACTTTTACCGTGGATCCTCCAAGATCATCTGAGCAACCTGATGAAATAATGTTATCTGACGACAAGGGAAATCCTATTAAATTAACGCCATCACCAAATTCATCACAGTTTTCAAGAGAATCTGCCGAACATGATAATCGGGGGGTTGTTTTTGATTCACCTGATTTAAAGTCATGGTCTCAAACAATTTCCAATCCAAGAACTGAAATTCACGATAAAAACATTAGTGGACATACACTTTTACCCAGCGTGGGAAAAGACAAAGTTCCAGCTCCAATTGAATCGTATAGAAAGACAGTTTTAAGAGCAAATCGTTTTTCTTCAGTAGATCGCATGTCAAATGACAAGACATATAAAATCAAAGGAAGAACTTATAATGGAGCACAATTAAAACAAGTCGGCGCTATGCTTTCGCTCCGTGGAAGTCAAGAATTTCCAGCCGCGTTTAATGACAGTGTAAATCCTGTTAACGCTGGTTCTGTTGCCGGTGCAATTCTTCCAAGCCCTAATCAATTGGGAATTCTTAAGGTTCCAAATAAATTATTACAAACTCAAGACGCTCTTGAGCATCTTGCAAATACAACAGACGAACCAATTGAACTTGAAATAGCTCCTTTGGGAAATCAATCTTGGGGAGCATTAAATAACGTTGAAGAACCTTTTGCTGGTGTTTTGAACGTCGGTATGATTGCGATGGCTCTCGCAATGCAAGCTGCAATGATGTTAGCGTTTAAAGGTTTGGGATCTTTGATCGGATTAATGGGAAATTCAAAAGTACCTGTGAGTTCAACAAAAGATTATGCCGGAAGATATACATTGGGTGAATATTTAACTTCTCCCAATAAAGGAAAAAGTGGATTAAGTTTCCCACCAAATTTAGCTTTATTATTGGGTCTAAAAGGAACACGACATCCGTTTGATTCTGCTTTAGATGCAGGTGCTAAAGCATTTTTTATGGGAGGAAAAACAACTACAGAAACACTTTCTTCTGCACTGTCTGATGCACTTTCAGATTCAACTTCAGCGGGTCATTTAATTATTGTTTCACGTCTTATCATAAGAACTGGTCAATCTGTTGCGAGTGACATATCAAAAATAGGAAAAGCATTTGCATCAAATCCTGTTAGTGGGATTAAGAGCGTTGTTAGTTTATTAGCAAATATACGTAAATCTAAGTTAATTGTAGCGATGAACTTATTTGCTACGTTAGGTGACGTTATTTTAAGCGAATCAGATTGGGAAAAAGATCCTGAAGGTCGTGGCTCACCAATGGATGCATTCGAAGACAGCTCGCCGGGAGCTTCTATATCTAAAAACAGATTAAAAAACAAACTCAAATTAGCGTGGGCATCGAACAGATCGCCGGCGATGTATCTTATTCCAGATTCTCTTGCGTCAATGAGTGTCACCGATACTCATTTAGGTGGATTTAAAGGTGCTTTAGGAATTCATGATCCTGATACGAAATCAAACATTATCGTTCAAAGTATGAATGATAAAGAAAATGGCACAAGGATTGCAAGGAACTCAAAGAAACCTGATCAAATTGATGTTGTAAAAATGGAGGCATTACTTGAATCTGAATATATGCCATTTTATTTTCATGATTTACGAACGAATGAAATCATTTCATTTCATGCATTTATGGCATCTTTGTCTGATGATTTTACGCCGACCTGGGAAAATGTAGAAGGTTTTGGTCGTGTTGAACCTGTGAAAATTTACAAAGGAACACAACGTAAAATTGGAATGAGTTTTTATGTTGTTTCAACGAGCGAAGAAGACTTTGATGAAATGTGGGTAAAAATAAATAAACTTGTTACGCTCATTTATCCACAATATACCAAAGGAAGAACACTTCAAAGCGAAGATTCAAAATACAAATTTACACAACCCTTTAGTCAACTTGTGGGTGCAAGTCCACTCATAAGAATTCGTCTTGGTGATCTGTTTAAATCAAATTATTCTAGATTTGCGCTTGCTAGATTATTTGGTGCAGCAGATAACGATATGAAACTTAATGATCAAAATATAAAATTTGAAGGTGTAACAAAAGAAGATTTAGATAAGGTTGTTAATGACGCAAAAGCAAACCCCACTACAGTATATAAACTTAGCTTCGGTGGTTGGAAAAGACAAGAAGATGGGCCTGGTTCTTCTGAACCTCCTTATGCAGAAACGCTTAACGTTGATTATGGTGATTTACATTATTTTAATTTCAAAATAGTTAAACAATCGGCAATTAAATCACCAACTAACTTAAGTGGTTCTGATGTTATTGTAGAAACATTTTTAATGACGCCTGATGATATGATTAGAGAATTTGGTTATGATAAAAAGGAAGCGTCAAAAAATCATTATAGGTTGGGTTATAAATACGGTTTTTCCGGAAATCCAAAAACTAGAGTTATATCCGCAAAATATATTGTTCCTCGAGGTGCATTAGTACCTGATAGAAATTCATTAAACGTTGCGTTTGCAGCAAACAACAAAATAAACCAAAATAAAACGAACATTGATGAACTTTCAAAATTTTTAAGCGAAAAAAATGCCCTTGTTAAATCGTTCAGTTCAGTTCAAGGTAAAGGTTTGGCAGGAGTAATTGATTCATTGAATTTTGATTGGTATGATAAAATTACATGGGAAATAAAACCTGGCAGCAAAGCGCCTAAAATGTGTAAAATAACTCTTGGATTTTCTCCTGTTCATGATATTTCACCGGGAATTGATCATTTTGGCTATAACAGAGCACCTGTGTATAACGTCGGTGGTCTTATGGGTCAAGGATATGACAGTGATGGGAAGAAAGAAGAGTAATTCTAATGGCATTCAGTAGATACACAAAAACACCTAAACTCAATTTCGGCGCCCAAGTGGGAACTTCAAACATAATTCCTATTATGCGAGCCGCGATTAAAAATGGGTCACTTCCAGTGAAAATAACCATACTTCGGGGCGCAGAAAGACTTGATACAATGGCTGGCTCAATTTATGGTGATTCTCGTTATTGGTGGATTCTTGCTGCATCAAGTGATATAGGTTGGGGGTTACAAGTTCCTGCTGGGACTATAATTAAGATTCCCGATTTATCTGACGTAATATCGTTGACTAGTTAATAATTACTTTCAATGACTTCATCTTTAAATCTTCTTCAAGAATATCTCAGATTGATTTTGATTTCTGAAGGTAAGGTCGAAGACCTCGCCAAGCAGAATCCCAATATTCCTGTCATAGATCTCGCTTCTTCAGATTCAACTCCGACAAAAAAGCTTCTTCCGTGGATGGTGAAACAAGTTTCCAAAGGTGCTGACGTGGAACACGTCAGATCTGTTGCTTCTCGTTTTGCAAAAGATGGTTCTAGACTCAAGAACAAAGACATAAACTCTTATTCTGAAATTGATGAATTGGAATCTGCGCTTGATTCTTTGGGAGCGTCAAAACGCTCTCAGGAAATTCAGGCAAAATCGGGTGCAGTTAAGATCTATGAAGACGACGCATGCGTCGTCTTAAGAATCGATACAAAAGAAGCTGCACAACAGTATGGAAAAGGCACCAAGTGGTGCATCACAATGAGCGAAGAACAACACTATGAAGAGTACAAAGCTTCAAACGTATTATTCTATTACGTTCTGAGAAAAGAACCTTTAGGAAATAATCTTGACAAAGTTGCTCTTGTTATGATGAGAGATGAAAATAATTCTGTTCAACAGATTCAAGCTTTTGATCAGGCTGATGAAGAAATGACACCCAAAAAAGCAGGGGTAAGTGCACAAGCACTCACAGCAGTTAAATCAGATGTCAAGTTTCAACCAAAAGCCTTTCTCACTAAAATAAAGTCGGGTGATAAATACAGTGATGAGGAACTCATCACATATTGGTCACAACTAGGAACTGAAAAAGATAAACTTGTATTTCTGTGTTCTGAACAGTTAAACGAAAAAGATACGCTTCGAAAACTTCTTCAGGTTGAATCTGAAAAAAAAATGAAAGAAATTCTTTCAGATTTGATTTCTGGGAAAGCAGTTTCTTTTTATGATGGAATTAAATGGAAAAATTCAGCAGAACAACTTCACAGAGACGATGATCAACCTGCAGCGATTTATGTTGACGGATCAAAAGAATGGTATCGAAATGGTCAACGTCACAGAGATAATGATCAACCTGCAGTGATTTATGTTGATGGAACAAAATATTGGTATCGAAATGATCTACTTCATCGAGATAATGATCAACCTGCAATAATTTATAGCGACGGAATAAAACGTTGGTATAAAAATGGTCTTGAATACGTTCCTAAGGGAAATAAATGACTTTCGAAAAATTAGACGACATATTCAGAATGATGACACCCACAGATTTGATGGGTGCTCAGAAACTTTCTTTAGGAACAGACAAGAGCATTGATACGAGCCTTGCAAAAGATTTGATAAACATCATATACGGTACTTCAGGTGCAAGAACAGTTGATCAAATTAGTAAAGATTTAACAACGTTTAGTGCCAAGGCGGAAGAAGCATCACAACTTGAACAATTTAAGCGTATTATTCAGTTCTATAAAACAGGCGCGTCTTGTACGGCTTTTGGTTCAGCACCTTTTATTGCAATGGGTTCATCTGGAAAAGATCCTGTTAATAATGTTACGTTTGAACAAATCATCGGAACTGATATTAAATTAAATGATGTTAAACCATCAAAATCAATGGGAATAATGTTGTGTAATTCTGGGTTTATGAGCCCAGCAATAAGAAATTCAGAAAAAGTTGAAAAATTTTTAAATTTCATGCCAACTATAGTCGCTTCTCGAATGATTCCATTACTTGATGTTGAATTTGCTTTTAAACGTGGTGTTCCTGAAGCAAATATATCGCAACCTCATATGTGGTCACCTGGGCTTTTAAAGTTCTTATTAGGTGGTGATAATTCAGTTCTCAAAGATTCAGAATCACCTACATCTATATTGATTAATGCAAATGAAAAACATGGTCTCGACGGTGCGCAATCTGTATCAGGAATGGAAATGTTTACTTCACCTCAAACATTGATTAATACAGATCCAACGTCAAACGTAGGGCGCTATGTTGACGTAATTGATCCCATGCGACCATTGATGACACTTGAAAGTTTTTCAGTGAATATCACACCTAACGTTGGTTTGTATTCATATAAGAAAGCAACTGTCGTTTTCAAATTACATGACAGATCAAGATTGTCTGAAATTGCAGATCTTATAAGACCACAGGTGTATCAAGATAAAGATTCTGCACCTACTGTTTGGATTACTTATGGTTGGAGACACCCGGTCGAGCCTGGAAATCCTTACGCAGATTTTATCAATGAAAATATGCTTGTTAGAGATGCGTATGGAATCATAAACACTCAATTCGAATTTGATCAAATGGGTCAAGTAAACATAACATTATCATTATGGACTAAAGGGATCCCAGAAATGAGAACGTCAAATGTTAATGGTGATGGTTCTTTGCAAATAATCAAAGATATACAAGACATTGCAAAAAAAGTTGCTCGATATAAAAATGCACTAGGAATCTCTTCGAATGGAGGCACAAATCGTGAGATTCGTGGATTTACATTACTTGAATCAGCAGAAAGTGGGACCTATCCTTCTGAAATTTCGTCAGACGATATTAAAAAATCACTTAGTGATATCAAAACAAGCTTAAACAGTAAAGATCTAAAACTTGATCAAACAGCAGTTAAAGGTCTTATTGAACAACTTGAAAAGTTGTATAACCCAAAATATAAAGGTTACGTTAAATTTAAAGAAACACTTGAAACGCAATCAACAATAAAAACAAATGAAAAATTTCAACAGGTTATTAGCGGTGCAGATCCGTTTTTACCTTCAATTAAAAAGGACGAAAAAAGATTCATTGAATCAAAATCAGTTTCTCACCCATTAACAAGCCTAATTGAATCTATTAACGAATATTATGGTGAATCTGAAATAAAAGATTTGAAAAATCCAACGGGAACTAAAGTTAAAGGTTTTCAAAAGAAAGCAGTTTCACTTGGTAAACTAATTTCTGTGTTTATGGCAGAAGCCCTAAAATCACTTGACGGAATTGACGAATTACAATTGTATTTTTATCAGTTTAATAGTCATGCCGGAAGTTGTGCAGCAGTAAACATCGCTGAATTTCCAATCGACATGCCAGTGTTCTTAGATCAATATCGTGATCACATACAACGAAAAGGAAATGAACGAGTTACACTTGAAGAATTTTTAAGACTTGTTATTGATTCGCAGTTACATGATTCAAGAGCAATAGGATATGGTCACAGAAAATATTTCGCTCCATACGATCCTTCAAATAAATCACCCGCGCTAAAAAAGGGAATTCCACCTGAAAAATATGAACTTGCAAAAGGTCAGTTTATTATGCCCGCAATTGAGTTGTATATTGAAACTGTTCAAGCATCAACATCATTATCAGAACATGATAAATTAAATCAAATTCAAACTTCTTCTGGAAATAATCGTGCAGAACAATACACAAAAATTATGAGACTTCATATTTTTGACAAGACAAATAATCCTTACAAAATAGCAGATTTATTACTGCAAGGTGACGATGAAATGTCTTTTGTTGAAGCAGATAGTGAATATGTTAAACAACAATCGATGTTAAATAGTCTCACACCTAATGAAATCTATAATAGTCATACTGATGGCGACAAATTATTAAAAAACAAAGAAAGCAAAACCGTTAGTAATAAAGACGTTAAAACGTTTGTGTCAAAAATGGTTCCGACAATTATTCATGGAATGAACGCTTCAAGTGTTTCAAGCGCAAACTTAGCATCAAAACAAGATCCATTGTTAGCGACAGCGCAAATGCAGGCTTTGGCAAAAGGTCACGGTAAACCTCAGACTTTGTCGCCTAACGGCGCTGACGTAGGAGGTTTACCTTTAAGAATTATTCCTGCATCATTGACATTAGATTCATTAGGTTGCCCAATGTTATCTTATGGTCAAGTGTTCTTTATTGACTTTAATACTGGAACGACTGTTGATAACATGTATCTTATGACTGGGTTGACGCACAATATTTCACCAGGGAAGTTTAGTTCACAAATGACGTTAACTTTTCATGACGCGTATGGAAAATTCTTCAGTGCACCAAAAATTACAGATTACATTAAGTCTCTTAAAGGAACAGAATGAATCTTCTGCGTGAATATCTCAGATTGATTTTGATCTCTGAAGGAAGAGTTGAAGATCTTGCTAAGAGGAATCCAAATGTAGACGTTCAAAGCCTTGCCGCAGTTGATTCCACACCTACAAAAAAGCTTCTTCAATGGATGATTAAACAAGTGTCAAAAGGTGCTGACGTGGAACACGTCAAATCTGTAACTTCTCGTTTTATTAAAGATGGTTCTAGGCTTCCCAATAAAGACATATATTTTTATTCTGAAATTGATGATTTAGAAGTTGAATTAGACATACTTGGTGCATCAAAGCGTTCTGAAACAATACAAGTTAAGACAGGCGCCGTTAAGATTTTTGAAGATAAAACATGCATTGTATTGAGAATTGATACAAAGAAAGCTGCACAATTGTACGGAAGAAATACAACCTGGTGCATAACACAAGAAAATACGGGAGATTACGAAGGTTACAAGTCTGAAAATGCGTTATTTTATTTCGTAATAAGGAAAAAGCAATTAAAAGACAATTTTGATAAAGTTGCTGTTCAAGTTGTTAGAGATGATTATAATCAAATTGATGATTTAAAATGTTACAATCAACTAGATGATCAAAATGATCCTATTTCTTCCAAATTATCTTCAGAAGTTATTGAAAGTATTAAATTTGACGCAGAATCACAACCCTATTGTTTAAGTGATATGATTTTATCGTGGAATAATTGTAAAACTTTTTTTGCCAAAATGGTATTTTTGATTGATCGTAATTTTAGTGTAGAAGATCTCTTGTTAGAACTTTATTTAATTGAAGAAGACGAAGACGTAAAAGAAATTCTGCAAGATCTAATTGATAAAAAAGCGTACATTGACGAGGAGTTAGATTCAATCGTGTGGATAAAAAACGGTCGATTGAATCGTGTTGGTGATAAACCTGCCTTGATCAGTGCATCTGGGAAATTTGAATATTGGCGTTCTGGAAAATTGCACAGAGATAACGACAAACCAGCTGTTATAGATGGAAGTTCAAAACAATGGTTTAAGCATGGAGTTCAATATGAACCTAAAGGTTTGTAATTTTCTGTAAATTTGATTAAGTTAATTTATGTGCCTCTGCATTGATTCATCTGTAATCGGTACAGAAAAACATTTGTTGTGTAATTCAGGCATTTATAGTTGGATTAAATCTGTTCCAAACGATTCATGGCATTTGAGTGGAAAAATTAAAAATGAATCTCAACGATGTTTTGATACGTTATTGAGATTAAACGATTTAAGTTTTTCATTACTTCCTGATGAAAAGTATTTGAAAATGATGTCTTCATTAGAATCTGACTCAATTCAGTTTCCTTGGAAGAACATAATGTCTTCTTCTGCCCATCGTGATTTTGTCAAAAAAATCGCAAATTTAGCTGCAGAAGCCTATAAAAAAGTATCAATGAATTATTATGAAGGCACGTGGGTGCCCTGTAACAAGCCTTTGAACTCCTTAAATAGGGCAAAAATTGATAAGACAAGACTTAAGAATACGTTAACAGATAATGCTCAAAATCCTCATGTGATCAAATCATTTCAACCTACTGTGAATAGTGATTATGCTGATACTGTTGTGTACAACAGGTTTGGAACTTTAACTGGTCGTTTGACAGTGACGAAAGGACCACAGATTCTAACGTTAAAACGTAACTGTCGTGATATTATTGTTTCCGAAAGTGAAAACAGTACAATAATGTCAATTGATTTTTCTGCGCTTGAACCACGCATATTGTTATATGAATCTGGCAAAGATTGTCTAGACGAAGATCTATATCGTTCAATTTCTTCTGAAATTAATCGCCCACGAAATGATGTAAAACTTGTTATTATAAGTGAATTGTATGGAAGTTCTAAGCGTTTGCTGGGAGACAAATTAAAATTAGACGGTGACGAATTAGACAACTTTGTTAAGTACGTTAAACAATATTTCAATACGAAATCATTACTAGAACGTTTAAAAAAACAAGTATACGAACTGGGTTATATCGAAAATCATTATGGAAGAAGAATAAAGATTGATGACCCAACTGAACATATTTTGATCAATTATTATACACAGTCAACTGGTGTTGATGTATCCTTATTAGGATTTGGGAGAATAATTGATATTCTTAAAGAACAATCTGACAAAATAAAACCTTTGTATCTTTTGCATGATGCACTAATTCTTGATGTCCCAAATAGTCAGATTGATAATCTTAAGCAAATAAAATCAATATTTGTTCCAGGATATACACAGGCTTTTCCCCTCAAAATTGAACCTTTGTACACAAATGATTAAAGGAATATGTTGTTATATGTCATTAACAGAAGAAGAACTTGAGAAAAATTGGAATAAAACACTTGAATTGATGTCAAAGTTAGGTGAGAGATCTGAATTTGCAACGTCAATGGTTGAAACATTAGGCGAAAGGCTTTATTTATGTCCTGCATCAGGAAAACCAGAGTTTCATTGTGCATTCCCAGGTGGTTTATTAGATCATTCACTACGTGTTCTTGGAAACGCACTAAAACTTAATGCTGCATTTGAATGGAATTTGCCGAAAGATTCATTGATTATTGCATCAATGTTTCATGACCTTGGAAAATGTGGTGATATTGATAATGATTATTACATTCCACAAACTGATGAATGGCGTCGAAATAAATTGGGAGAGATTTATACGTACAATAAAGATATGCAATATATGACGATTCCCGATCGAAGTATATTTCTATGTCAGCATTTTGGTCTTAAATTGACACTTAATGAAATGTTAGCTATTCGTTTAAATGATGGATTTGTTGTTGAAGAAAATCGTCAATATTGTCTGAAAGAACCATTACTTGCGCATGTTATTATGACTGCTGATTATATCAGTACGATGCAAGAAAAAGAAAAATTTTAAGGAAAAAGTATTAACCTTGTTAAGAAATTGTCTTTGACGAATATTTAGATTATGATTAAAACATTGATTACACAGTATGTGAAACTGTTTCTTGAAGAAACAAGATTAGCTCGTGTACCTCAACAATTAATCTCACCAAACAAAGATAATGAAGAAACTGATGAAGTTGAAGAAGCTGAAAATGTTAATGAATTTTCTGGCGTTGGTGCTGTAGCAGGTTATTCAGCTCCTTTGGGTATGAATCCTGACAAATTGGGAAGAAAAAAGAATAAGACAAAATAAAGAAAAAGTTTAATCTTCTATAAACTGAAGAGTGAACAAATGGTTAAACGGAAAATAAGATTCAATCAATCAGATTGAATGATTTAATTGGTCAATCGGAATAAAGGAAATAGGAAATATTATGGCTATAGATTTAGAAGCAATTCGTAAGCGCGTTGCGCAACTCTCGGGAAATTATAAGAATTCATCAATTCAGCTCTGGAAACCAGGCGTGGGTGAATATAAAATAAGAGGTCTAGCATGGAAAAATGCGCCTGAAGGTTCTCCAATCATTGAAAAATGGTTTTATTATCTTGGTAACGGTCCTGGGATTTTAACACCAAATCAGTTTGGAAAACCTGATCCAATTCAAGATCTTATTCGTAAACTTTATTCTTCGGGAAAACCTGAAGATAAGACTCTTGCAAAGAAACTTCTTCCAAAAATGCGAGCGTATTTGCCAATAATTGTTCGAGGCGAAGAAGCAAAAGGCGTCCAAGTTTGGTCATTTGGAAAGATAATTTATCAGAAATTGTTAGGTTATTATCTTGATTCTGATGTAGGGGATATTCTTGATCCAGAAACTGGATTTGATCTTAAAGTGGTGATTACCCAACAACCAGGAAAACAATTTCAAGATACACAAGTTGAGGCAGCAAGAAAAACATCGGTGTTGACCTCAGACGCAGAACTTTTGAAAAAGTGGTCAGAGTCAGTTCCCAATCTTGATGACATGTATAAACTTAAGTCAACTCAGGAAATTGAATCACTTCTTAATCAATGGTTAACAGGTGATGCTTTATCTACAGATGATGGCCTTTCAAAGTCACCCTCAAAAGAAAAAGATGAACTTGATAAATTGGTTGATGAAATTAAACCTGCAAAAAAGTCAAAAAAATCAACAGCTTCTGAAGTTGACGTTGATGCACCTGTAGTTGAAAATAAGTCAATTGATGATGCATTTGATGAATTAATGCAAGACGATTGAAAATAATCTTGGTGTCTTAATTGACATCAAACGCGAGCGTGGTGTAAGCAACATACCTAAGTACCCCTTAGGAGATTCTTGGTGCAAGTCCAAGCGTTTCGCTCAAATGCTAAAGTCATACATAACGTTAAAACGAGTTTTACTTGAATGTGATGTTTGTAAAAAAGACATTGAGAGATATCTTTGTTCAGTGCGCATTGAAAGTATACATTTTTGTTCAAGGGAGTGTAGAAAGTTATCGTTAAAAACGGGTGGTTTGTTGGCGAATAAAATTGCTAGAACAAATTTAGAGCGTCATGGCGTGACAAATGTTTTTTCGTCCTTAGAAATAAGAGATAAAATTAAAGAAACTTGGATAAAATTACGTGGCGTTGATAATCCTAAAAAAGATCAATCAATAATTGATGCATCAAAATTAACATCTATAGAACGATATGGTGTTGATAATCCTGCAAAATCAGATTTAATTAAAGAAAAAACGAATCTCACGGTTAAGAAACGTACAGCTGAACAACAAAACGCAATAAATTCTAAACGTTCTAAAACAAACTTAGAACGATATGGTGTTGAATACGTGATGCAATCTGATGAAATAAAGGCCAAATTTAATTGGTCGTCTGCGTATCAAAAATCTTTGATAACAAAGAAATTACGCGGAACTAAAAAATTAACTTCACAAGTTGAAGAATTTGTGGGTAAAGTTTTATATGATTTATATGGAAAAGAAAACGTTCTAACACAAGTTAGAACAACTAATCGATGGGTTTTTGATTTTCAAATTTTAAATCTAAATCTATATGTTCAAGTAGATGGTGTTTATTGGCACGGATTAAATCGGCCGTTAAACACCATCAAACAATTGAAATCAACTAAAGATATATCAATACTAAAAAATATTGACAAAGATACTAAACAAAATCAATGGGCTATTGACAATAATGAGATTATTGTAAGATTTACAGATAAAGAGATAATAGAATGGCAAAAAAAGAAAAGTTACAAGAACGAAATAAACAGCAGGATTCAACAGAAATTGAGCTCGACGCGCTCACAAAGGCCTTAATTTCCGATATAAATAAAGAATTCGGAATTCGTTGTGCATATAATCTTGCTGAAACTGAAGCACCAACAACGGTTAAGCGTTGGCTTGATACTGGTTCAATTCAGTTAAATTATGCTATTCGTAATGCAGCAGGAGGTGGTTATCCAGAAGGAAGAATTATTGAAATTGCTGGTCCACCTTCGATTGGTAAGTCACACTTAGCTTATCATGCAGCAGCAAATGCACAGTCATTAGGGGGTTTAGTTATTTATATCGATACAGAGAATGCAACCCCCGTTCAAAAACTTCAACAGATGGGAATTAATATTAAACGAGGGTTCGTTTTTCTTGATCTTCATGCAACAGAACACGTATTCAAAGCAATCGAAGATACAGTTCTTAAGGCGAAATCATTAACAAAAGACATACCAGTCGTTGTTATCTGGGATTCAGTAGCAGCATCATCACCCCTTGCGGAACTTCAAGGTGAATATGAAAATAATACAATGGGTCTTCAAGCTCGCGTTATCAGCAAAGGAATGCGTAAACTAACTGGCATCATCGGGCAAAATAATGTAACGCTATTATGTCTTAATCAATTACGTGATGCTATTGGTGTAATGCATGGTGATCCACAAACAACGCCAGGTGGAAAAGCTATTCCATTTCATTCAAGTATTCGTATTCGTTTGAGTTCAGGCAGTCAAGTTAAAGACAAAAAAGGAAACGTTATTGGTATTCATGTAATAATGACTATCAAGAAAAACAAAGTTGCTCCTCCATTTAGAAAATATGAATTTGATATTATCTTTGGAAAAGGAATCGTTGAACATGAATATATCTTTGATGAGGTTCGTGCTTATTGTGTTAACAATGAAGTATTAACTGATTATACACACCTTAAAAATGGTATATGTAAAGCAAAAATCAACGTATCAGGAACAAGTGCCTGGAAAGAACTTGTTGTTTCTGATGAATCAACGGGTGAAATAATTCTTGAAAAGAAGTTTTACAAGGCAGATTTTGGTGATCTAATGAAAGATCCTTTGTATAAACCTTTTCTTGACAAGGTAATTGAAGCGGCATATACGATTGTGAGTTCAACTGATTCAGAACATAATATTGAAGGTGAAGTTGTAGAAGACGAGGTTATAGATGAGTGATGCAACAAGATATTTTGTTCTTTTTGAAAAAGAGCGATTACCTCTTGATTCATCCGAAAACGTGCAAAGTGAATCATTGGTTGAAAATATCAAAGCAATAGTTAATGATCTTCAAAAACTTGCATTTGCAAAATATGGTCGAGCTAAACGATTACAAAATGATTTGTTTGTCAATAAAAATTTGATGCCTTATCTTGAAAGTTCTGTATTGTTTCAGAAATCATCTGATAATTCATGTTATGGTAAAATTGCTGATATGAATATTCACTATGATCATGTTCTTCATGAAGATCGAATTAGGATCGTATCAGAATTTGATGTCGAAGAAGATCCACCAAAAATGTATCATGGAACAGTAATGATCATCAAAGAGTGATTATTTCTTTGTTGTCCCGTCACGAGCATTTGCTGTAATTGCACTTGATGTTGCAGTTTTAAACGTGACGGGAGATTTTGAATAATATTTGTCAAATACTTCTCCCGTAAATCCATAATCAAGTAAAACAACTCTACCATCGGGCGTCTTACCCCAGTGTTCAACGTTGTCTACATCTCCAAACATTAGATCATTTGATTTAACTGTTGATCTTGCCGCAATTGACAAAGGAGTTTGTGGTTTATCATCATCCCATACACCGTCAATAAATTCTTGCCAGGGTTCACCACTAATTTGTTCAAATTCTTCTTCTGATTTGATTGGATTTACAACGTCAGAAATCAACCATTTATAATCATGATCATAGTCGTGAATTTTAGCAACAACTTCTTTTGTTTTAGGGTTTGTATAAACTGAAGCTTCGGTTTCATTTTGTGCAAGTCCTTTTTTGTTTATTGCAATCTTGAGCACATATCGTCCAGATAAAAGGTATGCTGCTCTTGAACTACCTTGCCCGAGTTTATTTAAAAATCTTTTAGCATAGGAATTCAATACGTGAATATTATCAATATTCTTGAAAGTTTCGAGATTAAACCGTGTACCAAAAGATTGTTTTATATCATGCACATATTTGCTTTTTATTCTTTCAACCATAAGCTGTATACACTCTGCCAATAGTCCGTTGTTCATGTTGATAAATAGTAGTTGTTCTGAGATTGCAAATAGATTAGAATAAATAAATGAATAATGTTCAACAAAATCCTATTCTCATTGTTGATGGGTTAAATCTTTTTGTACGTAGTTATAGTGCATATCCTGCGATGTCAACACACGGATATCAAATGGGCGGTTGTGTTGGGTTTCTTAAAACTTTAAAACGTATTACGTTTGAAATGCAACCTTCTGCGATTTATATTTGTTGGGAGTCAGGAGGCTCACAAAAAAGACGAAAACTTTATTCTGAATATAAACTCAACAGACGTCCAGACAAGGTAAATCGTTTTTATGAAGATGATATTCCCGAATCTGACGACAATCAAAAACATCAATTGATCGCATTATTGGCAATGATAAAATATGCTCCTGCGTGTCAAATATATGTTCAAGATTGCGAAGGTGATGATGTTATAGCGTATCTTTGTAGAGGACGTTTTAGGATGATTGATAAAATTATTGCTTCATCTGACAAAGACATGTATCAACTTGTTGATGAAAAAACGAGAATATATAGTTTTCATAAAAAGACATTCGTAAAAGAAGAAGATGTTTTGAGTGAATTTCGTGTAACAGCACAGAATTTTGCATTGGCAAAAACATTGTGTGGTGATCCTTCAGACAACATTCCTGGAATTAAAGGATTGGGATTTAAGACAATTGCAAAATTGTTTCCATTTTTGGGGTCAGAAGAAGTTGTTCTTTTACAAGACGTTTTGAATTATGCCGAAGCTCACAAAGAAGATAATCACATGTATAAGCGGATTCTTGATAATAAAGATGTCGTTCAAAGGAATTGGAAATTAGTTTATCTTGATGGGGGAATGTTAACAGCATTGCAATCGTCACAAGTTGATAATATCATTAGTACATTTGCACCTAAAATTGATAAGGTCGGTTTAGTAAAGCAATTGGTTAAAGAAGGTCTTGGCAATTTTGATGTTGAAGACTTTTTTTATTCTTTTAATGGTTTAAAATGACGGAATTACAGAATACAACGTTTGGACAGTTTGGGCGAAATTTTCAAGAAAAAATTATGCAAGCATTATTGTCAGATAGACAATTTGCAGAACAAATGCTTGAAGTATTAGATGTTGAATATTTTGATCTGAAATATTTAATATTTCTTTCAGATCGTTATTTTGCGTACGCGAAGAAATATAAAGTTTTCCCTACGTTACAATTACTTGTTACAATTGTTCGCGATGAATTAAAATCAGGAACTGAATCATCATTACGTGATCAAATTATTGATTACTTACAAAGGATGAAATCAGATCCAGATACTGGTGATTTGATTTATGTAAAAGAAAAAGCGCTTGAATTTTGTAGAAAACAGGCTTTAAAACATGCGCTTGAAAATGCAGTTGATCAAATGGCTGCGAATAAATATGAACAGATTGTTGAGGAGATCAAAAAAGCTGTTTGTGTTGGAACTACACCTGCTTTAGGTCATGATTTTTTTGAAGATTATGAAAGTAGATTTACGCTTTTACAACGTAATTGTGTTACAACAGGGTTACCTGAACTTGATAAAAAAGAAATTCTTAACGGTGGTTTGGGTGCTGGTGAACTTGGTTGCATTGTCGCCTCGACAGGCGTTGGCAAAAGCCATATGCTTACATTTTTGGGCGCTTCGGCACTAAAAGTGGGTGTTAATGTTTTACATTATACGTTTGAACTTTCTGAATCTGCGGTTGGTAGAAGATATGATTCGAATCTTTGTGAAATTGATTCAAATGACATCATTGAAAATAAAGAAAAAGTATTAGAAAAATACAAATCAACATCATTGGGAAAATTGATGATCAAGGAATTTCCAACTAACACGGCGAGTATTTATACGATAAGAAGTCACCTTGAAAGATTAGACTTAAAAGGGTTTCGTCCCGGATTGATAATCATTGACTATGCTGATATCATGCGTTCAACGCGTCAGTATGATTCATTAAGACATGAATTAAAACTTGTATATGAAGAATTACGTGGTTTAGCAAGTGAAAAACAATTAGGAATCTGGACAGCGAGTCAGTCTAATAAAGAAGGTTCATCAGCAGAAATTGTTGATTTAAGTAATATGTCTGAAGCGTACGGAAAAGCAATGGTTGCAGACGTTGTTATTAGTATTTCTAGACGCGCTCACGAAAAATCATCAGGAATAGGAAGATTGTTTGTTGCAAAAAACAGAGCTGGTCGTGATGGTCTTGTTTATCCTTTGAAAATTGATACTGCAAGAAGTAATTTTGAAATTACTGGTGGACCAGGTGGATTTGACGAGGCAAAGAATTCTGATGATAATTCAATGAAAAAAGCGCTTAGAGCGAAGTGGGAAGAATTACGCAATGATCCTGTTTTTCAAAAGAAAAAAGATGATGATGAAGTTTTATAATTTGTATGATATGTATTCTTCTCTCGTTTTGAGTAAATTTCACGGTAAGTAATATGAAAAAATATACGTATGAAGAAGTTAGAAATGCATCCATAAATTATTTTAATGGTGATACACTTGCAGCAGATGTTTTTGCAGGAAAATATGCACTTCAAGATTTAGAAGGCAATCTTTATGAATTAACGCCTAAAGATATGCACAATCGAATTGCTTCTGAATTCGCTCGTATTGAACAGAATTATCCTAATCCATTATCAGAACAAGAAATTTTTGAAATGTTGAATTCGTGGGATGTTGTTCCACAAGGTAGTCCAATGTCTGCGATTGGTAATCCTTTTCAGGTTCAATCATTATCAAATTGTTTTGTCATTGAATCACCGTATGATTCCTATGGTGGAATTCTTAAAACAGATCAAGAACAAGTTCAGATTATGAAACGTCGTGGAGGTGTTGGAATTGATCTTTCAACACTTAGACCATTTGGACTTCAGGTTGCTAATGCAGCAAGATCATCAGATGGTATTGGTTCCTTTATGGAACGTTATAGCAACACAACTAGAGAAGTTGCCCAAGGTGGAAGACGTGGTGCTTTGATGTTGTCTATTTCTTGTCATCACCCAGATGTTATGACATTTGTAAATATCAAACGTGATACAACAAAAGTGACGGGAGCAAATGTGTCTGTTCGTATTACTGATGAATTTATGAATGCAGTTAAAAATGACGAACTATACGAACAAAGATTTCCTGTTGAAAAAGATGCAAAACATCAAGTTAAGAAGCTAGTTTCAGCTCGTGAAATTTGGAAAAATATCGTAAAAGCAATGCGTGATTGTTCTGAGCCGGGAATGTTATTTTGGGACAGAATAACGAGCTATTCACCTGCTGACTCATACGCATCAAAAGGATTTAAAACAACGTCGACAAATCCTTGTGCAGAATTACCGCTAAGTTGTAATGACAGTTGTAGATTAATTTTGATCAACTTAAAGAACTTTGTTGTTGAACCCTTTACTGAAAATGCGTATTTTGATTTCAATAGATTTTATGAAGTCGCGCATAAATCACAACGTTTAATGGATGATCTTGTTGATCTAGAAATTGAAGCAATTGATAAAATCATTGAAAAAGTAAAATCAGATCCTGAACCTGAATCTATTAAAAGGATGGAATTAGAACTGTGGAATCGAATTAGACAATCTGCAGTTAATGGGCGTCGAACTGGTCTTGGAATTACTGCGCTTGGAGATGTTTTTGCACATTTAAATTTGAAATATGATTCAATTGAGTCAATTGCTTTAACAACTGAAATATACAGAACATTGGCGTTAAGTTCATATTATTCATCAGTTGTTCTTGCTTCAGAACGTGGAACATTTCCTGCATTTTCACATAAACTTGAAAAAGACGATAAATTCATAAATCATTTATTATCTGTTGATGATGATTTAACAGAACAAACTGGACTCGGGTCACTAAAAGAAATGTATCTGAAACATGGCCGACGCAACATTGCAAATTTAACAACAGCACCAGCGGGATCAGTTTCAATTCTTACACAAACAACTTCAGGTTGCGAACCGGTTTTATTTTTAAAGGCCCACCGCAAACGTAAAGTTAATCCAAACGACAAATTGGCATCGATTGATGAAATTGACAAGATGGGTGATAAATGGCAACATTATGATGTTTATCATGAAGGTGTTAAAAAATGGATGGAAATTACAGGAAAATCTGATGTAACACAATCGCCCTATCACGGTTCAACAGTTGAAGAAATTGATTATCTAAAAAAGATAAAAATTCAGGCTGCTGCACAAGAATGGTTAGATCACAGCGTTTCAAACACTTTAAACCTACCAAATAACGTTACGACTGAAGAAGTTGAAGAAGTTTGCATGAAGGCATGGGAACTTGGGTGTAAGGGCATTACAGTATACCGCATTGGATCAAGGGATGCAGTCATTTTAAAGCAACAAGAGACCCACGAGCAGACCCAGGAAATTCTTGTAACTAAAGCGCCTAAAAGACCTAAAGTATTACCTTGTGATATTCAGAGGGTCACCGTACAAGGTGAAACGTATCTTGTTCTTGTTGGATTAATGAATGGGAAACCATATGAAGTTTTTGCAGGACTTCAAGAACATGTTTTGCTTCCTAGGAAGATTAAGACGGGATCTCTGATCAAAAACGGAAAAGGAAAAGACGGCGTTGTAACGTACAATCTTTCAATTCAAATTGATGATGAAGAACTTGTATTCAAAGATATTGTTAATCTGTTCGATAATAAAATTCACGGTGCATTTACGAGAACAATTTCACTTGCTCTCAGACACGGCACACCAGTTCAATTTTTGTGTGAACAGTTAAGAAAAGATAAGAATAGCGATATTACTTCATTTTCAAATTGTATAGCAAGAGTATTGAAATCATATGTTCCTGACGGCGTAAGTTCATCATCAGAAAAAACATGTCCTACCTGTAATTCAACGGGATTAATTTATCAACAAGGATGTCCACAATGTAATAATTGTGGGTGGAGCAAATGTTGAAGTTTTTAGTTTAATAGCGATATATATTGTTTGAGGAAAAATGAAACTAACTCCAAATATGTTACGTGGGTTGATTAAAGAAGCGATTCAGAGTCGTGAGCCTGGTTCTCCGCTTTGGACTCCTGAGAAAACAAAAAGAACAAGAAAAACTGAAGCGTTCGGCGCGTTCAACGCTGAACCAGTTCCTTATAGTCCCTCGTCGAGAACCCGCCGTGCCCCAGTAGAAATGAAAGACATTAATTTTGAAAGTGCTCATAAAGAATTATTTTCGCAAGCATTGAATTCTGTTGTTGAAGAATTTATAGAAACAATGCGCGAAAGATTTGATTCAGAATATAATCCCCTAGGCGAACCAGATGAAGATGGTACAACTGAACACATGATGGGTGAATTTGAATCTGAACTTGCCTATATTTCTGAAGAAATGCGTGAAGATTTATTGAAATCAATTTCAGAATGGTTAAAAACTGCAGAAGATCGACTGTAAATGAAATTAACACAAGAACAATTGCGAGAACTCATAAAAGAAGAATATCTCAGGGGAATTCCTGAATTTACTCTTCGTCAAGCAACAACAAAATACGTTGAAGATATTCGAAAGCAATTGTTTAGATATATTATGATGAATAAATCATTAACTGGACAGTCGCAACGAGAAGCTTTAAGTGCAGCGAATGAAGTTCTTGAAGATCTTGAAGAAAAAGCAAATGACTTGCTTGAAGAACAATTATTTGAATTTACAAGAAAAATATAAAATGAAACTTACTCGTGGACGATGAGTAAATAAAGATTAGATGAACAAAGTGCCATGTTAGATTAAGTTTTAACATGGCATATTCAGTAAAAGTACTAAAAGACAGTATAAATTCAAATAAGCAAAGATTAACAACATTAGAAATAACCTTCCCACGATGTGTTTTAAGCGAATTTAATACACATAGAATGTTTTCACGTAATAGCTCTTCAAGTCGAGCGATTCCAATTGAAAAAATAATTAAGCGTGTTACTGAAGATCCTTTTATTCCTGTTTATTGGGGGAAAAATAAAAGTGGTATGCAGGCAACTGAAGAATTATCGTTTAGAGAGCAAGATGTTGCAAAAGAAAAATGGTTGTTTGCAATGAAGGCTGCAGTTAACAGTGTATATCAACTGCTTGCACTTAACGTTCATAAACAAATTTCTAATAGAATTCTTGAACCATGGATGTGGCAAACAGTAATTGTAACTGCAACTGAATGGGAAAATTTCTTTGCACTTCGCTGTCATCCTGACGCACAACCCGAAATTAGAAAAGCAGCAGTTATGATGAAAGATGCAATGAATAATTCAACGCCAACACCAATTAAATACGGTGATTGGCATTTACCTTTGGTTGATGATTTAATTCAGTTACGTGTGGATAAGTTTGATCTTGAAGACATAAAACGAATAAGTGTTGGTCGTTGTGCTCGAGTGAGTTATTTGACCCACGATGGAAAACGCGATCCAAAAGCCGATATAGAATTATGCAATAAATTGTTGAAAGGTGGTCATATGTCTCCGTTTGAACATGTTGCAACACCTGATTCTGGAATTCAAAATAGCAATTTCATAGGATGGAAACAATTTCGAAAAGAACTTCCTAATGAAAGCATATTCAAAGGTGAAGTAAAATGAGCCTTGCAAAAATAATTTGTATAGAAGGCCCAGATCAAATGGGTAAACAAACGCAAGCAAGTCTATTGTTCTTAGATTTAAGAAGTTCTGTGTTAAGGGAAATTCCATTTAACGATCATTTTACATACTCTTTAATTTATTTCATGCTTGAAAATGGATTTGCAAAACGATTTCACAATTTATTTCAATTTGTTCAATTTTGTAATAAACTCTTGTTTCAATGTCTACACTTGTTTCCAATGATGTTTATGTATGATTTTATCATATTGGATCGTTGGTATGCATCATCTATTGTTTATGGTGATGCAACGGGTGTCAATAAACGATTTAATCGTATGTTACAAAAATTGTTAATCAAACCTGATGTTACTTTTATTCTTGAAGGACAACGATATAAACGCCCATATGAAAAAAATGATTCATATGAAAAAGATACTCTTCTTCAAAATTCTGTTAAATTAGGTTACAAATTATTTTCTATGAACGCCTATAATAACGCCGTGATGATAAACAATGAAGGAACACCGAGTGATGTTCATGATAAAATCATACAAGAATTACTGCGTTTACAAATCATAAATCTATGATAGATTTTAACAAGGAGAAATAAATGTATAAATTATCAGATAGTGTTTCAATGCGTCTTGTTCAAATTTTTCAAGAAGCAATTATGACCGGCTGCGACGGCGCCGACCTATTAAGACAAGTAAGATTGCAAGTATCAGATAAAGAATTTGATACACTTGTATTAACACCGGAATACGTTAAACTTGTAAAACAAAGTCACGATGAATTAGAAAAACGCGCAAAAGAACTTGCTGAGCAACGTAATGTTGACGTTGACTGAAATCATCTGTTTAGGTTTAATTTTATTTTTGTGTATTATTTTTCCGGGAGATAAAACAGCAGATTACATTATGGACAATACTAAACACGATATATCAAATGATCAATTTAAGTTAATGTGGGATCAACAACATGAATTCATGAAGTTGTTAAAAGAAAAACGTAACTTCCCGGAATTTCCAGTTGACGTAACTTCAAAACAAGGTCAAAAATTACTTGATGATATTACATTTCATATTATGAAAGAATTGTTTGAATCGAATCAACATTTGAAAAATTCAAAATCACATCGAATAACAAACGTTCCTGACTTTGATAGAAGCGCATATATTGAAGAACTTGTTGATGCATTTCATTTACAACTTGAAATTTGTATTGCTGCAGGAATTACTAGAGAAGAATTTTTTGAAGCATATATGAAAAAAGGTGATGTTAATACAAAACGCATAAAAAGTAATTATTAAAGGTGTACTTCTTAAAAAATGTGAATTATCCTATCTTTACCCTTAAAAGGAGAATAAATATGTGGTCAACAGTATTAACTAAATTGCAGTTTCCTTATGATGAATTTGATACTTATTTTAGTAACGTTAATTCACAAAAACTTATGAAAAGTAAATTTTCTTATTCATCAGAAGTGAAAGAAAATTCATGTCTTTTAAAGGTTGAGGTACCTGGAATTGATCCAAAAAATATTTCTGTGTCATTTTCAGGGCAGCAGGTAACAGTTACCAGTTCATTTGATGATAAAAAAGAAACATGGAAAATTGACAAACAATATGACGTTGAAAAGTGTGTTGCATCATATTCGTTTGGTGTTTTAACTATGAAATTTCCCAAGAAAATCCCAACGGGAACAGAAACTGGAACAATAGAAGTTTCTATTGCGTAATTTAAATTGTGTATGTCAAGGGTTCCATTGGTTAGATTTAACAATCAATGGAACCCTTGATTATTAACCCTACGTCATATAACAAATATGATGCAATAAATTTTACAAGGACATATATTAGTGAATTTTTAGCAACGAATTATATTCGTGAACCATCAAAAGTTATTTACGATAACGTTGACAACAAACCTGGTCTTTGGCGTCAATATGGATGGTATGAGTTTCAAACAAGTACTCTTTTTGTAAACGTAAAAAAATCTCGTCCGCAAACAATTACACCTGGATTTGCATGGTCATTTACGGGATTTAAGTCTGATATGACAGCACCAGGGATTTTATCACATGAAATGGGACACCATATTCACAATTGTTTAATCGTATTACGTGATAATACAAACTTTTTGAAAGCAATTAAGAAAATTAGAAAAAATGAATATCCTGTGTCTGGATATGAACCAAATTCATATGAAACATTTGCAGAGATGATTCGTTTGTTTATTTTAAATCCTAATCTTTTACGACTAGGTCGCCCAATTCGTTGGGCGTTTTTAACGCAAGGTCTTGGATTTAAACCTTTACATGATGTTCATTGGCGTGAAATTCTTGTTCACGCCCACCCGAAAATTATTGCTTCTGCAGAAAAATGGATTTTGAAATGAATTTTAACGTAGACGAACGAACAATTTATCTTGCACGACATGGCTCATTTGCATATGGGCTTAACATTGAAACTTCTGATGAAGATTTCAAGGGAATATGTGTTAAACCTTTGCAGTATTATTATGGATTTTTACATAGTTTTGAACAATATGAACACATGGGATCCAAATCTGACGGTATCGATAAAGTAATTTATTCACTTGACAAATTTGTAAAGCTTGCAACAGATTGTAATCCTGGAATCATTGAAGTTTTGAATGTAGATAATTCAGATGTTATTCATATGAATGAATTTGGCGAACAGTTAAGATCATGGAGAAATGAATTTCTTTCAAAGAAAGCTCGTTTCACATTTTCTGGATACGCAAATGCCCAACTTAAAAGAATTAAGACACATCGTTCTTGGCTCTTGAATCCACCAAAAGCAAAACCAGATCGTTCTGACTATGGTCTTTTTGGTGTTCGTGAAATATCAAAAACAGATTTGGGTGCTTTTCAAGAACTTGAAAATCAACAAGCAATTGAATTACAAAATCTGCCAACAAACGTTGTTGAACTTCTCACAAAAGAAAAAGCATATTCATCTGCCAAATTATATTGGGATCAATATCAAAATTGGGTAAAAACACGAAACAAAGAACGTGCAATCATGGAAGAAAAATTTGGATTTGATACGAAACATGGAATGCATTTAATTCGCTTGATGCGAATGTGCAAAGAAATTCTTGAAGGAAAAGGTGTCATTGTAAAACGCCATGATCGTGAAGAACTTCTTGATATACGTCGAGGAAAATGGCCTTATGAACAGCTTGTTGAACAAGCTGAAAAACTTGACATTGAATGTGGTGTGTTATATGAAACAAGCAAACTTCCCAAAGAACCCAATCGAAACAAATTAAATGATTTGCTTGTTGATATGACTGAACGATATTTGAAATTACACGGGTGATTTAACATGACAATGCCATCAAAGAGAAAAGTTACGATTGAAAATTTGGGTGAATTTCGTTGGCTGCCATCGAAAGGTTGTTTGTATGTTGAACCCATTAACAAACCCGGGAACATGCTGTGCATAACCGATCAATATGATTACTATTGGACGCCAAAGTTTGTTTGTGACACAATTAAAAACGCCATTAAAAACGGATGGGATATTCAGGGAAAATCACAAGTGAATTATTATTCCATGAATCAGTTATATTGTACGCATGAATATGTTCAGTATTATGACACAAATAGAGAAATTTGTAATATTTGTAATAGAATTCAACTTTGATTTAAACCATTATGTCAAATGAAAATGATATTGAATATGTTGCAAACGTGATAAATGACTTGATTGAACGAGGTATTTCATCAGATGAGCATATTGCTTCATTCGCTTCACAAGCAACCAAACACCCATCTAAAGAACGAATGCTTGAAATTATAAGTGATTCACGATTTATTGATATTATAACAAGTAGCCTACGTCCTTTGCTTGAAAAAGCATGGGATGATAAATAAAAAAGAAGTTAAATGAGAATAACGTTTATATTTTTGCTGGCGCTATTGTTTGCCTGTTCAGGTGACACACATCAATGTGATACGAAAAAAGTCATCACTAATGATAACCCAGCTCAAATAACTCCAAGTGTTCCGCCAGAAAAAGAAAACGTTCCTCATAAGGTATGTACAATTGTACGCGTTGATTATGAATCAATGTGTGACATTTATACGTTAGATTGTGAAGGCGTCACAGAGTATGCACTTGTTTGTCATATAAAACCTGTTGGAAAAATCACAAATCCGCCACGTCCGATTCAAATAATTTTTGATTCAAAAAGAGATTTAAAAACAATACACCAAATACAATTATAGTATAATTCATTAGAAAGTAACGGAAAAGAAAATGTCAAAATTATGTCAGATTGTTGCAGTTGAAAAGTCAGTAAAGAACAAGGCACATCAAGGTTTAACTGAAGCGTATCAAAAGGTTCAAAAAAGTGCGTTGTTAACTGGTATTTCAAGGGTTTATCGCCCAAATGATGAATCGGGGGAGCAGCTCCCAGCTGAATCAACTCGTGTTCAGCTTAATGCGCAAGATGTTTTGAAGGATGTTGCAAAAGTTTTAACAGAACTTTTTGATGTTACAGCGTGTAAAGATTACACAAACTGTTTTGCTCATGCAGATGTTTCAGTTGGTGAAGTTGTTCTTGCAAAAGATGTTCCAATTACGTATTTGCTCTTTCTTGAGAAGAAATTAACAGATGTTCATACATTTGTTTCGAAGTTGCCAACGCTTGATCCGAGTGAAGAGTGGACATTTGATTCAAATGTTGGTGCATTTGTTTCGAAACCGTCAGAGACCGTGAAGACAAAGAAAGTATTCGTACCTCTTTTGCTTGCCCCTGCAACGGATAAACATCCTGCTCAGGTTAAAGAAGGGTTTGAAGATAAGACAGTAGGTGTTTGGAAAACAGTGAAGTTTTCTGGTGCAATGCCTGCACAGAAAGTTGCTGATATGCTTGAGCGTGTTGAACGCTTGCAAAAAGCAGTAAAATTTGCACGAGAGGAATGTAACACTCGTGAAGTTGAACAAGTAAAAGTAGGAGAAAAAATCTTTACATATTTGTTCACTTAAAAGACTTTGTGAGGAAACTCACAGGGAGCACAAACTGAAGTTAAAATTCAAGCTGACAAAATCATAAACAAGTATAGGTGCAAGTCCTGTTCTCACCACAAATGCGAAAGCATAAATTCTTGGTGAGATAGCCCAATTAGCAGAGGCTTAGTGATTAAGAATCTTAGATTATTGCAACAGTTTAACTGAGTTAATTTCGAAGGAATCAGATTCAATCGACCACTATCATACTGAAATCATGTGTCAATGAAAGTTCAATTCTTTCTCGGGTCTCCAAGATATGAAAATATCTTTTTATGACTCGGTAACTTAAAGGTAAAGTAGGCACATCTAAGGACTGATGTGATAGTTTAAATGTAGTGAATCATACCGTTAAAAAATTAACGTGACGTAAGTCATAACAAATCTGCGCGGCCCGAATAGGATACATTCGGGCCGCTTTTTTGTTTTTGAGCTATATTTAGATTATGCCTAATTCTTTAAATTTTCTTCGTGAATACCTTGAACTTATTTTGATTTGTGAAGATAAAGTAAGAGATCTTGCGAAAAAAAATCCCAGAATAAATGTTTACGTTCTCGCTGACTATGATGTTTCGCCCACAAAAAAACTCTTACCTTGGATGGTGAAACAGGCTTCTAAGGGCGCAAATGAAAATGAGATTAAGAGTATTGCTTCTCAATTTTTTGAATATGAAGCAATGTTACCAAATAAAGACATAAATTCATATTCAACACTTGAAGATTTACAGTCTGCGTTTGATAAACTTGGACCTTCAAAACGTTCACATTTAATTCAAATTAAGTCAGGTGCTGTTAAGATTTATGAAGACAAAAAAGATCTTGTTTTAAGAATTGACACAAAAGAAGCTGCCCAACAGTATGGAAAAGGCACCAAATGGTGCATCACAATGGAAGATGAACCACACTATGAAGAATATAAAGAAAAAAATGTTTTATTCTATTATGTTCTGAAAAAAAAAGAATATGGAAAACCTGAACTTCAAAAGGTTGCTCTTGCAGTGATTAGAAATCATAATAATTCAATACAAGAAATTCAAGCATTTGATAATGTCGACGCGCAGATGACACCTGAAGATGCATATGTTAGTGAACAGGTTTTAGAAGCAGTTAAATCAGATGCAAAAAAACAACCTCAATCTGTGTTAGCAAAATTGAAAGCTGGAAATTTTACAGATGATGATATTAAACAAATTTGGAATTCACTGTCATCTGAACAACAGAAATATAAATTTCTAATTGCTATGGAAAATAGAAGTCACAATTTTAATGACATATTATACACAATCCTAAAGTTGGAAACAGATCCAGATATGAAAGAAATTGTTCATGATTTAGTATATGACAAAGCTAGTGTCGAGGATGGCGAGAAAATCTGTTGGTATTCACCTCAATATGAATTGAATCGTGAAGATGATAAGCCTGCGGTGATTTATGACACAGGTACGAAAGTTTGGTATAAAAACGGATTAAAACATCGAGATAATGATAAACCCGCAGTAGAATATCATGATGGAAGAAGAGCATATTGGAAAAATGGTGTTCAATATGAATTAAAACAAGAAAATTATATAAGAACAACGTTAAAAGGTCTTAAGCGCGTATTACGTGAATATGCAAAAATTGAAAAAAACAAAGACGTATACATGAATTCTTCTGATCCAATTGCAAAAGTAATTGAACCTGAAATTTATGACATGGTTACAAAATCTTATGCTGCCGCTGGGGGGAATGCAACAATTCATTCACCTTCTGACGTATCATCAGAATATCATAATTGGATTGTCGCTGACATTGATGATGATCCTGATATTGATGTTTTTATTGGTGCAAATGAACGCGACGGAAAAATGAAAATTGGCGCATCTGCAACGGATGGTTCTTTGCAAGCAAAAGATTATTCAATGCAACTTAGAAAACGATTACTTTCTAACGGTTATTGGGCCGAAGTATCAGGTGCCGTGGCACATATTGTTATGAATAAACTTGGAATTAAACCAATTGAAGATGAGAAAAAAGTTCGTTCACTTTTAAATAAAGATATCGTGTGGCATGGAAAACATCCAGAAGGTAAATTTCCTGGTACGAATGGATGGTATACTAGAAACATTGGGGGAACTGAACACATTAAAATTATTGTTGGCGACGTTTAAAATAGTTACCTATTTAAATTACTAATCTAAGAAAGATCAAAAATGAACAAATTTTTAAATGTATTATTCAGAATTTTTTTTGCAACTATGTTAGCATTGATTTTTGCAATAAGTTTTTCAACTTCTGGTTGTACTACACAACCCAATGACAAGCAGTTAGATGCGCAGGTTGATGTCAATGTAACAAAACTTTCTGCAACGGCTTCATCCCCAACAAAACCCGCCGCACCAGTTTCATTTCAAAAAGAAGTTGTATTAACAACAAATAGCGGCACAACAAACTGGGTTTTTGTCCCGTCAACGTATGATTCTACGCATGAAACACCAATGAAACTTTTTGTTTGGTTGCATGGATGTGGTGGTCGCGCGCAATATGACGTATATAATGTTTCACCAGGAGGAAGTCAAAATTGGATTTCACTTGCTGTCGGCGGGCGCGAAGGCTCTTGTTGGTCAAACGCCGCAACTGACGGAAAGAAAATCTTAACTGCAATTGCAGATCTTAGAACGCATTTCAATATCGATCCTCAACAAATTTATCTTGGTGGATATTCATCTGGTGGCGATATTGGTTATGTTTTGGCATTTCAAAATTCAAATCTTTTTGCAGGATTATTATTTGAAAATACCGGGCCAAGTGCAGAAGCATTAACGTTGGCAAAAAGCGTAACCAAGAAAATGCCAATTGCACATTTGTCACACGTAAGTGACACAACGTATCCAATTGCAACAATTCGTTCTAAAATGGCAACACTGAAATCGTTAGGATTTTCGGTGACATTATTAGAACGTCCAGGTACACATTGGGATAATGATACCGCAACGTCGGGAACTGTTTATGATTTACGTAAATTGATTCTTCCTTATTTGAGTAATGGATTCGCTGCCGCCCCAATACCTACACCATCCATTGTTTTAAATGTGTCAGTTGTTAAAACATATGAATGGGGTTCTGGTTATTGTCAACAATATTACTTTGAAAATAAAAATAGCGTTCCCGTTACATGGAAGCAATTTAAAGTTGATTTAAAAGATGGAAGACTTCGCGGAACAGGTTCAACATGGAATGGCGTTTTTGCAGATCAAAAAGCGTCTGGTGTTATAACTGTTCTCCCTGTTGATTGGGTTAAAACTGTATCTGCTTCAACGAAAATTGCAGGTCCTGGTTTTTGCGTTGATTATGGTGTTTCAAAACAAGTTAGTGCAGTAGTTGAATTGACATATTAAATTCACAGCGCTAATTTACAGTGAAAGGATAACATGTAATGTGTTATCCTTTTTTATATGAAAAAACTTGTCATTTGTCAGGGTCTCCCGGCCAGTGGAAAATCCACTTATGCAAAAGAGTTGGTAACCAAAGAAAAATTCAAACGAATTAACCGTGATGAACTTCGGGCAATGCTTGACTGTTCTGTGTGGAGCAAAGCCAATGAAAAGATTGTATCTGATGCTCGCGATCAAATGATGAAAAATTCATTGGAAAATGGTTTCAATGTTATTATTGATGATACGAACCTAGTTGAATCAACAGTGAAACATCTCATTGAAATTGCACGTGAAGTTGGTGACGTTGAGGTTATTGTTGAACCTTTTAATGTGTCAGTTGAAGAGTGTTTGGCACGAAATTCAAAACGTGAAGGAATTGCTCGAGTTCCCGACTCTGTTATTTTGGGAATGTCAAAATTAATTAAAGGAAAGACTCTTCATAGAGTAGGTTATGAATTTCCTGCCCGATTCAAGATATTAGATCTTGAACAAGATGAATCTTTGAAAAAAGCAATCATTTGTGATCTTGACGGTACGCTTGCATTGATCGGTGATCGTTCGCCATATGACGCAAGTCAATGTGACGTTAAAGATAAACCCAACGCACCAGTAATTGAATGTGTAAAAGCAATGTTCATGGAAGGATGTAAGATTATTTTTATGTCTGGACGTGACGAAAAATATCGTGAACAATCAAAAAGATTTATTGAAAAGCATCTTCAATATTTTTTTGATTCACAAAAATGTATTCCTTATGAATTGTTTATGAGATCTCAAAATGACAAACGTAAAGATTCAATTGTGAAACGTGAACTATTTGAAACGCATGTTGCCGGGAAATATAACGTCCAGTTTGTATTAGACGACAGGAATTGCGTAGTTGCGACTTGGCGACAAATGGGATTGACTTGTTTTCAAGTTGCAGAAGGCGCGTTTTAATTTGAAACTTATGCACAATATGAAAAAACCTTTTCCTGGTGACTTGTGGGGAAGAAGGTTTCAAACTCAATATGAGTATGTTTTTATTGTTCAAAGTATTGAATACTCACCTTTTGCGTTTGATATTATTTGCATATGGGATTCTAAAATAAGAAATTTAAACATTCGTATACCATCAGGTCTTTGGTTTTATTGTGAATAAACGACATCATTATCCGATGATTTATGATTGACGCATATCGAAGTTTACCAGCCAAAGTTAAGTACAAGAAAATAAAGCGTTCTATGTTTAAAACAATTTATTGGAAAACGTTGATTAAATCAAAGGGAACATTTAGAGAAAGATTTTTTAGATGTCGTTTTTGTTTTAAAGTATTTTTACGAAAAAGTACAAGTTGGATTGCTCACTATTTTAAACACAGATATAAGGTTTGTAAATGAATAAATTTTCTACTAAAAAGTTAAAAATGATGATATCAACTTGGTTGTCAAATTCAACATTTAAAGAAGATTTGAATTATTTTTTTGATTTTGATAATGAAGAAGAATTTCAATATCAAAAAAAATTAAACTATGATGTCCCAGAAAGTATAAAAACAAAAGATCAATTTGATGAATATTCTTGGAAACTTATTACGAATGGATTAAACTGGAGACGTGATAGAAAACACAAACTCGGAGATGAACAATTCTTATTTTTTGGAAATAGATTTGCTGTTGGTATGGCAGGTGAATGTAATGATCTTCTTGTAGAGAAGTACTGTACTGATATTAAACAACTTAGTATATGTATATTGCGGGAATTTATTCCCAACAATGAATTTGCGCTTACTTTTCGTTTACATGTTGTAACAACACCTGAAGATGATGAAATCATCGGATGGTCATTATTTGCCGAATGAACATACCAAAACCTGGCGAATTGTGGCAACTTAATTGTGCAAAATTAAGTGAAAATGATTTTGATTTATTTTTAGTAATATCAGTAAATACAGAAAATTATGTTGCTGACCAGGATTGTAACTGTCTTGATTTGTTGATAATTTCAAATCTTGGAATTAGAAAATTACTTATTTATCCTCCACACGATGTTAGATATAAGCGTTTATGAATAAAATTCCTCTCCCAGGTGAATTATGGAAATATCACCAATTATGGGATGGGCCTCCGATAACTGATTATAATAATTTTATATTCATTGTGACGTTGATATCAACGTCACAATTGTCTTGTTTTGAAAAATGGTATAATACAATACGTTATGATTTCATATTATACTGAAATGTACATTTATTGTGAATGATTCAAATCAAAAATTAGTTCGTGATGCCGTTAAAGTAACAGGTGATTATCTTAAAGATAAACTTGTTGCAAATCAATTTCATAAAGTTCGTAATTCATACGCTCATGTTTGGGAACGAATTAAATGGAAGTTCGGTATGTCTTATAAAGAGTGTACTAATGAACAAACAGTTGATATTATTATCTTCATTAAAGGGTTAGAAAATGAATAAAAAACGTTTTAAGTTTCAAATTCCTATTGGTGATTGGTCTGATGACGGTCATGGAAAGTGTGAGTATTTTACAGCATCATCATTTAAAACATTTGAAGATGTTTGTAAAGCATATGAAAAAGCGAAAGAAAAATTCAAGGATGATAATTTTTCTCCTGAATCATTTTGCGATGAATATGAATCTGCAGCTGTTGATCCAAATACTTTTCAATTGATGAAAAAACATGGATTTATCAAGGGTGATATAGATGATCTTGAAGATTTTTACATAGATGAAATGGCAGATTTTGTTGTTTGGTTCTTAAATCAAGGTGATCCTGAATTAAATGTTAAACTTGATAATAAACCTGTCCCATGTTTGAATAATTGGCAATATGCAGAAATTGTTAAAGGAAAAACGCTTGGTCAATTTGGTTATGGAATGTTCAGTTGAATTGCGTAATAATTGAGTTTCCATATTCTGGCGACGAAGGGAAAAAATGAAATTAGCTTGGGTATCAGATACACATCTTGATTACGTCACAGATGATAATTTAATCACGTTTGCTGAGTCGCTTATTGTGGATAATCCTTCTGGGATAATTTTAACTGGCGATATTTCGAATGCGAAAAAACTAACATATCATCTTTCTGCAATTGAAAAAATTGTCGATAGACCCATTTATTTTGTTCTTGGAAATCATGATTTTTATGGTTCTGGAATTGAAACAACACGTAAAAATATGCGTGATACAGTTGCAATGTCGCAATTTTTACGTTATATGTCAATTACACCTTACATAACGTTATCGCCAACGTCTGTGATTTTAGGTCATGATTGTTGGTATGATGCATTAAATGGTGATCCACATGATGGACGAATGGTTCTTAATGATTGGATTTACATTCAGGAATATTTGGGTAAAAATCAAGATGAGATCATTGCATATTCTCGTAAATTAGCTGTTGAAGGTGCTGTTCATATAATGAATGGTATTAAAAAAGCCCTTGCGATTAAGACGATAAAAAACGTTATCGTTCTTTCTCATGTTCCCCCATTTAAAGAAACACATGTATATAATGGAAAAATTAGCGATGATTATGCGCAGCCATGGTTTACATCAAAATTGCTAGGTGACATGTTATTAGATGCAGCAAGATCATATCCAAATATAAATTTTACAGTTCTTGCAGGACATACTCACGGTAAAGTAGAAGTCAGTAGATTACATAATCTTCATGTAAAAGTTGCAGGTGCTAAATACGGCAGTCCGCGTTTAGCAGATTTAATTCAAGTTGACGTATATAAGGAATGAAAATGAAAAAAACAGAAGGCACTATGGAAAATTTAAAACCAATCACACAAACAGATGAAGAAATCCAACATATGATTTCACGTTTAAAAGTCAATTTTGAACAAAACGTGAAATCATACAAGGTCAAAGTCGGACAAAAAGAACGCTATCAGGATTTGATGAAAAGATTTTCAGCTGAAAAGTGGAAACCTGCAAAAATTGCAAAAATGGTTCGACGTTTAACAAAAGCCGATGAAGAAATTGAACGCGTTGAATTAAATCTTGAAAAATTGAAAGACACACTTTCCAAACATGGAATTGAAGTCGATGTTGTTCGTAAGCGTTAGAAATATTCATATTTTCTTAGTGTAGTTTTTTTCCTAATCACGTGATGATAAAAATTCCTGAGTCATCACGTGATTGTGCAAAATGGTTTAAATTGTATTATCTTGTTATAGGAACATATGATGAAACGTGCTCTTCTACTGAATTCTGATTATTCACCTTTGCATTTTATTAGTGATATCGATGCGATAACGCTTTTTTACAAAGGTCGTGCAGAAGTTGTGTGTGGTATTGATGGTGATTTGTCTGAATGGGACGAAGTGTATTCATCACCATCGACGAGCATCAGAGTTCCTGCAACAATGCGTGTTATAAAAAGAGTAAATCGTAAATGGAGACAACCTCGTTTTCGCAAGCGTGTTCTTTTTAATCGAGACAATTGGAAGTGTCAATATTGCAATGCAGTTCTTGTTGCGAAAACAGTAACGATTGAACATGTTTTTCCAAGGTCACGAGGTGGTACCAACTCTTGGACGAATTGTGTTACAGCATGTAAACCGTGTAATAGGAAAAAAGGCAACAGGACTCCTGAAGAAGCAGGAATGAAATTGTTGTCAAAGCCAGTTACACCTTCTGCGATGGATTTTTGGGATGCGATGAAATCCAATGTTTGGCACAAAGACTGGGATCTTTTTTTGCAAAAAAATCATTGAGGAAGCCTACGTATTGAAATGAAAATAACGATACGTAGGCTTCGTGAAATTGTGAAAAATTCGTTATCTGGATCAGATCCTAATGAAGCTTATGATCATGACATTATTAACGATGAATCCTTTAAGGGAAAAAGTCTTTGTGTAAATAAAAAATCTAAGCGTAAAATACGTAATTGGGTTATTGATATGGGTTTAATGTAATTGTGCGTAATACTTACATGCATGAGTACGTTAAATGTCGGAAAACTACAAAATATTGTTCAACAAGTTTTAATTGAAGAGCGTTTAACAGAACAGTTACGCAAAGAAATCAAGAGAGTTCTTGGTGTTTCAGTTGTTGTTGACGGTGATTTAAAACAAATCACTTCGGCGGCAAATTTACACGTTGAAACACTTGAAAGAACTGGTAAAACGTTAAAGGAAAATTTTAATACGTCTCTTTTAATGAAGTTTGCATCGAATAATGATGCAAACGTTCGTGCATTTGTAGCTCGAGTTGCTCCACAAAAATTACTTTCAAAACTTGCATTTGATAAAAACAATGCAGTTAGAGCAGTCGTTGCTAGAAGATTACCTCTTAATGCTGTTTCTGAAATGCTTAAAAGATATCCTAAAGATGATCAATTACAATTGATACGCAAAGAAAAATCTTTAACGGAAGGTGGATTACCTCAACCTGAAGTTAATTCTGAACCATTTACATTGTACGCAGATGAACGTCTTGGTGACGCTATTAAACAATGGGAAGGTGAAGAATTAAGTGATGTTTGGTATCGACAAAAAGCAATTGAATTTATGCAAGATTATGGAAGAAATATTGAAGATTGTTGGGAAGAAGCTGTAGTTAAACGTTATGTTTCAAGTGTTAGAGCTACATCGGGAGTATTTATTGATCCTGTTAAACTTCTTAATGCAATTAAAGATTTATTAAGTGAACGTGAAGAACGAGTTGAAAAGCGTTCAGCTTTAAAAGAATCAATTGCGTTCCTGAAAAGATCATCATTAAATGAATCTTTTGACGAAACGAAAGATTCAGTATTGTCATTGTTAGAATCAAAAAAATCTTATTCATTTCAAGATAATTTTGAATCTCTATTTTGCGTGAAATATTCAACACCTTCACAAAACGTAAAAAATTATATGTTATGTGAAAATTTAAATGACCTTGAACAGGTTCCTCACATTGCAAAATTACCTCATAATGAAGTGATTAGAGTGCATGATGAAAAAGCTATTAATGAATATTGTCGTTCTTGGAATAATACACAGAAACTCAAGGGAAACCATCTTACGCTCGAATGGAATATGAGTCCGAATAAAAGAAATTTAGTTTTATTTAAGGTTAACGTAAAATGAAGCGCTTGATTGAAACACTTGAAATACAAATAGCAATGCCCGACCCGGGTTACGGTGTGCCCTTAGAAAATATGATGTCTGAATGGGGTGATATTCCATATTCACAATTAAGCATTATTCTCGTGCATCTTAAATTTCTTGCACAAGTTCATCAAACGCATCATTGGACATGCAAAGGTGATAGCTTTTACGGTAATCATCTTTTGTTCGAAAGACTTTACAACACGATTCCTAGTGAAATTGATGACATTGCTGAAAAAGCAATTGGTTTAGGAAGTATTGATAACGTAGAACTTCAATTACAATTATCACAAGTTGCAAAACTTTCTCAAAAGTATGGAATGGCATCAACGATTCAACAACCAACTGAATTATCAAAAAGATCTTTGATTGCAGAAATTGGTTTTCTTAGATGTGTTGCACATTGTGTTAAATCACTTGAACAACAAGGACTGTTAACGCGAGGTCTTGATAATTTACTCGCGGGAATTGAAGATACGCATGAAGGTAATGTATATTTACTTAAACAGGTAATGAGATGAAAATTTATCTTAACGAAGAAACTATTCGCGATTCAAATGGAAATACTTACGAAGGTGATCGCGATAAAATTGTAAAAACGCTGGTTCGTTTTGGTGCAACGCAACAAGAACGTGAACATGTTCTTTCTGGGGGCATTGCCTATTTCTTCTGCTGCATTAACTGCACTGAAACGTGAAAAATCAGTTAAACAAATTATCGCACTAAAACCTTCTCGTGAAGAAAAACCATTTGTTCCACCTTCAATTAAAGCTGAAAAAGCATTTCAAGCTGCAATAACTTCATATTGCAAAAATTGGAAAGGTTATGCTAACGATACGTCAGATATTGATCCTGAAACAATGGCATCTGATGCTGCGTTAGGATTTTTTCATGATTATCCTCAATGGAAAACATGGGCATCTACGTTAATGATGACAAAAACAGAAATGCATGAAATTGTTACTGATAGTGTGTATGATGCAATGATTAAATAGTTTGTGTATTAGTGCTCAAATTTGTGTTATCATAAATTATGAGTTTTCAAAATAAACGTGGAAAAAATGTTTCTTTAGGTGAAAGACTTGAAAAATTTTCGCAAGTTATTCATGAACTTGATCCGATAATGTTAAAAAGTCCACATGACGATGAATATGAATATGAAGCATTATACATTATGTCACAATATTCATTTCTAACAAAAATTCCTAATTACAATTTGGCTTGTCGTGTTATTAACAATGTTTTTTCACATCAATTTTATGACGGGTGTATCACACATAAAGACGTTGATGTAATTGCACAACACTTGATGTACATACATGAATCACGAAAAGCATATTGAATGAAAGTTCGTCAAGAAGGTATACGTACCGGTGAGTGTTTAAAACGCTTAATTGAAATTTTAGAACAAGTTGATCCTTGGAGACTTTCGAATCAACTTCATATTGAATATGATTTTATAGCAATTCATATATTGTCAGTTTATTTTCAGCAAGTTCTTTTTTATTCTTCGCAAGAGTATAAGATGCTTGCAAAAAACGTGATCGAATCATATCTTCTTACACCAAGAGTTATCGTGCTTGACAATGACATTGAAAAAATTTCAAATTCATTGGTTAAAATTTATGAACTTCATTGCTATAAAATGGTTGATACTTCTTTAAAATGAAGGGTTATTTTAGTTTAAATGCGAATTTTAATTACTGGCGCGGCGGGATTTCTTGGTAGTCATTTGATGTTACGACACCTCATGTTAGGGGATGAAGTTCTTGGCATTGACAATTATTGTTCTTCTTCACCTCGTTCTTTACATGTGAAACGAATTCAATCATTATGTAAATCTACTGGACGAGGACTGTTGTTTAACGCAGATATAAATAAAGAAAAGTCTGACAATTATTCTCATAACACAGTTGATGAAGCATTAGATAATTTTTATACATTGGGTCACGGTGATAATCCGATAGATTTAATCTACAATTTCGCATGTCCCGCATCACCTCCTGTTTATCAACGAATGCCAATTGAAACGTTGATGACATGTACGTTTGGTGTCAAAAATATTCTTGATCTAGCAAGTGAACATAAGGCGAAAGTTGTTCATGCATCTACGTCAGAAATTTATGGCGATCCTGAAATTTCACCTCAAATTGAATCGTATCGTGGAAGTGTAAATACATGGGGACCTCGAAGTAATTACGACGAAGGTAAACGTTGCGCCGAAGCATTGTGTTATGAATACTTGCAAAAAGGCGTTGATGTTAGAGTTGCTCGTATCTTTAATACGTATGGACCTCACTTAGATCCAAATGACGGGAGAGTTATTTCTAATTTCATAATGCAAGCAGGAAATAACAAACCAATTACGATTTACGGCAGCGGACTACAGACGCGTAGTTTTTGTTATGTTACTGATTTGATTCGTGGTATTACGTCTCTTTCAGAAAGTGAAAATTTTCTAATGCCTATTAATATCGGAAATCCTACAGAGTTTACAATATTAGAATTGTCAAGTTTAATCTACAAAATGTTTCCAAATGCACCCGACCTAATTCCACAACAATTACCAGTTGATGATCCCACACGCCGGTGTCCAGATATATGGCTTGCAAAAGGAATTTTAAAGTGGGAACCTAAAGTAAGTTTAAGTGAAGGACTTTATAAGTTAGCGTCAGAATGGTTTGAGCAAGGTATTATTGTTGAAAGGCCAATTCAAATATGATTTACACACCCAAAGTAAAAGATGTAATCATTTACGAGTCCAAAAAAACTGGATATCGTTTTAAATGTGAAGTAACTTCGATAGAAGGAAATTGGTTAATGGGAAATCCACTTCCCTTTAATATGAATGAACCAGGATATTTAATTTTGGAAGTTTTTCGAGATAAAAAATCAATTTATAGATGGTAAGATAATGAATAAGGTATTCAATGAAATTAAAGATGATCTTAAACGATATACACGTAATGAGTTAAAACGCTTGTGTAAAATACACAATATTAATACATGGGGATTGAAAAAACGCTTATTGAAATTTTGTTAGTGCCTGTTTTGTTTAAAGATTATTTTGAAGCAACACAACGAAAATATCGTGAACAGCAAATAAAAATTTTGAGTAAACGTTTGAAATATGGCGGAAAAAAAGAAAAAATGCTGAGAAACGTTTATTGAAATTTGGAGTTGTTTATGATCATAAATTTATTTTGTACATTGGTGGGTGAAAGTTGTGGGAGGCAAAAACAGAAATACATTACGAGCTAAACAACAATTGCATCTTGATTCACTTAAAGATAAAATTATTTTTTGGTATATTGAAGAGAAATATACAACTATTCAAATTCAAAAATTAATTTTAGATTTAGGATTTAATTATACGATTGGTCAAATTGGATTTGCAATAACGAGATTTGGTTTAAAACGAAATAGGGACACAAAAACAGAAACGTTTTTGAATGCGATAAAAAACAGAAAATACAAATTAAAAAATTGTAATCATTGCATAGAAAAATTTTTACCTACGTCAAACAGTCAACTTTTTTGTCAGAACTGTTCACCGTGTTCTACACATTCAAGAAGAATTAAGAGATACGGTGTTGGGAAACAAGAATTTGATAAAATGTATTTTGCGCAAGATGCAAAATGTGGTATTTGTAAATTAGAATTAGATTTAATGAACACAGTAGTTGACCACGATCATATAACATTGTATATTCGTGGATTATTGTGTCGCAAGTGTAATTTAAAATTATGCGTTATTGAAGAAAAACAATTTGTAATAAATGCACAAGAATATTTGTCCTTTTATGAAAAAAATCCAAATGAAAATTTACGTGCAACTTTAAAGAGTAAATAATGAGTGAAATAAAAAGTCCTAACACCTTTTTTGGTCTTCATAACCATACGACGTTCAGCACATATGATGGACTCGGTTACCCAGATGATCATTTTAAATTCTGCATGGAAAATGGCCTTGATGGTCATGCGATTACAGATCATGGTCATCTCAACAGTTATGCTCATGCTCAACTTTGGGTTGAAGATTGGAACAAGAAAAACAAAGAGAAACCGTTCAAGTATATTCCTGGCGTTGAAGCGTATTTTCACCCCGATCTTGAACAATGGAAACGTGACAAAGAAGCATTTGATCAATCAAAAATTGATAAAAAGGCTGCGAATCTTTTAAAGACTAAACAGGAAAAACTTCAATCAAAGTTAATCGCAGTCACTGACGGTGATGATGAAACCGAAAGCATTGAAATGAGTAATGCTCTCACGGTTGAAGATGAAGAAGAATCAAAGTCTACAAAAAACTTTAATCCTGTTAACAGAAGACATCACTTAGTTATACTTCCGAAGTCACAGAAAGGCCTTCAGAAAATCTTTGCCGCCGTGAGTAAAGGTTATATGCAAGGGTTTTATCGATTTCCTAGAATTGATTCTCGCGTCCTCAAGGAAGCAGGAAAAGATGGCGACTTGGTAGTTTTAAGCGCATGCATCGCTGGGAGTCCTGCTTTTGAAGTTTTTCAGCAGGTTCAACAAGTGAAATTTGATGAACTGAGTGAAAAACTTCTTGATGATCCTGTGTTACTTGAAAAATGTGTAACATCAATTGGGAACGTATATGACTTAATGACAAGTTGTGTAGGTCAAGGAAATTATTATCTTGAACTTCAATTCAATAAACTTCCTGCACAGAATCTTGTCAATCGTGCGATAATTGAATTCGCAAAACGCAGTGGTCAAACAAAACAACTTGTTGTTACTTGCGATGCACACTATTACAATCCTGATGTTTGGCGTGAGCGAGAGATTTACAAGAAAATTGGGTTCATGAATTACAAGGACGTAGATCCTAATTCAATTCCAAAATCTCGCGACGAACTAAAGTGTGAACTTTATCCTAAGAATGCAACACAGGTCTGGGATGAATATCATCGTTCGAAAGCTAATACGTCGTTTTATGATGATGAACTTATTCGTGATGCCATTGAAAGAACTCATGACATTGCTCATAAAGTTATCGGCGAAACACCACCAGATAGAACTTCAAAACTTCCTAGCGAAAAATTAGTTCCCAAAGATGAAACTGCATTTCAACATCTTGTAAAACTTTGCAAAGAAGGAATTGTTAAACGTAATCTCCATAATGATATTCGTTATGTTGAACGTCTCAAAGAAGAACTTGGCGTCATCAAAAAAATGAAGAATGCTGAGTACTTTGTAACGTATCAAAAGGTTACTGAACTTGCAAGAAAAAGGGTTCTTCTCGGGTGCGGGAGAGGATCTGGTGGGGGATCTTTAATCAATTACGTTCTGTACATTACAGATCTCGATCCAATCAAATGGGATCTTCCATTTTCACGCTTTATCTCAGTGTACCGGCAAGGGGCTCCGGATATCGACTGTGTTAACTTTGATCATTTAGTCATAATGGCTGATGGGACACATAAATTTGCTGGTGAAATTATGATTGGTGATGAAGTTTTGGGTGGTGATAATAAACCTCACAAAGTTCTTGAAACATGGATGCGAGGTTCAAAACATGGCGAATTCGCATTGGAAATTTTTGTAAAAGCAGACAATGAAATATATGGTTGTATTGACGTCGTGCCAAATCATAAATTCATTACAAATAATGGTGATATCGTAAAAGCAAATGAACTTAAGGTCGGTGATAAATTGATGTCTTCGTCAGAAGTTGAAATCGTTGAAATTAGGTTTTCAGCAAAAACTGATCAATTGTATGTTGATATCACCGTCGAAGATGATCATCGATTTCATGTAATTCCGTTTAATTGTGTAGTAAATGAATTAGAAATAATGAATACGTATTCATATTGTAATGAGATGATTCCAAATACGTTTATTATGTGTGGCGAAGGTGAGAATTATTGCAATGCATCGTGTGAATCAAAGAGGAATATTTGGTGATGAAAATTATATTTGAAACAGAAAAAGATTGGACTAAACGTGTCAAATGCACAAAATGCAATTGTTCTATAGAACTTGACGTTCATGATCTTGATTACATTTCAAATCGATGTGATGGTGCATCATATCAATGGCAATGTCCTAAATGTAAATATTATACATTTTTGAATGCAACAAAAATTCCCGCCAATATAAGATGTATTATACGAGGCCTTTAAATGAAAATTATTTCTACACCTAAACTTGAACAATGGTCAAAGCAATCTACGTGTACATCATGTAAAACTGTTGTTGAACTTGAATATCGTGATTTGCATAGTTTTTATAGCGATCAGCGCGATGGTTCATCATGTCAATGGACTTGTCCAACATGTAAACGAAGCGTATATGAAAATGCGGAAAACATTCCTTCATATGTAAAAATTGCTTATGCAGATGGGCGCTTGAAATAATGAAACTTAAAACAATTAATAACATTTTAAGAAAATTTGGAATTGTGTTGGTAGTTGAAATAGGTGATAATTTTGAACCAATTGTTTTACGTATACAACAAGCGAGGTCATTTAAATGAAACAACAAATGACATTAATAAAAGTTACAGACGTAGAGCATCGAATGATTATGGATTTCCGAGAAGGAATGAAACAATATATTCATGATAAAACTGCATCATTTAAGAAATCTTATCATGATTATCGATATGCGCATCACTATAAATACAAAAATAAATCATTTTGGATTTTAAGTGAATTTTATTCCAGCGACGAAAATTCCATTGAAATGGTTGACAATAAGGAATGGGAACAAGAATATTTAGAAAATATCGTTGTTAACACTGATTATTCGTATTTGTGGAATAAATAATGGCACAGCGAATCATCATGTTGGTTGGACCAGATCGTTGTGGAAAAACCGAAATCGCCAAAGAGCTTTCAAAGCGAACTGGAATTCCAAGATTTAAAGCATCAACAGAACACGATACGTATCTTAACGGATTAGGTGGGTTTTTGAATCAATTACTTTATGCCGATCCTCGTGCATTTGATCTTGCAAAACAAATTGGATTTAGCATGATTATGGACAGGGCATATCCATGTGAAAAAGTTTATTCAAAAGTTTTCAACAGAAAAACTGATGAAATGGTTCTTGACATCATGGATAAACGTTGGGCATCGTTGGGAACTAAAATTGTTATTTGTTATCGATCTTCATACAAGGGAATTGTTGATGATTTGGATTCAAGTATTAATGAAACAGTTCTTGAAAAATTGTCACAGGAATATTTTAATTTTGCCGCGTGGACGAATTGCGATGTCATGATGTTAAATGTCGATGACGAAAATCTTGATCGTGAAGTAACTGAAATAATGAATTGGTTGGAAAGAGAATAATGGTTAAAATCACAAATTATGATGATGGGTTTTTTGATGATGGTCGAAAGTATTTTGCTCATGGACTTTTAGCATGGAAAACATTCGTTGAAAATGACTTAAAAGCAACATCATTAGCAGATTTCGGATGTGGTCAAGGTGATTGGCTTGAACCTCTCAAAAATCTTATTCCCGTTTGGGGTTGTGACGGATACGCCGATCCGAATAATCTCAGAATTGATATTGCTGATTTTAGAAAAATTGACATAGGTACAGTTGATCCTAAGACGCTTGATGTCGGGAAACGTGATGTTGTAATGTCACTGGAAGCAATGGAGCACGTGTCAAACGACAAGGAATCAAATTTTCTCGATTGTCTATTAACGCCAGATCCTAGGCTTGTTGTCTTTGGTGTCGCTTCTGGTTATGGAATTTATGATCCTAATCAGGTAAAAATCAATCGTTTGGGTGAAGCCATTCCAGGTGGTCCAAAATGGCATGCTCAATTTGGTAGACATCATGTTAATTGTCAACCTGTTGATGTTGTCGTTGATAAAATGTTAGCACGTGGTTATACGGTTGATATTCCACTATCTGCAAAATTTGCTTCATTGCGGGTGCCTTCTGGAAAAGGCATCCGAACAAAGTATGCATTTGCTGGGTTTTATAGAAAGAATACAAGGGTCTATAAAAAACTGTAACAGTGTAATTGTTAACGTATTAAGACTAGAATAACTTATGCTTCATTCTTTCCTAAATACAGGAAAGTCAGTTGTTGTTCATAACACTGACGTATCTGATCGCGATAAAGTCCTTGATGAATTGCGAGATTTCTTCGGGTATGAAAATGTAGTACCTATTTCAAATTTTAACTTAATGAAGGTAAAATCACTTCTTAAGGATCTTGCAAAGTTTTATGGCGTTCCTTATGAAGAAGTGAATCATGCAACGAGAACAGTTGAACAATCTGTTCGTTCTGCAACCATGAAACACGGTGATGACAAGAATTTATTTGTATTGACATATGAAGAAGCATTAAAGTACGACAAACCGTTTAGTGACTTCATTGAAAAATACCCAGAAGTCGGTAAATCAATGTTGGTTTTGTTCAAACAAAACCGAAGTTTAAGTCGTCATGCGGGTGGAATTCTTGTATGTGATGACTTACCTAACAAAATGCCTTTAATTACGTCATGCGGTGAACCTCAAACACCGTGGGTCGAAGGTGTAAGTTCAAAACATCTTGAGAAAATTGGAAATTTTCTCAAGCTCGATATTTTAGGGTTAGAAACGCTTCGCCTTATTGAACGTACTATTGAATTAATTATCAAAAAACAAGGTGGAATAATTCAGTTTGAAATTGACGGGAAAGTAAACAGAGTTGTTGGATCAAAAATGATCATGTTGAGTGATGGATCAACAAAACGTGCCGATCAATTAAAGGAAAATGATGATATCATGTCCATTTTGCAATAGAGAATTTAATAAATCACTTAAAAATCATTTAACAAAACATTTTGAAGGTGAAAATTCTATGATTCGAGCATATGAAAAACATATGAATAAATCTGTTGTTGATTTATATGTCAATTGTGGTAAAAGTGCCACTGAAATTGCGAATTTAATTCGTAGCGAATGTAATTGGATTAAACCGTTAAAAGGACATGTTCTTAAATTTCTAGATGATAACAATGTTGTTCGTCGAAAAACGTCGGAAGCGATGAAATCGTATTATACACAAAATGATGTATGGAATAAAGATAAAACAAAATATGATCATGAAAGTATAATGAAATATGCTAATTCACGTATGGGTGAAAATAATCCAATACATAAAACAACGTTTGAACAACGATCATATTCAAACGCTTTCTCAAAACTTAAACGAGAAGGTCGTTTAGAAGAATTAGAAAAATTAAAAAGCGATATATCTGACGGGGTCACAAATTGGTTTTCTCAAGACCAAAATTATGAAAAATATATTGCGGCTTATGATGCGGCTCGGCCAAAACAATTAACTAATGTAAGATTGGGCGTACAAAATTATCACAAACGTTATGCTGACTTGGGATTACCATCGCCAAATAGAATCGCCTGGATTAGTAATCCTGAACTAATTGTTAAGAGTGCCCTCGAACAACTCAACCTGAAATTCCAGCATCAATGGTATTATGCTCGTGCGTGTTTTGATTTTTATCTTCATGATTACAAAACGATCATTGAAGTCAACGGAACATATTGGCACGGTCACGAATCTGTTTTTGAAAATGATGAAATGATTCATCCGAACAAGAAAATTTCAATCAAAGATATTAAAGCTCGTGACGAACAGAAACGAGTGTATCTTATTGAAAACGGGTTTAAGTTAATAACATTGTGGGATAATGAGTTTAAAACAACAGAAGACGCTGTTAAAATTCTCGTTGAAAAATTAGAAATTAGTAATGTCGAAAATAACATCTCTTAAAAAAGTTTCAACTACGTTTGAAGACATCAAATTGTGGTATGAACAAAACATGTCACCTGATGTCATAAACTTTGATGATCCTGAACCATTTAAAGTTTATTCTGATTCACGTTGGTGCGGCGTATTTCAACTAACCTCTGTGGGAGCTCAGAAGCTCTTTACAAAGGCAAGGCCAAAATCGATTATCGATATTGCAGCATTGACATCTGTTTATCGACCTGGGCCTTTGTCTGCAAACGTTGATAAACTTTGGTTGAAACATGAATTTGAATCTTATGATTGGGGTCATCCTCTTATCAATGAAACACTAAAAGAAACTCGAGGATTATGCGTGTTTCAGGAAAGCGTAATGTCTTTAGCTAATAAAGTTGCTGGATTCCCGCTTGATGAAACTGACGAGGTCCGTCGGGCAATTATGAAGCGTAGCATTTCAGGTGGTGCTGCTGCAATTCAGAAAATGAAAGAACTTGAAGACTCTTTCGTTAATGGTTGTATGAACAATGGTGTTCCTCAAAATACTGCAACCAAAGCTTATGAGACTATATGTCATTTCTCTGGATATGGGTTCAATAAAAGTCATGCAGTCGCCTATGCAATCTGTTCATATTGGTGTGCATGGCTTTTAACATATCACGAGGAAGAATGGGTAACTGCATATATTGAATCAATGTCAAATTCACCAGATAAAAAAGAAAAAGCATTTGGTGAAGTTAAACAATTAGGTTATGAAATTGTTCCCATTGATATCAATCATGCCCAGATTGGTTGGACTGTTCTTCCCGGCAAAAAATTGATGCCAAGTCTTTTGACATGTAAAGGTATTGGCGAATCAGCAGCCGAAGAAGTTATTGCAAATAGACCTTATGAAAATATTGAGCAAGTTCTTTGGAACGAAGATGGAACTTGGAAACCATCAAAATTCAATAAACGTGGTCTTGAAGCATTAATAAAAGTGGGTGCATTTGCTTCACTTGATTGTGTTGGTGAAGATAAACTTTTTGAGAGTTATCGTCATATGTATGAGGTCATCATTGAAAACTCAAATGCCATTAAAAAATCATCTAAAAAAGATCCGAGTATTGGCCGTAAGACATTCTTCGAATTAACTCGGGCCCTTCGACCAATGCCTGAATGGTCTAGACGAGAGTTAGTTGAGGCATATGTTGACGTGTTTGGAAGTTTGGATGTTTCCAAACTGTTAGAACAGGATGTTCTTAAGAAACTTGAAGACAAGAACGTCATGTCAATTGACAACTGGGAACAAAAGGGCTTTCACTGGTTTGTTGTTCAGAGTGTTGTAACAAAGAAAACAAAAACAGGAAAAGCGTACTTAATGATTAAGGGTCTTGGTCCGATGGGAAAGTCTTATAGAATTAATGTGTGGGGTTGGAAAGAAGAAAATGAACCGCTTGAAGAATTTGATGTTATTGTTGCTGAACTTGATAAAAATGAATATGGATTTTCAACAACGTCATGGCGATGTAAGGTGATTGCATGAATTCTCGACCAAAATTAGATGATGACAATGTAAGAAAGCTTGCCATTGAAAATCTTTTTGAAAAAAAACTTAAAGATTATTTCAAAGAATTTGACGGCGATCTTGATGAAGAATTCATAAAAGAAACTAAAAATGAATTATTTCTAGCAACTGAATATGAACATGACGCGTATGATATATGCAAACGTCTTGAAAATAATTTTTTTTGGAACGTTGAAAGTGAACTGGTTCATTTGATGGAAACATATTTTTCTTATCAATATAATGCTCACGACAAGATTGTCAAAGAATGGGTCAAAGAAAATAATATTCAATTGAAGTATTTTGAAGGTGATGAAGTAACGTATCAAAATACACGAAAACATCAAGAACATGGCAAAATAATTTCACGTGATCATAAAAAAGCAACATATACAATTTTTTCTAAACACCTTGGCCACGTTGAACAAGGCATTGGAACGCATGGAATAATTGTCAATTGCGAAGATATTATTGATTTGAAACTTTAAATGATTTCAATGCTTGAAACAGTTATATCTTTAAGACCTATGACTTCATATTCAGTTTCGTATCCAACAAAAGGTTTAACTCTATAAAGCCCTTTGGGACCTGATATAAATTGTTTTTTATTTTTTTTCGTATACGCTGTTAAAATTATAGAATACGTATTTTTATTTTTTGCATTTTTGAGCGCAAATTTTTCAGCAATTGTTTTTGATATGGACCACGAGCTAGCACCTTGTTTTGGTTTAAAGATAAATTCTTTTTTAACAATCATCTTAGATGTGTTAACATCAAGTAATTTACTAATCCATTTTTCGGTTACACCCATTCCTCTATAAACAGCGTTGTGTTCAGGTTCATTAAATATATCATTATATTGATTTGCCAATAGAATTTTATGAATTGTATTGGCATTTTTCTTGTTTAACGGGTTTCCTCTAAAGTGTTGAATAAGTGCTAAATAAATTTGTTGTTCAGCTTTTGTATTTTTTTCGAATGGAACTTTAGATGTTTCTATTCGATCTGCGGCAAAAGCATATTTGCCAAATATATTTTTATTGTCGTTAGGAGCAAGCTTAATTTTATTAAGCGCCGTATCAAAACGACCTGACTCTTCGATTTTATTTAAATTTTGAAGACATTGTTTAAGTTGATAAAAAGTACTTTCTATATCAAAATAATCTGATTCATTGTCTTCCAAATATGCTTTAAATGAGCTCATATATTCAAACAGCGACTTATAATCATTTATTGTTTTAGCAAACTCTTTCCATATAAAATACGTTGAGCAAGAAAGTAATATATTGACGAAGTATTCTTCGTCATTATGAGCTTTTTCAAGAAGCGATTTAAGTTTAAAAATTATCTTCTCATATAATGAAAGCGCTTTTTCTTTCATTTCGTTAAGTTCTAATTCACTATTTTCATCTATTGAAGGCATTTTTTACTCTTCTGTACTGTTCGTCGTTTAGTTTTAATAATTTTGCTTGTTTTTCAATTGTGAGGTCTTTTGAGATTTTTCTGTCAACGCTTTTTGTTAAACCTTTTCTAAAATTCTCTAAAATGGTTGATAGCATTTCCTGTTTATTATATGCTCGATTTAATTCAAGTGTATTTGAGAGACCCACAATACCGTTAGCAAGTTCATCAATTGAAACAGAATCATGCTTAAGTCCTGGGAATTGTTTTAATTTTTTATCTATAACACAATTTTCGCCAAGTAAATAATAAGCGATATCAAGAAGGAATGTATTGAAATTTGTGGAAATATTTGAAATACTAACGCCCATTCTTTCATTTCCTCCTACACGAACTCCATTTTTCATTCGAACCAGAACGCCTTCTGTTCCTATTGCAAGATTCAAGAAATCACCAAGAGCCTTGTAAAGAGTTCCTGTTACATAACCTTTAATTCCTCTTTCTGGAACGTATCTGCCTTTCATCCAATTTGAATATTTTGGGTGTGTTATTGTTGTATCAACTTGTACAAGCGTTCCATTTACATCAACGACAATTTGTAAAGCATTTCCCTTAAGTGTTAATGGGACATTAACATTTTTGGGTGATTGTGTTTGAAGAAATCTTATCAATAAATTTGAATAATCCCGCTTTGATTTTGCATCAGATTTTCTCTGGTGATTTGTGTCATCTGAATCATAATTCACGGGAAACGAAACCAAATAATCAACGTCACCATATGTTGTATCAGGTTTTTCAATTGCGTCGAGTTCTGCATACGTTGAAGATCCCGAAGGGCCCACGAGAACAACGGGTTCAAACCCTTCGCGTTCAAGCCAGATATTCCAATCATCAATGAAATTTTCGTATAACTTACAAGCGTCTTTTACCAATTGAGGTGTTAATTCAACGCGTTTTTCAATTGGAAGTTTTAAACCTCCTTCATTTAACATGTGATTAATCACATTACGTAACTGTTTAATAGAAATATGCATCGTCAATAAGTAATTTGTTTTGTGAAACTGTGAAATTAAATTGATTATTATGAATTATGAGTAATTGTTTGTTTTGTGACAATGAAACAATATCTGGGACAAATTTTTGTGATTGGGATTGTCATGTTAAAATGGCACAAAAATTAGGCGGAAAAGACCATCGCCCAAATAAGTTGCCTGTTAATTGTATTATGGCAGATGGGACAATGCTTGAATGTGAACATGGTGATCATCCAAGTTATAAATTTCCAATCATGGTTGAAATTCCTGAAAAAGATCGTAAAGCACATTTTATGTACGAACAGTCAGACGGTCATACGTATGAACTTTCTGACGAAGACATTAAAAATGAATCAGTAAATGAGAGACACGCACTGATATTTTTTGATGATACGGTTGCGTTAACGTTGTTTGAACACGTGTATTATATGTGGTCATTAAGCAGTGGATATTGCATACGAGACCCTTTTGCATTTAAGGGTGAAAAATCGTATTGGAAAATTTGTGATAGTGATTTAGAAAAAATTCGTAATGAAACTTTCAAAGTACAATTTACATTATAATTTGTGGGCTAAAAATTATTTTTTCAATAGGTTGGATTTTATTTGTCCTGGTGAATTGATTGTTGATGATATCAGCGGTTATAACGAATATGGATTAGTAATCTCTAACATAAACAATGTCATCCAAATTCTTTGGGCAATCGTTTAATGATTTATCCTGGCAGTTTATGCATATCACGTAGATGTATTGTGTTATTGAAAAACAAAAGAATGGTGAATCAATATTTCGGAGTGATTTCTGCTAAATCACCATTTTTTATTGTCAGCATTGAAGAATTAACTTTTGATCGGTATTCATTATATGTAATAACATCTTCAATGCAAAAAATGGGTTGGATTTATGATCTAAGTTCTAGCTTTGATTTGGTGGTATGAAAATGCGAACATTTGATAAGTTATTCACGATGAAAAAACATGATATATCCCGGTGATTTATGTATTGTACGAAGATTTAATGGGTCTGATTCATTTATCCCAGTTTATGATAAAAATTTCATCTTTTCTAAGAATAAAGTATGCATAGGGGGCTTTAAACATATGTGTCTTGTTATTTGTTCGTTAACAATTAAGGGTGATTCATATTCTTCGTATTATATCATATCAGATAATGGTCTAACAGGCTGGATTTACGAATCAAAGTTTTTGATGAATACAAAATCTGTGTAGTTTAATAGTAATGTTATTATGCATTCTAGTGAATTAAAATAAAATAAATGAAAATTTATCCCGGTATGTTGTGTAAAATTGTTGGAGCTTTTGAAAATGACATACACATAATGATGCTTGATTGCGAAGATTATACTGATGCTTTTTTAGTTAAAAAAAATTCTTTAGCATTAATTTTAACACAACATGGAGATGGGATGTTAGTGTTGTTAACGTCAACAAAACAAATTGGAACTATACATAGTTGTGTTTGTGATATTATAGGTTGAATATGAAAAAGAAATTATTGATTCAAACACAGTTATCAAATTATAACTCACAAGGAAAATTTGATCTTGCCTGTGATAGCGGCTGGAATATGATGATGGGAAGAGTTAGAGAAATGCTCAAACTTAATCCCGATCTTTACATTGATATCATGGGGCCATATTACGATTATGATGGTCAAAATCAACTTGTAGAAGAACCCTGGAAAGTTAACAAAGATATTTTTGATTCTGGTCGTGTGCTATACATTCAACATTGGGTCATTCCAAATGCGCTTATAACAAGATATGATTTTGACTATAAGAATACTGATTATCAATTAAGACTTGAAGAACACAAAAAAGACGTGAGTTTAAGATATGATGCCGTGTACATTAATGATCCAATGCATCTTCGTAACTTTAAAGCATTGTTTTATTCATCTGGTGGGTATCGTCCAAAATTTTATGTTCATTCACACTTCGTAGATAATCCAACTTGTCCAAAATTTCCACTTGAATCTTCGTTATGGTTAGGACAATGCGAAGCAGCAATTCGCGCCGACTATAATTTTTGGCAATGTGAATCTGCGATGAACGTATTTTTTGATGAGATGAAAGATTTCTACAGAGAAGAACTTGTTGAATACACAAAATTGAAATCAATTCCTTGGGATGATGGTTATTCATCTACTGAAATTTCATCCGTAGTTGATGTAAATAATCTACGATATCATAATATGATTGATGAATTCAATGTTAAAACATCTGATAAATGTGTTATTTTTGTTCCTAATCGTATTGGAGGAAAAGGAAGATCAAGTGATTATACGAATTGTGGAAAATTCATGTTTGAAATTTTGCCAGAATTACGAAAGTTACGTGATGATTTTGTTGTGATTGCAGGAAATCCAAGTCAAAGATTTGTGAATGATGAACTTGAAACACTTTGTGGTGAAAATGGGTATATAAAGTTAGTCCCAGAAACTTTTAATAGAGATGAATATAAGTACATTGTTTCAAGGTGTGATATTGTCGCAGGTCTTTATGATCAAGATAGCTATGGTTCGACCGCCTCGAGAGAATGCGTTGATTTAGGTTGTGTACCTTTATGGATAGATAACTTTGAATATTCTGTGCTTTCACGAGAAGCAGGATATACAGAATATTTGGCAAAGCCTGATTTTTCTGATATTGTGAGTAAGACAAGTCGATTAATTGATTTGGTAAAAGCACGCGATCCAAAATTGTTTGTCACTAAAAAACACTTACAGCGTGTCATTAGAGAAAAGTGTTCATATGAAAGTACAACACCTAAAATGATGCAAATAATGAATTTGATGCCTTGATGAAAATTCATATGAATAATTTTTACTTTTGAATTATGATACTTTAAATGGCAACTATACTTGTGACAGGTGCAGCGGGATTTATTGGAAGTAATCTGTGTTCAACGTTAATTCATACAAATGAACATAACGTTGTAGGTGTTGATGACATGTCAAATGGTCATTTTCCCTTTATTCCCAAAGGATTAAGATTTTGGGAGAAATGCTTTTCAAGCAATAAAATTCTTGATAAAATTGAATCAGGATATTTTGATTATGTTGTGCATCTTGCGGCAATACCACGCGTGAGTTATTCTGTTAAGTTTCCTGTAAAAACAAATAGTGTTAATGTATCAAAAACTCTTAAATTAATGGATTCATGTGTAAGAGGAAAAGTTAAAAGATTTGTTTTTGCAAGTTCATCATCTGTATACGGTGGTTTAGCGTTAAGACCTACAAAAGAGGATTCACGCAAATTTCCTCAATCACCTTATGCATTGCAGAAAAGTATAATTGAAGATTATTTGAAAATGTATAATACGTTTTACGAATTTGAATCTGTATGTTTGCGTTTTTTTAATGTATTTGGACCAAATGCACTTGGTTCAAGTCCGTATGCAACCGCCCTTGCATCTTGGTTAACGTCAATTAACAAAGGTGAGAAAATGAGATCAGATGGTAATGGTCTACAAAGTAGGGATTTGTGTCATGTCGACAATGTTGTTTCGGCGATAATAAAATCAATTGAAACCCAAAAAGTTTTGGGTGCCAATTGTTATAATGTAGCAAGCGGCGTAAGTGTAACAAATAAGGAAATAATTGATTTTCTCTTAAAAAGATATCCGTCAGCAAATTACTATTCTGTTCCTGATCGTCTTGGTGACGTTAAACATACGTTGGCAAATATAGAAAAATCTAAAAGTGATTTAGGTTATGAACCAATTGTAAAAACTTGGGAAGGAATTGAAAAAACTTGCGACTGGTATGATGCAAATTGGAATTGGATTTCGAAGATGAAACAGGTAATCTGATGAAAGTTTATAACGACAAAGAAATATTTCGTGATATTTTTGCTAGATTTGATGCGAAGGCAAATATGGTTCGACCTCGTGGACAACTTGTTCGTGAAGTTGAGAATTTTTCATATGAATTGCCTCCTTATGTTAGATTTCAAAATTTTGCTTCAAGGAAAATGAATCTTTCATACTTTAAGCGTGAAATGCTTTGGTATTTAAAAGGAGAAAGATTCGATACAAGCATATGTGATCATGCTAAAATTTGGAAAGATGTCGTTAATAAAGACGGGTCCATTAATTCAAATTATGGGCAGTATATTTTTTCACGTAAGAATGATGATACGTCACAATTTGATAATGTCATCAATATTTTATGTGCAGATAAAGATTCCCGCCGCGCAAGTATTACGATATTGAATAGTGATCATTTGCTATCTGATACAAATGATGTACCATGTACGTATGCTCTAAATTTTAGAATAAGACATAATGAGCTTAACATGTCAGTTCATATGAGATCACAAGATGCAATTTTTGGCATGGGATCTGATGCACCTGCATTTAGTGTTATTCATGAAATGGTTTTAGAAGCATTAAGAATAAAATACCTATCATTGAAAATGGGTTATTATTTTCATTCTGTTGATTCGTTTCACGTTTATGAACGTCATTGGGGAATGCTTGAAAAAATAATTGAAGGTGATGATTTTGAAAAAATAGAGTGTCCTAAAATTTCTGGGCCTCAAGAAGTTGAATATATGATGAAGAGAATTCATGATAAAAATCATAAATCAAATTATGAATTTTCAAATTGGTTGTTAGACGTTTAAGAAAGGTTTTTATATGACTTGTATACTTGGTTTAGTTGATGGTAAAACAGTTTATGTTGGTGGTGATAGTGCAGGAACTTCAGGTGATTTATCGCAAAGAATAATTGGTGATAAGAAAGTTTTTAAACGTGATGCCGTTGTTTTTGGTGTGTGTGGTTCACCAAAAGTCATGGATGCGCTTATGCATGTTTTAGTTGTTCCCAAACGTAAAACAGGTCAAGATGTTGGTGAATACGTAAGAAGAGATTTAGTTCCTTCACTAAAAAAAGTTCTTGCAGAAACTGGGTGTGTTTCTAATAATGAACAACATAATGAATTATTTGAAGGTGCAATCATGGTAGGTTGTCATGGAAAACTCTTTGTAATTGAAAGTAATTTTCAAGTGATTACAAATGCTTATGGATTTGATTCTGTTGGTTCGGGTTCTGATATAGCAATAGGTTCGATGCATGCATCAATGAAAGAACGTAATGCTAAAAAACGCATGTTGATGGCTCTTGAAGCATCGTCAATAAATAATGCAGGTGTTCGTCCTCCGTTTACAATTGTTTCAACATCAAAAGGTCTGTTCTGATGACATGTATTGTCGGTGTTAATCACAATGGTAATATATACATTGGAGGCGACAGTGCAGGTGTTGCAGGTTTACAACTTCAAATAAGATCAGATGAAAAAGTATTCTTAACGGGTGATTTTATCATGGGGTTTACGACCTCATTTAGAATGGGTCAATTATTGAGATATGCTTTCTCACCTCCGGAACACTCGCAAAAAAAAGATGATATGACATATCTTGTCACAGATTTTGTTGATTCTGTGCGTGATTGTTTTAGGGACAATGGATATTTAACAAGAGAGTCTGACGTAGAATCTGGTGGCTCGTTTTTATTTGGATATAGAAATAATTTGTATTCAATGGAAGATGATTTTCAAATTGCAAAATCACAAGCTAATTTTGCAGCATGTGGATGTGGTGCTCAAGTCGCATTAGGCGCAATGGCCGCGAGTCGAACTCTGGGGTTAACACCAGAAAAAAGAATAGAATTGTCATTGCTCGCCGCAGAAGAATTTAGCGCAGGAGTGAGGGGACCATTTACAATTTTAATGTTGCCTAAGGCGGAATAAATACGTACAAAAGTAACAAGGAGTCAATATATGCTATCTCAAAACCCAACGTTTAAAGTCATAACAGGTCCAATGTTTGCGTCAAAAACCACGCGTGTGCTCATGATGTTAAATAGACTTAAATATCAGGGTAAAAAAACTGTGCTATTCAAGCCAGATATTGACAACAGGTATAGTGATACCGCAGTTGTAACGCACGATGGAACATCTGCACCAGCGTATGTTGTCAAAACCGGAGCTGACATTATTGAGTGCATATCAAATTTAGATGATACCAATATTGACACCGTTGTTATAGATGAAGCGTTTATGATTTCAGGCGTTTCTGAAGCTTCATTATTTCTCTATAAAAACGGAATTAACGTGATTATATCAACGCTTGATATATCTGCCTCAGGGAAGTCATTTAAAGAAATTGAAAAGATATTACCTTGGGCGACACATATTGAAAAGTGTACAGCAATATGTGTCATTTGTGGTTCGAATGCACCATATACATATAAAAAACTTGTGAACGAAGATTCTGAAGAAATTCAAATTGGTGGTGACGAACTTTATGAACCTCGATGTTTAACACATCATCCTATCATTAACGAACAAGTAAAATGATTGCAACAAAAAGAAAACACATATATGATTCTCATACACATCGTTGTATTAACTGTGGAACAAAAAGATATCAACCTGTAGGTTCACCCGAGATTAATTGTCGCCCAACTTGGCATGAAGTTTGGATGAACGTTGCGATTAATATTTCTAGTAGGTCGTATGACCCAAGGTTAAAAGTTGGGTGTGTAATTGTTACAGATGATAACACACAGGTTTTGAGTGTCGGTTACAACGGAAATTATAAAGGCGGGCAAAATTATCCAGAATCATTAGAACCTGGAAAGTCAGGTTTTTTGCATGCAGAACTTAATTCATTGATAAAATGTGATTATCATTATCCCAAAAAAAAATATATGTATGTAACGCATAGTCCCTGTGTTGATTGTGCGCGAATTATTTTGAATTCTTCGATTTCAAAAGTTATTTATAATGAGGAATATCGCAATCTTCAAGGTATTGAATTATTGCGCAATAATGGTATAAAGATTTCTTCGTTACACGATGCGATAATTGAAGAACTATAATGTATATTTACTTGTATGAAAACACTTAAAGAAAAAGATGTAATTCGTATTATACGTGAAGAATGGGAAAAGAAAGTTTTTAAGATTGCTGAAACAGCGGGCATTGCATTTGATGCAAAAATTAATGGCGAGAAAATGCCATTGATATCGCCTGAATTAAAGGTTATGCATACAAAATCTGGAATACGTTACACCGTTGATTCAGTGGGTCCAAGAGATGTAATTCTTCGCACGCCAGAAAATGAAACCTTTCTCGTTGATAAAGACACGCTCGAAAAAGAATATCACTTAGATTAAATTTGAACGTCCTATTTATCTATTAAAGGTTAAATTTAATGTCTACACAGAAAAACTCATTTATTGCTGGCGTTGATATTGCATCAATCGTAAAGAAAAGTATACGTGAAAATGATACTGGGAAATTACTAGATGAATCATATGTTGCAGAACCAAAATCATATAAACAAGTAAGTGAACTTGTTTCGCAGAAAACAAAAACTGCGCACACTGCGCTATACAAGTCTTATATTGAATCGCTTAATGATGTGTCAAATATGATTGACACAGCAGATCGTTCAAAAGCTGATTCAAAACATTCAAGTTACAGATCACTTAAACTTGATGAGATTTACAATTTGAATGCAGTTTGGTTGCATGAATTGTATTTCGCAAATTGTTTTGATCCACATTCTGAAATAACAATGAACACGAAGTCTTATATGAGACTTGAGCGTGATTTTGGTACGTTCGACGATTGGCAGAAAGACTTTATTGCTTGTGCGCTTTCAGCTGGGAACGGTTGGGCAGTATGCGGCTATAACATTTACTTAAGACGTTTTGTAAATACACTAGTGTCAAATCACAGTCAAGATGTGATGTTGGGCCTCTACCCAGTAATTGTTGTTGACATGCATGAACACTCATATTCACGTGATTATTCAACAGATAAAAAATCGTATTTGATTGCACAAATGCGCGAATTTCATTGGGACGTAATAGAAGAGAGATTTGTAAGGGCGGAATCACTTAATGAGGTGTTAAAATGAAAATACGTTTAGGTGATTTAAAGAAAATTATTGAAAATGCCTCATTAAACGAGGTTTCTTATAAGGTTTCTTATACTGAAAAAAATGGAAAACAAGGTTCATCAATTTTTCCAAGTGAAAAATTGGCGCAAATGTATGCAAAAACAGTAAAAAATGGTCAAGTTGAATTAATTGATTTGAACGCAGGCGAAGATATCACAGTTAAACAAATGCCCCCAGCGAGTTTAGACGATTTGAAAAAAGCGTCAAAAACTTTTTATGATAATCATCAAAGTAAATACGTAAAACAAAAACCAGCGTCAGGAGACGATTCTGAAGAAGAGCGTTCATATGAACAAGAGCGTGAATTATTTGGAGCGCACCGAGCCGCAGGAACTTCATTGGATGATTTTTACAGTGATTTAGATGACATGAAGTCAAATAGACGTAAATCAGAATCAATATATCGAAAATATGTGAATCGTCTTTTAGAAGAAAAAGACGATCAGGAAAAATTGAATCATGAAGAAAATGATTCCCTGGATACACAAGTTGATCGTTTCTTAGGTCAATATGAAAGTGAAGCGAAGTCTGTAAAAACAGAAGGTTTAAATTTTCGGTCAATGACACGCCGTTTTTTAAATGAAGCAGAGGATGAAGACAAGTCTGATGACAAAGAAGACGAAAAAGATGATTCTAAAAATGAAGAACCAGAAGAACCTGAGAAATTAACGTTGGAAGACATAGACATTGCTTCATTCGCAAATGATGTTGCAAGATTGGTTGACAATTATGATTCTTTACTTGAAGTTCGTAATACGATTGTACGAAGAGCAAAGAATTTTCTGAATAAATCATATGATGTTGATGTGTTAAGTTCGTTTGAAAATTCAATGCAAAATGATCATGATATATCAACAGAAAAATCAAAATATGATTTAGATGATGAACACGTGGCTCCCGATGCAGAACGTGCAGGTAATGGCGGCGGTGGTGGAGGAAGTGTATAATGAAATTAACATTGGGTGAATTAAAGTGTTTAATCAACGAATCACTTAATGGTGGAATTCATTTAGTTCGTGTTGGTGGGTTAAGTCCTGTTAAACAATCAAAAGAATCTGCGCCTGAACGATATGGTGTTTGGGCATTTGTTTATCCATATATTGAACCTTATTTGTTAGGTGGCACAAACCCTGAAGGACTTTACAAAAAAGGTGATCATGAACGTGAAAATACACGCGCTCATCAAATGAAACGTGAAGGGTTTAAGCACTTTAATCATAAAGGTGTTTTATACACGCGTATTGCAATTCCTGGTGTTAAAGAAGTTGATGGATGGTTTAAAACAGATGGTATTACTCTGAATGATTACATGGGAAAACATTATGCTCAAACGTGGGCAGCTTTACGTAAACCTAAAAGTTGGCAATTAGAAGATCCAAATTTTGTTCAAAAACCTAATCAAAAACCCTCATATCCGTTTGGCGCAAATCCTTGGAAGATATATTCAAAAGATGAATTTGAAGTATTCGTTCCTAATCCAGATGAGACAAATCCAAATAAACAACGCAGATTAAATGACAAAGGTCATAGAAATGATTTAGATTTTGATAATGACAGCTTTTAAAGCAAGAACAGATTTATTCCAAGACAGAAAAGGAATTCACGTAAAAATCAGCAAAACAATTCATGCTGAATTACGTGCTCGTTTGTTTCAACATAACATATCAATGCAAAATGTTTTTGATGAATTTGCCAGACTTATTATTACAGATGATATTCGTGCAAATAAGATTATTGAACAACTTGTCATGAGAAAATTAAAAGAATCTTGTGAAGGCCCATCAAAGGCTAAAAAGAGAAAAAGTATTCCAATAGATGATCTTGATCACGATGCATTGTATAATATGATTGAGAATGGAGTAGATGATAATGATGACAACTCTTGAAAAAATGTTTAAAAGTTTGACAACTATTAAGGGACTTGAAAAAATTAAAAGTGACATTGAACATATTGCAACCGCCGTTGTTCATCTTTCATCAGCTATTCAGATGCAAGCTGAGGCAATACGTGAATTGTACGCAATTACAGATGCAATCAAAAGACCCGCGCAGCCACAGACAACGTCTTCAGCGCTTGATCTTAAGTTAAACACAGATAAAAAGAAAAACGTTAAGCCAAATTAATATGATATTTTTACGAAAAATTTTGACGTTTGTAAAAACGTATTGGAAATACTTTCTTGTAGGGATGGGAGTATTAGTAGGGTTTGTTTTTTTAGGCAAAAAGAATTTTGATCCAAACGCGATTCAAAAAATTAATGATGCTCATGAAAATGAATTGAAAAAAATTAAAGAACTTCATGAAAAAGAACGTTTAGAAAATGCTGCAAATTTGAAAAAAATGCAGGATACACTTAACGAAGTTCAAAGACAATATGACATTGAGAATAAAAAACTCGATGATAAAAAGCGCAAAGAAATTGAAGTTTTAATAAAAGAGCACGGGAACGATCCTGATATGCTTGCAAAAAAACTATCAGAAGCAACTGGATTTGATATCTTTAAATTATGATATTGTTTATGAAAAATGATGTGTTATATTTTAGTATGATAAAAAAATCAATTGAGAAATTAATCTTGAATGTGTTATTGATAATAACGTCGTTGTCAACATCAACACTTTCATATGCTGATTTGCCAACACAAATATTACCCGATCCTCCAAGACTTCAACTTACAGAACCAATTATAGGTGAAGTAATTACACCGATAAAGATTGGACAGGAAGCACCTTATACTGGCGTGTTGTTATCACCTAAAGCGGTGGCATCATTAACAGTTCGTTTGAATAATATTCAAGAACAAATAAAACTTGAAGTTGATAAAACAAATGGTGAAGCAAACGCAAGATGTGTTTTTAAGTTAGATTCTGCAAAAAATGTTTTTGATACTGAAATAGGTGTTCTTCAGGTTAAACTTGAAACAAGTGATGCAAAAATTAAAATTCTTAACGAAGAACTTGCAAAACAAAACAATAAACAACCAACTTCGTTTTGGTTTGGTGTTGGTGTTACAGTAGGTGTTGTAGGTGGTATTTTATTAACATCGTTTGCCGTCTATGCAGTAAATCAAGCTTCGAGATGACGCTTGATTAATTCATCATCATCTTTTGGTAGATTTCCTGTAGTACGATTATAAATAGTCTAGAGGGTTATTACCATGTCAGAAGATGAAAAATCAGTTAAGGAAAAGGTTAAATCAACAAGAGAAGTTGATGTAACAAAAGTGAAAGATTCGTGGCTTTGGATTAAAGACACTAGGGGACATGGATCTGTTACCGTGACATTTGTCACAATTGCATTTTGGGTAACAACTATTGCATATGTGTTGTCTCTTGTTGAAAAAATTGGTCCGGTTGCAATTAGGCCGTTTGATGTTGGTGCATGTTCTGCATATTTTATTCCATTATTGACGCTGTATTTTGGCAGAAAATTCACTGATGCTAAATTTGATATATTGTTAAAGGGCGACAAGTAAATCATGAAACAAATTACGGTAAGTGAAAAAGCAATAAGAGATCTTGTACGTGAAGCTTTAGAAGGGGACGTTGTTATTGATGTCAATGATGTCATTGATCCATCTGCCGCACAAACAAATCCGATCAACGCCGAATTTGTTCCTACAACTAGACCCGAACTTGACGTAGCTGTTAAACAGTTAACAAAAGATATCCCGGGTGATAGAATTTCGCCCGCGTATAAATCAATTAAAGATGCTATTAAAGCTGACGAAGTTCAGCGTGAAAAGGATGACAAAATGAAAGCAGATGATAAAAAGAAAGCAGTTGAAGAAACTGTTCGCCGCGCCGTTAGAAAAACATTAAGTGAAATTAATCCTCGATTTGATACGTCATATTCAGGCATGGATTACAGTTCTGGTGATGATGATGATGATGAAGATGATCTTGATTCTGATAAACCGAAACGAACGTATAAAGCGACAGCCTTAGGAAATATGGCAGACGTTGATGGTGCCTCATTTGAAGAGATTGCAACAGAATTAGGGTTCTCAGTTGCAGGGGCGAAACAGGCTGTAGATAAGGCGCTAGAAAAAGCCCAATTCATTGCAGCAACTGACTCAGATGAAATGGAAATTATTGTTCTTACTACAATGTCAGATTATATCAAAATGCTTGCAAAGACAGGCGAATTGTCATCTGCTGATGTGACACTTTTGAAAGATCACCCAGCGATTGTTCGTGAACTTGACGGATTCCGTGATTATCTTCATAATTCAATTCGCAGAGCACGAAAAGCAACTGCGGTTGTTAATCCTTTGGGAGAAGCGAAAATGCCTCGCCGAAGTGGTAAACAGTTACCACGTTCATGATAATTTATGCACGTCGTTTATTGTCACACCAACCTGATTAACGGGAAGTGTTATGTTGGTGTGACACCTATGACTGCAAAAATTGTTCCTGAAAATGTAAGTGAACAAGAGTTTGCAATTGATTTGATGAACAAACGTTTTGCTCGTCATGTTTATGATGCAACGTCCAGAAATCTTCCTTATGCTTTTCATTCAGCGATAAGACTTCACGGGAAAGATAGTTTTACGCATAAAATTTTAGAAATTTGTGATTCTCTTGAAGATGCATTCAAAAAAGAAATTCAGTTTATCATTGATCTAAAGTCACGAACAACAGAAAATGGTTATAACATAAAACCCGGCGGTGAAGGTTGTGCTCCGAGTGTAAGTGCAAATAAGCGAAAAAGTGAAGGTTTGAAAAAGCGTTGGGCAGTTTTAGGTGCAAAAGAAAAACATAGTCAAGTTATGAAATCAGTTGCAAAAAGATTAGGCTCAAAAGAAAAGCTCTCAGATATCATGAAAGTCGTTTCTAATCGACCTGAAGAAAAGGCTCGAAGATCTGTAATCGCCAGGACAAAATTTTCGAAATCTGTAATTCAAATTTGTGCAAAAACAAATCAAGAAATCAAAAAGTTTTCTTCATTAAAAGAAGCAAGTGAACATACGTCAATACGTTCTGTTTATATATCAAGGTGTGCTCGTGAAATAATTCATGAAATTAATGGATTTAAGTGGAAGTTTGTGAATAATTAAAATTACGAAAGAATCAGAATCAGAATATGAAATTAACATTGTCTCAATTAAGAAAATTAATTAACGAAGCTGTTCGTGTTGCACGTGTCGTTGTTGAAATTTCCACCGGACCTAACGGTCTTCCGACGATTACAAAAGAAGCACTAGGGAAAATTGCGCCAGAAGCTCTGACTGCTCCAATGAACTCGGGAGAAAATCAAGAAGAACTTGATAAGAATCTCGAGATGATCTGGTTAATTACTAGCAGGCCAAAGAAGGTTCGCGATCCCGATGCCGACCCCGACGATGACGATGACGATGAGGTAACCTACACGGGTACAAATGAACCTGAATTAGGGGAATGGATTGCCGATGCGTGGAAAGATTACGCCGTTACAATTAATGGTAAAAAATGGTTGTCCTATGTGGGTCGTGGGATGATGAATATGGATACATTTGGGACAATACAAAAAAACAATGGATAAATTATGCTTTTTAACAATTACGAAAGAATCAGAATATGAAATTAACATTACCTCAATTAAGAAAACTTGTCGAATCAACAGTAAAAGATGTCATGAAATCAAAGAGATCTTTGAGAGAAACTTTCGGCGATGAAACCGATGATCCAAATCATCCAATGCATGATTACGAATCAAACCTAGAAGGACAAGAATGTCCTGATTGTGGTGGAACAAATACTGTTTCGAATGAAAGCGTTCCATCGATGATGGGTTATGGAACTGATGATTCGTCTCATTGTAATGATTGTGATTCTGATTTTTCATTTGATCCATTTTCAGGTCGTCCAAATTCTTCAAAAACAGGCGGTATGAAAGCATCTCTTGATCGTCACGTTAAAGAATCAAGAATGAGAACACGTAGACGCTAAATGTTTTATCAATCAGCACCCATTGAATGGGTGCTGAATGGAAAAAATAGTTATTATGTGTGGTTCATATGACGATGAATATGGTATTATATTGGGATAATACTGAAAAACAATGGATAAATTATACTTTTTAACAATTACGAAAGAATCAAGAATATGAAATTAACATTACCTCAATTAAGAAAACTTGTCGAATCAACAGTAAAAGATGTCATGAAATCAAAGAAGAAATCTTTGAGAGAGGATTTTAGTTTAGTAGATGTAACTTGTCCTGAATGCGATAGTTACAACGTTGGTTATTCTAACCAACCTGGCGTTTGTGAATGTGAAGATTGTGGTGCTGAGTTTGATTATGAAAATGAAGAATATGAAAACGAAACTCATTCTGAAACAGGCGGTATGAAAGCATCTCTTGATCGTCACGTTAAAGAATCAAGAATGAGAACACGTAGACGCTAAATGTTTTATCAGTCGGCACCCGTTGTTGCTTCTGTTCAATTTGCACCTGAATTATTAAACGTGCAAAAGAATATGACTGTTGCGCTTCAAATGTGTTTTGAGGCTGCAGCAAAGGGTGCTCGTGTGATTGTTCTTCCTGAACTTTGTTTAAGTGGTTATGTTCTAAGAACACCTCGAGAAGCATTAGAGTGTGCTCAAGAAAAAGACGGGTATCAATCTGAGGCATTTATTCCGATTGCAAGACGATTTAATTGCCATATTGTTTTTGGGTATGTTGAACTTTGTGAAGGGAAACTTTATAACTCTGCTGTCGTCATTGGACCTAACGGTGTTGTCGGGAACTTCCAAAAACACAATGGATATGGCAGTGACTTTTTGTGGTTCACTGCATCTGAACAATATCCAGCACGAGTCGTAACTGACGTTGGTAGGTTAGGTGTTCTTATTTGTCGTGATGCAATGAATGAATATCGTCAAAGTTATAAGTTTAACCATGATGAAAAGTTTTATCGTAAAGGTGATATTGATGTTCTTGCTCTGCTAACAAATTGGGGGAATTCATATGGATTCCCAGATGCAACATGGGTTGAACTCGCAGAAGAACTTGATACAAATGTCATTGTGTCAAATCGAATTGGAAAAGAACGTGATATGAAATGGAAAGGTGGATCTTGTATAATCACAAGAGATCTTAAAGTTCAGTCATATGGAAGTTCATTTACAGAACCCACTGTTGTGGGAGGAATAATTCATGAAATTAATGGATTTAAGTGGAAGTTTGTGAATAATTAAAATTACGAAAGAATCAAGAATATGAAATTAACGTTGCCTTAATTAAGAAAACTTGTCGAATCAACAGTAAAAGACGTCATGAAATCAAAGAAGAAATCTTTGAGAAAATCAAAGAAAGTTGTATGTCCTGAATGTGGAAGTGATGAAATTGAATTTGACTTAATAGATGTGAAAAATAAACGTGAATTTAATGAATGTCAAGATTGTGGAACTGAATTTGTTGATAGTAAAGATGATGGATCTGTTTACACGTGAATGATGACTACCTGAACGATGATCTCTCTGCATGTCCTGAATGTGGAAGTGAAGATGTAGATTTAGATGCTACACAACATTCAAAATTTATCGTTTGTAATGATTGTGGAAATGAATATTAAATGAACTTTGCATTACTTAAAAAATACATTCAGTTTGTTGTTAATGAATCTTTGTTCAGAAAAACTTTTACAAAGATAACGCCCGAAGATCAAAGATCACCTGATGATATCAAACGAAATGCAAAACCCAATACGTGGCGTGATAATCGTGAAGATGCATTTGATGATAATATTGATGAAATGATTAAACAACCTGAATTCAAAGACGTTGATTCATTTGTCAATTATAAACTTGATAATGAAGAATTTGAATTTTCAACGCAAGAGCTTCAGGCACTTGTACATAACACAGAAAAAAAACGTTTAGGATATAATGTAAGTTCAGTATCTTCAGGCGCAACATCAAATTTAAGATCAATTCTTGTTAATGACTATGGATTTAAGTTTGTTCCAAGAGCGCCTGTAAAATTTTCTCGAGGTGGAATGGCTTCTTCACATGGTACTAATCCTTATGCAGGTATGGGCGGCGGTGGTTCAGGTGCAGGAAGTGAAATGTCAAAACATGTCGGCGGGTTTCATGGAATGGGCGGCGGACCAGGTGCTATGGGTGGGGGTTATAACTGGGACAAAGATGATAAACGAAATTTGCCCATGGGCGCAGCAAAGAAAAAATTAAAAGAATCATATCAATTTAAGAATGCAGATGAATTAATTGACAACGTACTAAAACATTGGAAACAGATTTCCAATACACCTAAAAGTAGAATTTTTAATGATTCAGGATGGCCAGAAATTGTAGGAAAGTATTTACAAGAATGTGGAATCAATGAAGATGATTTTTTTTCTGCCTGGGAAAAAAGATTTGGCACACATCCAGGATTTATTTCTGATGAATAATATGAATCTTAAAAAACTACACGAACAATTTATTAATAATGCGAATCGTCAAATGACGTTTGACAATTTACCTGTTAATGTAAAAAAACAGAATACACCCATTGTTGTCACGAACAAGTGGGAAGTCAATGAAAAAGTTCTTTCAAAAACATTTCAGTTTCAACGTAAAGGCGATAAAGACAAATTTGTTATTGCGTTACTTGAATATGAAGCAGAAACAGAACACAACGCGATCATTACAATAAATGGTGAAAATGTAACGCTTGAATTATTCACAAAAGATCTTGATAAAGTTACAGAAATCGATAAAACATATGCTAAATTTGCAGATGTCCTTTTCAAGGACATAGTGTATAATCCTGGATATGAGCAATTTAAATTCTAATAATCAGATTATGATGAGTGATTCACTGAAGAGTCAAGTTGGTGACATTGATTCACAAATGATGGATCAATTGAACGATCAATATGTTCATGTTATTGCTGATAGAACAATTGGCGGTCATCAAGAACCTTTAATAGGTTTGTTACGAAGTATATTATTAGACGTCGAACCAGAAATTGAATTTAAAGTTGAGCTTTTCGAAGCAATGAAAACCATTAAATCAAACGATCTTGGTTTTTTGAAATTTGAACTTCACCATGGTGAAGACATTGTAACAATCCCAGGACCTTTTAAAGTAAAAGCTGCACGAATTCAAGACATTGAACCAAAAACGCAAATGTGTATTATAGCACTACATTTGCAACGTTAAAGTTTAGATAAGAACCTATCTATAAAAGGTGTAATATGTCAAATTTTGATAATCAAGACGACGTTTGTCAATCGTGCGGCGCTGATGGTGAATTGCATGAAACAGATGAAGGCGAATATTTATGTGATGATTGTGGTTCTTATTCGGGCGATAAGGTTAATGAATCCAAAGAAGGAATATCATTTGACAAATTCATGGATAGAATTCTGTTAAGTGAAAATAATAGATCAAAAATGAAAGTCTCTGAAAATCCAAATAGAGCTCGTGCTGCAACACACCAAGACCGCCCACTTAACAGAATTCGTTACGGAAAATAATCATATGACAAAAATTAAAACAGGATCAGGTCTTGCGTCATATCTTGACAGTGTTATTCAAGAAACAGTGAAATCATCATTGCAACAACGCGCTCTTAAGGAAAGAGAGAAACAAGATTCAACACAGGGTTCAAAAAAATCAAACAACTCTTCAGGCAATAACCAATCAAAAGTAGATGAAGATAATTCTGGGGACACTGTCGCGTCCAAGACAATGGACGATGAAACAGACAAACTGAAAACCGGTGAATCAATTAAAGCTGATGATATTGTTTCTCGTTTAAATACAATTCGAGGCGGCCATTCATTTAAAGATGAGCATGTTGCAGCTGCAATGGAAGAATACGTGGAAAGTTTGACAAACGCTGAAAAAACAGCGTTGTTAGCCTTTCTTAAGGGAATTTCACAGATTGTAACTGGCGAAATTTCGGGTGATGATGCGACTGATCCCAAAACACATCCTGCAGATGTTAAAATGAAAAAAGACAATGAAATTTATCAGCAGAAAAAACACATCGATCCAAACGTTATTAAAACCGCTCAGGATAAGAAACCTAAAAAAGATGGAAAAGAAGATACATCTGGTCCTGTTCCAATAACTCCAAAGAAATGAATTATGTTGAACAGCGAAATTAGAAAAATCAATCTTCCAAAAGGTGAAGTTCTTGAGGTTCAAACTTCAGAAGAATTTTATGTTCGAATAAGAAAACACTTTGGTTTAAAAATTAATGAATATGTCAGTGATGACTATGTTCGAATGTTTATTTATGGTTCTGTCAAAACTGCGCTTGACAAAGTAGGTTAAAATGAATAAAGATATATTGGCACAATACATTAAACTTGTCGTTGAACAGCGTATACGTGAAGCCGATATATCTGATGGTACAAAAGTTGAACATGGTTCTGATAAACACATATCAGATCTTAAAATTCGAATTGAAGATTTAATAAAATGGCGTGATAAACAACGTAAAGGTTCAGAAGCACGTGCAAATTACGCTCGATTAATAAATTCACTTAAAGCGCAATTGGCAAGTGCTCTTCGCGCCGCGGCAAAAAAGAAAAAATGAATAAACTTCACGAGGGAGGTGCTGCAGGTCATCTTCGTTATATTTCTGATAATCTTGCCCTCACCTTTGGTGAGATAAAAGAAGTAATTCAAAATTCGTGCGAAGGAAAACTTGAACGTGTCTCTGAAAAACTTGACGGAATTAATAACTGCTTTACATACGATATTTCAACAAAACAGATAAAAGTTGCACGTACAGGCAATGACATTAAGAATGGTGGAATGGATGCTAAAGCGCTTGCAAAGAAATTTTTTGGTCGTGGCAACGTAGAAGAAGCATTTAACAAATCATTTAAAGTTCTTGAAGATTCAATGAATGGACTTACGCTTGCCCAACAGAGAAAAATCTTTGGTCCTCGTGCAAATAAATGGTATTCAATGGAAATCATATATGCTGCGTCTCCAAATACCGTGAGTTACGATAGTAATAATATTGTGTTTCACGGGTGGCCGATATTTGAAATTAAGTCTAACGGATCTGTTGAACAAATAGACGACGATTCTGGCGTGGGGATTTTATCAAAAAATATAAATCAGATGCAAAAAGCAGTGAGCATGAAAGATTGGCAAGTTCGCGGTCCGTCTTTGCTTTCACTTAAGAAAATATCTGATGGTTCGTTGGTGTCATCATTGTTATCTGATCTTGATCAGATCATGCAAGAAGGTAACGTTACCGAAAATGATTCAATGTATGAATATCTTCGCAACATGTTGAGTGAAAGCGTCGCCAATTTAGGATTACCAAGAAAAATTTCAAACCTCGTTATTTCTCGTGCAATTGAAGAACCAGGTTCACCGGGACTCCCTGAGATTAAAAAAATAGCACCTAAAGAATATCATTCAACGATATCACAATTCATTAAAGATTCAGAAGCGTTGAAAAAACAATTCATGATTCCAATTGAGAAACTTTTAAATCAATTGGCTCTTGAAGTTTTAAGAGGTTTACATTCAACACTAATAGATGATTCAGATGCTGAAGTTCGAAGAATTAAATCACAATTAACTAAAGCAATAAGCGCAATAAATTCAAGTGGTAATGATGTTGCTATGAACATATTACAAACTGAATTACAACGACTAGGAAATATTGAAAATGTTGTTGCTGCAATGGAAGGCATTGTGTTTTTCTTTAAAGGGCAAGCGTATAAATTTACGGGAAATTTTGCTCCCGCACATCAAATTTTGAGTTTGTTCAAATATGGACGAAAAGGAGTTCCACCAATGAGTATGGGTGAAGCCCTATTGTCACGTTCAATTGAACAATTATTGAATGAAGGTGGGCATGCTTTTTCTAATGTTTTACCCATTTCACTCGAAGACTTTAGAGTAACGTGGCCTCATATTTTAGATGACTTAAGAACATTAGGTTGCACAAAAATTGAACCCATAGGAAGTACTGGCAAAAAACAAATAATGGGTGACATTGACATTGCAGCTGAATTTCCCGGAACAACATCTGAATTATTTGAATTGGCGTCTGACATGTTTGGAATCAATTCTGTGCGTAAAGTAGGCGGAAACACCGTAACGATAAGTTATCCAGTTTATGTTGCAAAAGGTGGACAAACAGGTAATCACGTTCAAGTCGATGTAATGTTAGGAAAAGTAAGTTATTTATCTTGGTCACGTTTTGGTACATCTCCTCATGAAGAGCATATTGATTATTCTCCGTTGAAGGGTGTGGCACGAAATATACTTTTAGGCGTCGTTAGTCGATATTTATCAAAACAACAATTTGATACAAACGATTTAGACAGAACGCGATACAATATTGATTTTGACAACGGATTGTATAAAGTTGTTCAAACTCGTCGTAATAAAACGTCAACAAAACCACCGACAAAAAATTGGCGAATTTTATCAAGAGAATTGTTATCTGATGACCCTGATTTGATATCACAAGCCATATTCGGTCAAAATTTTAAAGCAAATGATTTAAGAAAATTTGAAGATGTTGTCAGGGTGATTAAAACATCTCCAAAAACAAAAACGTTGGCGACTGAAATTTTGAATTCATTTAATGACGAAATTAAAGATATTGTACTTAAAATGCCACACGTACTAGGCGATAACCTTGAACGCTCTTTATCATACATAGAAACTGTAATCAATAATAATTAAAATCATGTCAAATAATCTTAAAATACTTCTATCTGAATTTGTTAAACATGTTATTGCTGAAGGAAAAGGTCTTGATATGTCAGGGAATTGGGTTTCTTGGCCCCCTGCGTCAAAACGTATTAGTTATCAACCTACAATAAAAGGTGTTGGTCCCGGTGAAGAACGTTTGGCAAAAATGATGAATGGACAAGTTATGGGAGGCGGCGTATCACATGATATCGAAGGTCCAGATGGTTCATCTTGGGAAGTTAAAGAACCTGTCGGCGGAAAAATTCGTGCTGGTATTGAAGGAACTACAGCTTCGATAAAAATGAGAACTGAAATTGACAATGTGGTCAACATAATTGTGAATGCATATTCTGGATCTAGAACAAAACAAGGATTTAAGTCGTTGTTTCGTAAACAACAACTTGATTTAATCAGACACTTCATTGTCAATGAAGTTCCGATGATCAGAAAAGCAGAAATTTCTGGTGGACGAATGATGTTAATGTTGGACGTTCTTAATCTAATTAATCAAGCAATATACGGCAATAACGCTCTAGATTCTACGGAAAATTCGATTGAAAATGATGAACAAAAGTTCGTTGAACTTGGTGATGAAAAGAAAACCGTAAAAAAAGATATTGATACAGCAACATTTGTTAAAATTGGTCAGGAGCTTGGATTACCAAATGAAGAATTGAATATCACAGAAAAAGATATTTTTAAATCAATATTTTCAAATATGGCGTTTACTGACCCAGACAAATGGTTTAAAATGTATTGGACAAAAGGTGCTTCTGCGTCAGATGTTTTTGGTCATTGTACAGGTGTTATATTGGTTTCAGAAGATGGATACAAAGTTGTTAATCACAATCGATTAAATCGTGAAATTGTCTTTTTCTCTATAAGTCAATCAAGAACACAGTTCAAAGTTTCTTAATTGTTAAAAGAACATATTCTCTTATTAATGATTCTAATTTTGGTTTCGCCCATTTAGGAGTTTTGATTTTTATTTCCTTTTCAACGGGTTTAGTTGATGTCAGAGTGTTCCAATATTTGTTTCCGTCAATGTTTTTAGGCAAGAATTTTTTAAATGATTCTTTATCGTTATTCAATAGAAATTGACGCATTTTTGTTCCACTGACGTTAACCGTTGATGTTCGTTCAACACCACGTGTTATAACTTTTCCATTATCATATAAGTTTTTTGCATATTTCTGTAATGATTTGTCTGAAAAATTTTCTGCTGCGTCAACTGGATCAGAATATATTGTGAAATTGTCTTGTGAATTTGATTCACTTGCTGTGCCAATTTCTAAGTAAACATTTCGTACAGGTGATCCACCGTATATTATTTTTACGTTCGAAGGTAGAATGTCTTCAATTTGATCTTTCCAAATTGTTTGCATTGCTTTTCCACTTATAATATCTCTGTCACTTAATGACACAAATAATTTCACAATATCATTTTCTTTTGCAGCGATCTGTATTAGTCCAAAGTGTCCTGCATGAAATGGCTTCGCAGCCATTGGAATTAATCCTATTGTTGTCATATTCGTGTCAATCCTAACATTGTCGTGGTATAATAATTACAATATGATGGGTAAAAAATATTCAAATGAAGAGATTATTTCTTGTGGTGCAATAACTTGGCGTTTAAAACAAGGATTGATTGAAATTCTTCTTATAAAACAATTTCATGATAAGGAACTTTGGGGAATTCCTAAGGGACATATCAACAAGGAAGAATCAATTGATACATGTGCTATACGAGAAGTATTTGAAGAAACTGGTGTGTTAGTTGAATTAGGAGTGAGATTAAGTGATTGTTTAATACGACAAAAAGTTAAGCAGAAAAAAGTTATATCATTTTTAGCTATACCGTTAAGTCATGATGAACCAAATCACAATGGTTATGATAGTGAAGTTGCTGATGCAAAGTGGTTCAATATTAAAAATTTGCCAAATTTAGTTTCATATCAGCAAGTTTTAATTAAAGAAGCTTGCGATTTAATTGCAATTCATGTTATGAAATTATCAGATCACATAAAATTAATGAAATGAGTATTGAACAAGACACAGCGACACGTATTCTTGATGCACTGAATTATGTATATTCGTATGCTGACGGTGTTGATGATTGGATTACAATAAAAAAGGAACTTTTAAAAATCTTGACTGCAAAAGATAGAACGTTATTTTCTACTAGACACCCCATAACAAAAAAACAACAAACAAATGACTTTGAAAGATCTGTTGCTAAACGATGGTCAATATTAACTGGTCGTTCTGTTATATTTAGTACAAATGAACAACAAGAAATTGAATGAACAGCTGATTAGAAGACACGTGCGCAAAATCATTCTTGAAGACGATGGTGGTGCGTATGGAGGTTGGGGCGACGCGGGCGCCGGGGGTGCATATGGAATGCATTATGCTAGTAAAGATCAACTTTATAACATTTTCATAAAACCATTTGTTGACGTAGTACAAGTTGGCGCGGGAAAAGCAAAAGAACTTTCTATAAAGACACAAACTCTTGTTAAAACAGTGTTTGATGTCGCCGCAACTACAATCTTGCCCGGTCTGTCACAAAATTATTCTGAAATTTATGAAAAAGAAAAAAACGCGCTTGATAAAATACGCTCGCAATATTCAAGTGTATATGGTGCAACATGGGATGCATTTAAAGAAGCCGATGTAATGATTGCAGCATTCATGTTTCGCCCAGATTTAATCTTGACAACGCAATTTGTAAGAAAAACTCCTAAAGTTGCAGCTAAATTATTAAGCGTGTTGTCAGGTGGCAAATTAGATGACGTGCTTGGAAAACTATTACATAGTGAAAAAAGTAAATCAACTTTTGAATCTGTATTACACGAAAAAGATGACAAAAAGAATAAAAATAATGATGACGCTGAAAAATTAATTGCCCTTGTTAAAAACGACAAAGTTAAAAAACTACTTGCAAATAGTGATGAAGTTCAAAAATTATCAAGGATTGGGAAAGAAATAGTTTTAGGCACGTTAAAAGATGTTATTAAAAGCGCAAATTTAGTTTTAAGTGCAACGAATGTTAAACAACTTGAAAAACCTTTGGGCAAAAAAATTCCTGAACTTAATCAATTGTCTAAAGTTCCTGATAGTGAAAAACAGGCAGCTGAGAAACAATTGTTAAAAACAATTAAACTATCAATGAAAGAGTTTTACATTAAACAATTAGAGGCACAGATTAAAAGCGTAGTGTCTGCGGGATTGTCGCAAGATCATCCATACGTAAAAAGTTATTTAATTGCAATCTCAAAAATTAAGTCTTTTTAAGACAAAACATTCTTGCATAAGTTGTTATAATAAATTTATGAAGAATTCACAGAAACAATATAACGTAGCTGATATGCAACCTGATGAGATTAATGCTTTGCGTTCTTTAGTTAAAGAATTTATGACGAAAGTTTCAAGTATTGATAACGAAGTTGAACTTCTTAAAACAGACCGCAAAGAACTTATTGAAGAATATTCATCAAAACTTGATATGAAAACATTAACTGCCGCATTACGTGTGTTAAAAATTCAGCAAGGCGTTCAACATAAAGATACGTATGATCTTTTTCTTACTGCCTTGGAAGGTGAAAATCTATGAGTGTTGTTGTTTTGAAAAAAACAAAACTTACGCATGTGAAACTTTCAAAATTTGAACTTATTCATTTACGTGATTTATTTTCACTCCTTACGCCTCCCGAGATGAAAGAAACGATAAGTCAAAAATTAGCATTGTTACAAAACAGGCCATTAATTGAAGCAAAATTATGGCAAAAGATCGTTAGAGCATGTGAAGAATGTGAAATACCTCTTGGTGATGAAGCACCTGACTTTGTTGTATCATTAGCATCAACACCCAGTATTGGCGTTTATGAATTATCCCATGATGAAAATCAAGAACAAAGTGAGACATCTATTTTTGACTCAGACGAATCATCAGATGAAGATGATGACAATGACGAAGATGAAGATGAAGAGGATGAATGAGCACATATAATATTGGACAAGTTGTATATGGCATTTTTAAGAAAAATATGTCAGTTCAACCATTTCAAGTAGTTGAAGTAATCACTAAAAAAAACCTTCAAGGTGAATCAACGTCATATGTTCTTCGAACGTTTTATAATGACAAAGAATATACTGAAATTGATTCAAAAATAGATGCTGAATTTTTTGCATCTGCTGAGGTAGCACGAACAACATTAGTTTTACGAGCTGAAGCGTCTATTAAAAAAATAGTTGATTTAGCAACAGAAAATGCGGAAAAGTTCTTTCAACTAGAAGAACACCTGACAAAAGAATCAATTGAACATGTCATAGACAATCAACTAGAAGCAGATTCGTCAACTGTTGAAACAATAATTGAAGGAAAACGCGTTAAAGTTCGTCTTCCAAAGACTCAATAGAATACGTATAGATATGTCGCTATTAACATTAGAATCATTACGTAAATTAATCATCAAAGTAATTAAAGAAGCAAAAATAAAAGCTTCTCCAGAGTATATGGCAAAGGAAGTTGTTAGAAATGAACTTCAACAATTAATTTTGAGTCATATAAATTCAGGTGATGTTACAGATGAAAAGCAATTAAAAATGCTACTTTCAAATATTGATTTATCTTTAATTGCACTTAAAATGATCCCATTTGATGTTTGGAAAAAACTAAAGACAACAAAGTGATATTTGTTAACATGATAAGAGTGTTAATGTCTGTTGTTTTGACGTACTGTTTAACGTCATTTTTGGGATATGTTATTCATCGTCTTATTCACAAACCGTGGATGAGATCTTTATATCGTGCACATCAAACGCATCATGTTAAATTGTATCCCCCGGGTAAATTAATTTCTGATGATTATCTCAGCGCGGGCAAACAAAGTTCTGTATACACATTCATAATTGCATTTACACCATTCTTAATTACACCAGTAATTTTAACGTGTTTAGACGTCATAACAATATGTGACATGATTTCATCGATGATTACAATGATAATTGTTGGATTAATTCATGACGTTGTACATGATTCGTTTCACGTTAAAAAACACTTTTTGTCTCGTGTTATACCTACATACGAAATTATGCGGCGATATCATTTCATACATCATGTTAATATGAAGAAAAATTTTGGTATATACAGTTTTGTTTGGGATAGAATTTTTCAAACATTTAAGTCAAATTAAGTGTAATATAATTTGTGAATGTATTATCATGATTCATGAGTAAGTTTTGGCCAAGTATTGAGAATTTTCACACCCTTCGCAAAGGAACACAAAAATATCCACACCTTTTAGGATCTTCACCAAAAGTAACGTATAAAGCAAAGGTGAAATTGCACGGAACAAACGCAGGTATTGAACTTTTTGATTGTATCAATGGCCCAACTGTTCGTGCGCTATCACGAACGCAAATTATTTCACCAGGAAATGATAATGCTGGGTTTGCTGCGTGGGTATGGGGAAATAAAGAAAAATTTGTTTCGCTTTGTCATCCTGGTCGAACCATTGTGATTAATGGCGAATGGGTTGGTCCTGGAATTATGAAAGGAACAGCTGTGAATAAACTTGATTCAAAGAAATTCATGGTGTTTGCTGTCACAATTTATCAAGACGATGATGTTATTGGATTTATTGTGGATCCTGAAGATCTTGGTAGTTTGCTTGAACCTGTTTCAGATATCGTTCATGTTATTCCTTGGTATGACTCTGGGAAAGAATACGAAATCGATTTTGAAAAATCAGGTGAAGAATTACAATGTCTTGTTGAAGATATCAACAAAGAAGTACTTCAAGTTGAAGCATGTGATCCTTTCATGAAATCACAATTTCAACTTGAGGGAATTGGTGAAGGTCTTGTGTTTTACCCTATCGATGAAGAGCATAGTGATTATGAATCATTTTCAAATCTTTGTTTTAAGGCCAAGGGTGAAAAACACCAAAGTGTTGCACACACAAAACCTGCTCAAATTGATCCGTCTATAGCAAATAGTTTAACAGAATTTGCTCATCTCGTCTTACCTGTTTCACGCCTCGAACAAGGTGTATATGCAGTTAACAATGGTGTTCTTGAATTTGATAACAAGAAAATCGGACTTTTTCTAAAATGGATCAATGAAGACTTGTTTAAAGAAACACAAGGTGAACTTGAAGTAAGCGGTCTTAATTCAAAAGATGCATATCGAAAATGTAGTGAAGTTGCTAGAACTTGGTATCTTTCACAAATGAAAAAACTATGATTGAATCAGTAACAAATTGGGTGTGTAAGTCATGCGGTAATCCCGTGGAATGGTGGACAGATAAAACGACGTGTTGTAAATCTTTTGTAACAATAGCATATTCAGATATACCTTGCATTTGTAGCGATCAAATTGACCATCCACAAGGATTTCTTACGTATACAGACGGATATACGAGATTATGTGGGTGTGGATTTGGAAGCGGGGGAACCCATCCTAGATTGCCGAATCCAAATAAATTAATTGGTTTAACTGCATTGTTTTTTTCTACAGTGTTACATGATTTATTTGGTAAATCATTTCTTGCACCCACTTTCTTAAAAAGACAATTATGAAAATACTTATTATTGATGGGATGAATTTTCTTCATCGTGCTCGTTCGGGATTTATGGCAGGCGAGAACCCTGTTGTATTTAATTCATTTCGAAATCTTCGTGCGCTTGTCGGCATACATACACCCGATCGTGTATATTTTGTTTTGGAAGGACATCCCAAACAACGTATTGATATGTTGCCTACATACAAAGCCAATAGAATAATTGAGACTGTTGGTGACGGGGAAACTCCAAATCCTGAATTAGAGAAAAAACTCGTTGATCGTGAATCATTTTATCGGCAAGTTAACCTTGTTTTGGAACTATTGCAGAATAATTTTCCAATTCATGTTGTGAAACATCCTGATTATGAGTGCGATGATACGATTTATAACTTAATCAAGACGCAATCAAGTGACACAGAATGTGTTGTGGCAAGTAATGACTCTGATTTTATCCAACTTCTTGATGAATTTGATAACGTTAAAGTATACAATCCAATGTTGAAATCATACATGCAAAAACCTGATTTTGATTACGTTATTTGGAAATCCCTAAGAGGTGATGGATCTGATAATATCAAAGGTCTTCCCGGGATTGGTGATAAAACTGCTGCAAAAATCATGGATGACCCTGATAAATTGATGACCTTATTTGAGAATTCAGAATTTAAAGAAAAGTTTAATCAGAATTATTCATTAATTAAGTTCATTGATTTTCTTGATGAAGATGATTTCAACAAAATGGAAAAATCATCTCCAATTAAAAACTGGGACGCAGTTAATGAACATTTTCAAAAGTGGGATTTTCAATCGATTTTGAAAGAAAAATCTTGGGAAAAATTTATTCAAACTTTTGATTCATTAATCTAATATATAAATCATGCCTGGATTTTCACCACCAATGAAACTTAAAACAAATCCTGAACAGTAACTTAAAAAGTGTTTAAAAACTTATCAATTAAGTCATATTTTTGATGATGTTGTAGGATGGTTGGATACTGGCGCCTTTGGGCCAGCATCACTTAAAAAGCTCTTTATTGATTCTTTTTATATCCCTGATGAACATTCAACGCACACATATTTCGGTGATATTGATTTGTCAGATCCTGTTTCTTGGGGTGAAGAAGATCCTAATTTGCCTATGCCAAGTGATCAATTTTTCTTAGATCTTTCAAAAGCAATTAAAGCCGATGAAAAACGAAATGCAAAAAGATCATCATACGAATTTTAATTGAATACTTAACGTTTGAGGTATTGATATGTCAAACGTAAAAAGAATTGTTGGTTTCATTTGGGCTTCGCCTTTAACTGCGCTGGCCTTTTGTTACGTTTTGTTATTTCAATTGATGTCGTATTATACTTACCAAGGCGTTCATGGTGATGCAATAGTTTGGCGTGTCAATATTGACAATTCACCGAACTGGTTAAATTCATTGTGGAAATCATGGGGAGGTCATGCGTTTGGAAATATTGTTGTTTTACGTAATGACCTGTCAGATTCAAGAACACAAATTATTCTTAGACACGAACAAGAACATGTTAGACAGTGCATGATTCTTGGTGTATTTCAACCCATTCTTTATGGGTTGTCTTGGTTAACTATTAAGATCGCATGTAAAAACAGTGATCCTTATTATTCAAATGTATTTGAAATAGATGCACGAAGGGCTGCAGGACAAGTTGTCGATGTTGAAGGTGTTGCTAAAAAATTAGCAGCAACGCAAAAATAACAACCTATTTAATGTTATGCATACGTCAGTTAAAGAAGCTTTTTACGGATTTACTGAAAAATTTGAAGGTGCAGTTCCTTGGATGTATCTTGATATCAAAGGCCTTGTCACAGTCGCGGTAGGAAATCTTATTGATCCTGTTTCTCTTGCTGTGAATTTACCTTTTATCAATATGAAAACGTTGTCACCTGCAACAAAAAGTGAAATTGTTGCAGAGTGGAATTTGATTAAATCAAACGTTCAATTAGCTAAAAAGGGACATAAAGCTGCTGAAAAAATAGCAAAATTACGAATGACAATTGACGGGATGTCAAATCTTGTTAACTATCGATTATTACAAAATGAATCTTATTTAAGAAAACGATTTCCAAAATTAGATGAATGGCCTGCAGATGCTCAGCTTGCATTATTTTCAATGGCGTGGGCAATGGGTCCTGCATTTAAATTTGCAACGCTTGAAAAAGCATTAAATGCAGGGAAGTTTGATGTATATGACGTTAACGGTCGTCATCTTTGTTGGATGAATGACAAAAACAATCCTGGTCTTCGACCACGCAATATTGCGAATGTTAAATTGTTTGAAAATGCTGCCAAGGTTGTTAAAAACAATCTTGACATTTCTGTTTTGTATTATCCTTCTCCTGTCAAAATCGCCGAAGAAACAAAATCAACGCCAGCCGTAGATACACAAGTACCCGAAGTTAAGCCTGTTATTCTTGAACAACAAGAGCCTGAAGAGCCATTTCCACTGCCCACAGTTGAAGCACCAATTATTCAAGCTCCAGAAATTAAGAAGCCAACCATAAAAACAACGAATAAACCTGATAAAAGTTTGGCATTTTTGTTGTTTATGATTTTTGGTACTGTTGGTTGGTTATTTAAGACGATTTTCTTGTATTTTAAAGGTGAATAATGTTTACTCCTAAACTTGGTGGATGGCGAAAAGACGAAGAATCAATTAAAGATTTAAAATTTGATGACTTGAAATTTAAATTGAGCGCGAATGCAGATTATGTCGATTTGCGAAGAATGTGTTCGCCAATTGAAAAACAGTTGCAGTTATCATCATGCGTTGCAAATGCTGTAGTTGGTGGTCTTGAATTATTGTTACGCGAGCGCTCTGGCGACAACACAGATCTTTCGAGGCTTTTCATATATTACAATTCGAGGCTTATGAATGGCGAACAGGATAAAGATGAAGGAACATATAATCATCTTGCAATGGGGGTATTGTCATCATTGGGTTCATGTCCAGAAGAGCTTTGCAAATATGAAGTTGAAAATGTTTTCACTAGACCTTCATGGAAAGCATATAGACATGCTCATGTAAATAGAGTTGATAAATATTATCGTATAAGTTCAACCGGCACAGCACGTATTCAAGATATTAAAATCGCATTAACAGCACATTTCCCAGTTGTTTTTGGTTGTATTGTTGATGATGAGTTTGTAAAAACAAATTCTTCTGGTTTTGTTAATATGCCTATTGAACCACGAACGGGAACGGGTGGGCATGCAATGTTAATCGTTGGATTTAATCAAACACATTTTATCGTGAGAAATTCTTGGGGTGAACTTTGGGGTGACAATGGTTATTGTTATATTCCCTTTGATTATCTTGATGCTACAAATGCAAATGATTTTTGGGTTATGACAGGTGTTAAATGAAAAAAATTGTGACATTTTTGTGTGCAGTATTGTTAATTTTTTCGTGCGTTCCTCAAGCGAATGTTCCCAACGTTAACATTCAAGATGTTAGTAATTGTGAAAAAGCATGTGTTACATTGACACAATTGAATTGCGATGAATCAAAACCAATTGAACTTGAAGTGAAGTGCACAACACCAGCAGATTGTTTACCAATGCAATCATGTGTTTTAGGTCATTGTAATGTTACATGTTTATCATTTTGCGTGTACACGCAAAATGCAGGTGTTGATTTAGGTCTGACTTGTGTTGCAAGCATTAGAACATGCGAACAAATCGAAAGCTGTCAACCATAATGTCCTTAAGTCTTCTTAGGGAATATATTCTTGAGGTTTTAGGTGGAAATCTTACGCACGGCATACCTACTACGGGTCACACAGGTTCAAATATTTTGGATGATGAAGAACAAGATAACGAATTAAATGAACTTGATTCGCAAAAATTGCAAGCTGCTATATGTTTAATCATGTCAGATGACGGCATGATTTTAGCCGTGTCAAGAAAAGATAACCCTACAGATTTTGGACTACCTGGCGGCAAAATAGATTTCGCCGAAACGGCTGAAGAAGCTGCAAAAAGAGAACTCTGGGAAGAAACTGGTTTGACTGCATCATCATTGATTAAAGTCTTTGTTCATACTGACGCAGATGGTTATGAAACAACAACTTTTCTTTGTGATGCTGAAGGTGAAATCAAAACAGATGAAAGTGGTGTAATTCGTTGGGTTAAACCCAATGTTTTATTACAAGGTTGTTTTGCATCATACAACAAAAAACTGTTTAAACATTTGAATATTTTGTATTAAGGTACATTTAATGAATATTTTTGTTCTTGACACAGATCCAAAATTGGCTGCACAAGCGTTATGCAACAAACACATACCTAAGATGATCGTTGAAAGTGCTCAAATGCTTAGCACTGCGTTTCCTAAAGCGATTGCACCTTATAAACATACGCACGTAAATCATCCTTGTTCAAAGTGGGTTCGTGATTCACAGTCTAATTACGATTGGCTTGTTGAACATGCACTTGAAATGTGTAATGAATATACGTTACGCTATAAAAAGATTCATAAAACACAAAAAGTTATTGAATTCTGCAAAAACAACCCGCCATCATTACCTAAAGTTGGTTTAACTCCTTTTGCAATTGCTATAAAGGATCCAGTCTATCATGACGTGGATCCCGTTATATCATATAAAGCGTATTACATTGGTGATAAATCACGTTTTGCAAAGTGGGCACCAAAATCACGGCCACCTTCTTGGTGGCCGTTTGAAGAGTGAACTTATCTTGAAAGAAACGTTTTAATACTTTGGACGTGAACAAAGAAGCATTCATTTGGCGCTGGAATCATGAATGAAGCGATGCCAACTAATTCGCCTCGATCGTTAAATGCGCCGCCGCCCGAATTTCCCTTAAAAACCTCACCAGCAACTTGCATATAAGGTCCTCTTTTCCCATCACTTTCAACCGGACGGAAGTTTTCTTCTCTGTACGCAGACACTAGACCTTGTGTATAAGTCCATGTCATTCCAACAACATGTCCGTAAATGCTCAATTTTTCTCCGATTAATGGCGCAGAAGCTGCGATTGGGGCGACATGATGATTTGGGACATCTTCTACTTTATTTACTTTGAGCAACGCTAAATCATGTGCTTGATCGTGTTTTAAGACGGTTGCATCATGAACCGTCGTTGGTTCTCTGTAAGTCCCTCTGTCTTCTTCACTGACGATAAAATTGATAGTGAAGCCGTCAGTCATTTTATTGACGATGTCGTTTATTTCAGATTCAGATTCTTTCCCTGTTGCTAGTTTTTCAACAACTTCTTCAACCATGTGATGAACACAGTGATTTGCTGTTAAAATTTTATCTTGCGTAACCCAAACACCTGCACAATATGCAGCAACATCATCATCTTCATCACGATGAACTAAGGCGACCGTGTCTGACCTTAATTCATTTATATATGCAGTTCCTGAACCTGGTGCTCGAACACCCGATTGAGCGCCAGAATGAATGCAACATCCCGTTAATATACAAACAAGCACAAATAAAAATAATGGGAAAATATGTTTCATAACAACCTCGTTAAAATAGAGTATATGAACGCATAACACTAGTTTCCATATTGTAAAAAAAAAGTGAATTAAGTTTCATTAAAACAATAGATTGTTATCAGATGTAACGTGTATACACTTGAACAAATTAAATCGATTATCGAAAATAATCAATCAAGACTTTTTTTCTCATATTCATCAGGGCGTCCAGATAATTGGTCTTGTGACACTAGAACACGAGAAATAATTTGCATAAGTGTTTGGCTCAATGAAGAATTGAGTCTAATTCAAATTGATGATGCAGCTAGAATTGCTCAAATATCAAAATTTAATCGATTGTCCAGATCATATCATGATGTATATGCTCTTGCGCTTGAAGTAATAAATGATGCAGTTAATGACAATAACGTTGATCGAAATCGTATAGGACATAGGAGATGGGGATGATATATCGAAATGATAATATGTTGCTTAGGATTGCTCAAGCTGACGCATACGCAAGCGCAATTGAATATGTTTCACGACAAGATCACCATGCGTTATTTAATGATATTGAACAATTTAATGGATATTGTCAAAATCCTCGTTATGATAAATTAAAACCCGGAATGTATACTGACGACACACAACAAAGTTGTGCAGTATCAAACACGTTAATTCGTTGTGGTTTAAAAGCAAAACAAAATGATTTTAGAGATGATTTGTACTATGTATTCAAAAATGATCCACGTGATGGGTATTCACGAGGATTTCAATCTATTTTAGAACTATCAGAATCACCTGAACATATGTCATCATTGTTAAAACCTTGTTCATCTAATAATGGTGCAATGATGAGATCTGTTCCTTTGGGCGTTATTGAAAATCCATTTGATGTTATTCAAATGGCGATTATGCAAGCTTCTGTTACACACATGTCAGCCGGAGGAATCAATAGTTCAGTTTCAACTGCGTTGATGTCACATTACGCTCTTTATGTTGATAAAGATTTTTCTGAAATGTATGAATGGTGTTGTCAATGGTCACAGGCTCATGAATATTTTAAAAGACCGTGGAATGGCCCTGTTGCCATAAAAACCAACGACAAATATTGTCTCGGGAATGGAATGTGTACCGCATGGGCTGTTCAAACTTTACTGTGTGAAGAAAATTCACTAATGAATATTATGAAACGTATCATTTCATGGGGTGCTGATACTGTTGCTGCAGTTGCCTGGGGGATTGCTTCTTGTCGCTATCAAGATGAAAAATTGCCTGAATTTTTCATACGTGACTTAGAGAAAAATTCAACGATTAACCGCGTTGATTATCTTGTTAATTGTGGTTGTAATCTAATGAATTTTGGAAATAAAAATGTCTAAATTTAATTCGCGCAAAATTATGTATTCAGTGCAATCATTTTTTAATGATCGCCATGTTAAAAATACGTTTTCTATTGGGCATAGTATAATAACGGCGCTTCAACCCGTTTTGGAAAAACCATCATATTGGACTGCTGCAAAAGTAGTATTTAATGTCGGTGAAATAATTCTTCAAAATTTTGAGATATGGCCTGAAGCATATTTTTATGAAGGAAATTGGACAGAACCGTTTAGCAATGAGTTTTCTTCGACAATTATGTCTGTAATTGGACATTATCCATTTTCAGACGTAAAAACGATGGAAGAAGGCGTGTTTATTAGAACAATTATCCTTAATGAAATAAAAGTTTCATGGCTTTATTGTTCATCATCAAAAACCCCTTCACGTATTTGGGTTGAAGATGAAAACGTTGAACGTTTTAAACTAGAAATCAAGAATTTATTGTGGGCAAAATATAAAGACAAACCTCTTGTGATGAGAATTAATGATCGCTCACAACCAGATGAGGCTCGAATAATATTCGATATTGATGACGCATTTTTTCCACTTCCTTCAGAAAAAGCAACATTATGTTCAACGTATCTTAAACGTTGTATTGACGCAAAAGTTCATCGCAGTATTATGTTATATGGACCTCCGGGAACTGGGAAATCGACACTGGCCCGTGCACTTGTTGAACAACTCGGTTTAAAATCATTCAGAATCAGAATTGAAGATGTTGGATTGATGTCAAATTCAATGTTGGCTGAAGCAATTTCATTATTTCAACCAGAGGCAATTATTCTTGACGATTTTGATAGGGCAAATAATCAAGCTTCATTGTTAGAAACATTAGAGTTTTTCCAACGTCATGTTTCGCTCGTTATTGCAACTGTAAACGATAAAGATAAATTAGATGACGCTTTATTACGCCCAGGTCGATTTGATGAATTAATATTTGTTGAACAAATGGATGAAAACGTTGTCAAATACGTTCTCGGAGACTTTGTCGATGGATATGAATTTGTTAAAAGCTGGCCAATAGCATTTATTCATGAATACGTTAAAAGACGAACGTTTATGTCTTTAGAAGAAGCACAAACTTCTATGACCGAACTAGCGAACAGGGTTAAAAAAATGTCAATTCAACATACCAATGTTGAAACATGGGATTTACTTAACGAAAATTCCGTTGAAAATAATGATCATAATAATGAGTTACTTGACGAATGAAAAGCTATCTATTATATGATGACATCTCGGCCCCCAAAAGATTTAAAGCTTCTAGTTGATGGTCAGACAGATTTTGTTCTTCACAAATCTCAATTAACGTTTAAATATAACAATGTTATTGATTTTACAGAACAGCGTTTAATAAGATTATCATTAACAATAAAAGATGCTCAACAAAAAATGGTTTTGATGGCGTTATTAAGTGATTATATTCATGGTTTGATTGCCGTTGCGTGGAAGCGTGGATTACCTACGTACGTAAGAGTAACAAAAAATGCATAATACATATGCAAAATATGATGTATAATCATCGTATGAACGATAATTCAGATTCAACAAATGTACTATTTTCAACGGAAGCTAGAAAGCAATTATTTTCTGGGCTTAAGATAGCTGCTGAAGCAGTTGGATGTACTTTAGGTCCAAAAGGTAAAACAGTTTTAATTAAAAATTCAGAAGATAGAACTCTTCAATCTACCAAGGACGGAGTAACTGTAAGTAAGTTTATACGTCTTAAAGACAAAGTTCAAAGTATGGGTGCAGATCTTATTAAAGAAGCCGCATCACAAACAAATGAAATTGCGGGTGATGGTACCACTACTGCAACAGTTTTAACATATGCCATGGTAAAAGAAGGGTTGCGACTACTTGATGCTGGTTACTCGGCCAAGGAACTGTGTCAAGGTATTGAGCACGCGCGCAACAAAATTGATGAACAATTAATTCATGGTGCAAAAAAATTATCTACGTCTGAAGAAATTTCTCAAATTGGAACCATAAGTGCGAATGGTGATGAACAAATTGGACAATTGATTGCAGGTGCAATGAACAGAGTTGGTCATGATGGTATCATAACAGTAGAAGATGCAAAAGGGATGTTAACATCCCTTGATTTCGTTGATGGTATGCGCTTTGAAAGAGGGTATCTTTCACCTTATTTTGTTACAAATCAAGAACGAATGAATTCAGTTTATCAAGACGCATTTGTATTGGTGACAGATAAAAAGATAAGTAATTTACGTGATATTGTTCCACTTTTAGAAAAAGTAGTTCAATCACAGAAAGCGCTATTGATCATTGCAGACGATGTCGATGGTGATGCCTTACAAGGGCTCGTGTTAAATCGTGTTAAATCACAACTACCCGTCGTTGCAATCAAAGCGCCAGGCTACGGTTTGCACCGTGATGAATTGCTAAGTGATATTTGCGCATTAACAGGTGCAAAACTTGTATCTAGTTCAACGGGAATTGATTTAAAATCAGCTTTTGATTCGCTTGGTAAGGTTAAAAAGTTTGTCGTTGATTCTAAACTAACTACACTGGTTGGGATGCAATCGTCAAAAGACGATATTGAAACTCATGTTAAGAAACTTAAAGAACAATTGAGTGACATTACTTTAAATCATGAAGAAATAACGAAATTAAAAGTACGTATCGCAAGACTAAGTGGCGGCGTCGCCATTATTCGCGTTGGTGGTGCAACTGAAATTGAAATGATTGAACGTAAATATCGTATTGAAGACGCCCTTAACGCAACAAAGGCAGCAGTTGACGAAGGCGTACATGCCGGTGGTGGGATGGCATTAATCGACGCAGAAAAGCGTTGTACTTTTGATTTAGTTTCAAAAGATGAATTGATGGGTGTGTCAATTGTACAAGGAGCGTGTTATGCTCCAATAAGGAAGATTGTTGAAAATGCTGGGTTAATACCTGAAGTTGTTATTTCAGAACTTGATAGACAACAAGGATTGGGTTATAATGCCGCCATGAATTCATATGTGAATATGATTGAATCAGGAATAATCGATCCAGTTAAAGTAACTAGAACTGCATTAAAACATGCTGCGTCAGTTGCGATTACGTTTTTGTCTCTAGGTGCAATTATTGTGAGTGAATGATTTATTTACAATAATGAGAATAACAATTCGACAATTACGTAAATTTATTAAAGAACAAATACAAAGAAATATGATGTCAATGGCAGGCATCATAAGTGGAGGTGCGTCATATTCAAACAATGGTGCTGCACCGCCTGATTTAGGATCTGAACAAATTGAAGACGATACAGAAAAAGATAATGAAAAAGAACAAGAAAAAACACAACTCGGCGCAAGAATCTACAATAAATACAGATGATCGTGAGGATCGTATTGAATTGACGGGATATGTTGATGAAACTCTTCCTGGAACACTTTTTAAAGTTAGATGCGATAATGGATGTAATGTACTTTGCACGCTTGGAGGTAAGTTACGATTGAATAAGATTCGAATTCTTGTAGGTGACAATGTAAAAATCGAGGTATCACCTTATGACACCACGAGAGGTAGAGTTGTTTATCGAGGAAAATAACATCTTCTAATAAATTTAATCGGGCCAAGATATTTAGAATTATGAAGTATCTTGGCCCGATTTCTACGTTATTAATAGCATTATTAGCATTGTTTGGCGTTTGTTTTTTCACATATTTAAATTCTTTTGGTGGTGCAGTATCAGCGTCAATGTTATTCGTAATTTGCGCGTTTATGATAAAATATCGCGATTATCCTGAAATTTGGAAACCTCTTTTCCAAAACAGAAAAGATTAATATGTAAAAACACCATTACCGATATTCAAAAGTCTTTTTTGTTTATCTTTGTTTTTTAGTGTGCTTTTTACTTTTACTATCTCCCAATCGGGAAGAATTAATGCCCACAATTCTAGGCCGAAACAACAACCACCGTCAATACCAGTTGCGAATTCAGAAACCAAAGGTTGCGTTAATACGCTGTGGCCAAAAACAATTCGTTCCGGACCTCGCCAGAACTTTGTCCAAAATCCCCATTCTGGTTCGTTTGGTACCTTAGAAGGCCAACATGTACTCTCATCGGCAGACAATGACCCATCGTGACCATAAGGTTTAATCATTTGTATATGAAGTAAATGTTTATAACGTTGGTCTTCAATTTTTCTATTGGGGAACATTCCTGCATGCACGCAAATAACATTATGTTCAGGAAGTTTTATGTATGAAGGCAAATCAACCATGTAATCATAATGCTTTTGTTTTAGTTGTTTACGTGTCGCCAAATGACTTTCACTAAAAATTTCGACATTCTTTCCTTGTAATTCATCAAAATAATATTGTAAATGTCTTGATTCATGATTTCCTAGAATTGCGGCGTATTGTCCTTGTTTTTTTTGATAATGAATTGCAAGATTTATACACTCATCATTGTCTGGACCTCTGTCAATTAAATCACCAAGAAATATAACGTTGTCATTATTTTTGACGTTACACTTGTTTAATAGATCTTGTGCTTCAATGGCACATCCATGTAGGTCACCAATAATAATTGTACGGCCTTTGGTGTTACTCTGTGTGACACCTTTTGGTTTTTTAGGTAGCATCAATTGATATCCAAAATATTTCTTGAAGGCTTAATCACAATCTCATTCGAACACCAATCGCCTGAATCATATTTCACAATTAACGTTGGACGATTTTTAATATGAATAACGGGTGTTACTAACTCAGTTTGCTTAATTGTTTTAACGAAAAAGAAATACGCTAATTTTTCTGCTTTTATTTTTAAACATATTTCATATAACGCAATGAATATGATTGTTATCATAACAAATTATACACTTCGTATGTTCATTGAACATCATTTAATTCAAACAAAAACTGCTTCAAAAAATTGAAGCAGTTTAATCATTATTTTATGTATTGGGAAAAATGGTTAAAGTAAATTAAGAATAAACGTGATTCAATCTGTGTTTCTATATTTCCACACGGGATTTATTCTTTTGAGGTGCGATTTATCAATTTTTGTTTTTTGACATGTTAAGGACATATACATAAGCAAAATTGACATTAAAAGTATAATTGGCCACGTATAAAAAAACATTAATTATTCCTCACGTTGTGTTACGTTTTCATTAGAATCAACGTCTTTTGAAATTGTTTTTTTAATCTTATTTGAAAATTTCATTTGTCGACGACCTTCTTCTAGAAGGTGTACTGAAAGAATTTCATTTGTCGACGACCTTCTTCTAGAAGGTGTACTGAAAGAATTTCATTTATCAATGATTCTAATTTTTTTAAACGAACTAAAGTAGTAGCAATTGACAAAAGACCCGCAGCACAGAGACCGTTTTGTATACGTTCTGGAAACGCTGGGTGCCACAAAATAAATACTGCCCACATAAATAACCAAGATTCACTTAGGTTATCACTTATCCAATTTAGGAGTTTTTGAATTCTTGTAAGAGGTTTATTAAACATGATATGCCCACAAAACAAACGCTTTTTTGTCTTTAAAGTCAACTGAAATTATTAATCCAATCACTCTATCATTAATAGTTAATTTAGTAATGTTCATGTCATAATAAACCAAAGAACCCGGTGCTAAAATAGCATCATCTATTAAAAACAAATATGACAAAAAATGCCATGACATGCTAATTTTCACGGCAAAGTACCAGATACAGATCCAATTAAAGATGATATTGGACACCACCACAAACTATTTTGTGCCAACACTATTCTACCGTGTTTTTGAAAAGACGATACGATCATGACAAAAATATTCGTTTTTGGTTTTAAACTAAATATCTGTGTTTGTGGCATTCTAATTCCATCAGGAGGCCATGTCATGGCAACAGAACCAGAATGCCACATTGCCAAATCACCAGGATAAAATGAACCAGAAAACATTGTTAATAATTATTCAAACGTTTCATATATTTGAGTAATTCCACTAATACTATATTTCATTACAATTGTTGAATATGTTCTATCGTTGTTTTTAAAAGTAACACAATGTTGATTGCGTTCATGAAATTTTTTCTTATGAAACCAAACATTTAAACGATTTTGAATTGCTTTTGTTAGACATTCATATAAAAAAAATGCTCTTTTGCGTTGCGTATGAATGATTGAATCAAGCAAAATTATTTTTTTTCTTTCATCGTCAGATAATTTATATCCTTTACGATTAACATCTGGAATTAGACTGTTTATCAATTCTGAAATATGTCTTGACCCAATACTTTTACCATCATAAATGTATACAAATTCATTGTCAGGTGCAAGCCACCAAACTTCTTTGCATTTTGAATATTTCAAATACCCACTTAACAAGCCCCAATACAAGGAATTAACTTTGTCAATTTTTACACTAACTTTATGATAAAGATTTTCAATCTTACGCCAATCATTTAATGATGACGTATTTACACCAATATTTTTATCATTATATCCTGTCCTGTATGGGATAATTCGTTCAGTATCCCATACAGGTTTAAAGTCATCTAGGTTCATTGAAATAATTTGTTGATATTGGGGGAATTTAACCCCCAATATCAATTTATACTAAGCGTGTGATGTTGTCACAGATTTAGATCGTGATGTGCCATTTGTCGATTGCAACACAGGCGCAAGTTGATTTGCAAGTGACGTACCTTCAAGAAGTTTCTTAAGAACGTCAATTACACTATCTCCACCAAGTATACTCAAGGGTGCCATTGATTGTGCAACCTTTTCTACCATCGCTCGTTCACCAAAGGCACTTAGAGCGGCGATAAGATCTGGGCTGACTGCTTTTGCTTTTTCAACAATCGCTTGAACTTGTGCTTCAAGTTTTTTGATTTCAAGTTCTTGCGTTTGTTTCATTGATTCAAGTTTTTGTGAATCAACCTTTGCCTGCGATTCAAGTTGAATATCTTTCACTTTTGATTCTGCTTCTGCGTCAGCAAGAACGGCAAGTTGACGCTCTGCTTCTGCTTTTGCAGAAGTTTCAATTTGTGCAAGATCAACTTGCATCTGAAGTCTAAATGATTCTTCTTGCAAAGCTGTATTTTTGCGTTTTGTTTCAGCTGTTTCATCAAGTATTTGACGTTTGATTTCTTCAGATGATTTTAGATAATCAAATTTACGACGTTCAGATGCAAGCGCAAGAGCATTTTGAATTGTACCTCTTTGTGCTTCAATTAACATTTTTTCAATATCAGAATTCTGCATTCCAACATTAAGAACTTCGACATCGTAAATATGCATTCCGTTTTCTTCAAACATTACGCCGGGTCTTGGCGTATTATCGATAGATTTTCCAAGAACTATATTACGAATTATATCTGTGTGATTTCCATAAAATTCTTCAACACCAAGTTTTTGAACTTCACCACGAATTCGTGATCTCATATGATCACACAAAAACTTAACATAGTTATCAACGTTAAACCATTTTTCAGGATTACCTGTAAAATTAACTCTAAAACTTAATGAAACATTTAGTTTGCAAAAGTCTTTTGTCTCAACTTCAACCAAATCTGACACTTTATTTGCCGTTGAAAGCAAAAATACGGTTTTAAGTGGATTTGCAGTTGATTTTGGTTTACCACGCGAAAGAGTAATAACCTGAGGAGATTCATCATATTCAAGCATGAATGTACCTGGTCCTTGAACTACTCTTCTGTCGCCGTTCTTGCGAACTAACAACATTGCATATCCTGTCCACAACGTTGTTTGAACTGCACCATCAAATTTCGTATTCAAAACAACGCTACGTGGTGCAGTAAATTTTGTTTTGCGATCAAAAGTGTCACCTGGAAGTGATTTTGACGCACCTTTTATCATAACACGACGCGTTGTATCAGGTGTTTGAAGAGCTGACACTGCGTCATATGATGCCTCTCTTGCGTTATCGTAAAGCATTGATGCTTCACCGCCTCCACCGTATTGGACATTTGAATCATCAAGTCCCAATCTTGCGGCATTTATTGCAAGTGCTTCTGCATTTCCTGGATACATTAATTGACACAAATTAAGAGGCAATGCACGTTGAGCAATAACCTGCGTTCTTGGATCTGGCAAGAAAATGCGAGGACCTTTTACAAGTGAAATAGCACCTGTATTTCTATCTAGAGAATAGCGTGCTTCACCTTCAGGTATCGTAATTCCATAATGAATTTCTTGATTACCATATTTAATAATAGCGTGTTCTTCACGTGGGAAATAAATTGTTTGTTCTTTCCCCGTAATAAATAGTTCTTCACCCGCTTTACGTATGGTGCCATCTGCTTCTGTGTAATCTGCGATTACACGAATATGAATTCCACTTGCCGGTGTGAGTTCTTGCGCCCTAAATTTTTTCGCTTTTGCTGTATCAGGACTGCTTTTAATTGGAGCATCAACAAACTTCTCTGTGGGTTGTGGAAAAACAACTGCAGGGCCATGAACGTATCGCTTGCTTCCGTTTTGATCCAAAAGAAGACAATATTCAAGTCGTTCAAGTGTTACTGCTTCTCTGACGTAACGCTCTTCAGCGCCGCCTCGCTCTGGTACGACTTCGATACCAGTGCTTGGAATATAGAATGAAACTTCTGTTCCTTTGATGATGAACAGTTTGCCCATCGTCAAATCATTTTCTGTTGGAATATCAGTAAGTGATGCACGAACTGTTTCTTTTGCAGTATCACCTTCAACGACTTGCGCCTTGATAACTGATTTATTCCAGTTCTCTCTTGCTGCATCTTCATCATAAACTCTTACAAGAAGATATTCATTACTGCGAAGATTATGCCCTTGAACAGTTTTAGCCATTTGGCCAGGCCAAAGTGCAAATGAAACTGGTCCTGATATGTTCACCTTTTTCCCAATTTTAAGGTCGGGAGTCGTTAACTTTCCTCCACCGTTTGGATGTTTATCACCAACGGCGACATTTTTAAGAATAACATACCAACCTTCCGGTGCAGTTTGAAATAACTGAATTCCACTTGATAAATCGGCAGCCTTAAAACGTTTTGATTTTAAATCAAAAATAACGCATCTATCAGTTCCTGCCAGGCTTGTCTTATTTGGGCCGACGAAACAATTTACTTCACCTTTTGTTTCGTCACTGATGAAACAATATTCATTTGGTGCAAGAATCATATCACGTTCTCTACGATTGTTTTTTTCACTAAAATCTTCACTCATAAATTTACCTTGTTCATTCCTTTTCGAGATTACCATAAACTTTAAACCTTTGTTTAAGTTATTGATATATTAACATAATTTGTTATTATTTTACAATTTTTTGTTTTTAATTTTACACTACAGAAATGTCTTTAAGACGTAACAAACCGATCCAACCTGTAAAATCATCATTAATGATGTATAATGAAACATCTGTCGTTGCTATAACGAATGCAATTGAATTAACTTTCCAAATTGTATGAATCGATCGTATTAAAAACGGATCTTCATACACACTCTTATTTACGTCCGATATAATCAAAGTACCAGGCAAAATCTCACTCATAAATATCAGCGTTATTTTTATGGATCCAACCAGAATTCTTTTCATTAAGAACGAATAGTGAATCATCAACTACGGATATTACATAGAAAATCATATTAGCGGAGGCGGCGTCGCTATCGAAGATCATAAACTCATCATATAATTTCACATCATTATAAATGAACATTAACGATGTAGAAATCACAAGATCTCCCGGTAGAATTTTCATAATTTTTCTAGTAATTCAAAAACATGTGGTTATAATCTGCGTAGCCAAACGTTATCCAACCCGTACCGTTTGATTGAATAATAAATAAACTCATATGATTTCGCCAGTGAATAACAGAAACAATTAACCCATATGTATTGTATTTCCATATACATGATAGTTTCTGTTTTGGATTTATTTCTCCATTTTTATTAACGTATATACCCAGTGATAACGTTTGTTTTGTTTTGCAAAAAAGTCCTGGTTTCATATGATGTCATCACGCAACATGTTAAATATTCAACTTTGAAAAAGCACTTTCATTTGTCAAATCAATCCACCCAATACCATATTTTGCAATAATCATACACGTTTGTGTCTTCAAGCCAAGGATTTTCTGATTATCACAATAGACAATGAAGATTAAATCATTTGCATGTAAATGAAATTTTATAAAGGCATGAATATTATAACTTTCCCAAACTATTTTATTCACATTTAAAGTGTAATATTCACCCGGCAACATTGGTATACTGCGTATCATCCATATATGAAATCCATCCTATTCTAGAATCTGATGTTAGCACTGATAATGCAAAAAATGTACCCAACTTTTTTTTAGCAATAATAAAAACAATTGAATTTGCTAATATACTGTGTTCATAATGAACAGGATTTAATTCGTAACGTAACCAGGCATGCGCATACGATTCATCCAAATATCTTAGATATTTTAATCTAATCAAAGTTCCAGGCCCTACTTGCACAATATTATCCAATCATTAATCATAAATGATATGTCATCGCTTAAATAAAGAATACCAATTCCATATTCAGGGTTTATTATAATTACGTTGATTTCTTCACTCTTATTATCGTGAATTTTAGAAATGACAAAAAAATTGTTTCCTTTAAGGAAACAATTCGAATTGTCTAAAGTGTCAAACCATATTCCATATTCTCCCTTCACTGATATTAATGCGCCTGGATTAATGTCTTTAAATGTGAACATTATTCAATACTTACACGCGCACAAAATCTGTAACATATGCCCAACCAAAACTTTTTTCTGAAAAAACATATATCATAACGCGATTATCAAATGTTGAAATTTTCGCTATAACCAGATAATAATTTAATATGTCTGAAAAAACATATTCACATTCTAGAAACGCATTAGAATTAAAAGAAACATTAGTTGGATTAATCAATCCTGAATATCTTCTGTAAACTAGATCGCCTATGCAAATGTCACCCGAGTACTTTTTCATTAAACATAAGTAAATTCATAAAGCTTCATATTCATCAATATACAGATGAACCCAACCTAATTCACCACGTGATGTCATAATAAACACTTTATTTAAAGTATTGCTCGTTTTATATGATGAAATTATTAAAAAAAGAGAACTTAGTTCTAATTTTCCCCTTAAATGCGTATAAGAAAAAAATTGATATCATCAAATAATTGCAATTCAATAGATGACGTGAATTTACATATTGAACCTGGCCACATGAGTATACAATCTACGTTAAAGTGACGGAAACTTTAATTTAAATTTTTGAAATCGCCAATATCTAACTGATCAATCCAGCCAAGCCCAAATTTTGTTAACACTAAATATGTGTTAAAGCCATCTATCATAGATGATTTGTTGATAATCAAAAATATGTCATTAGCATTTATAATAAATTTAGGTCGATTATTGATTTCTAAGGCTAAAGAATTCCAAACACTCGTTGTTCTATTTGACATGCAAATATCACCTGGTAAAAACACTTTCTTATTTGTCACTGTACTTCCAACGGGATAAAAACGGGAGCCACTAAAATGTATAATTGAGGAACAATTCTCCATGCATTGTGCGCAGAGCCTAGTGCTGTTGAAAATTTATCAAATGTAACATCATACATTTGTCCATTTGAAGATAATAATTTGATGAATTTTTCTTCTATGTGCGCAACAACAAAAAAATTTGACCCATGATATGTGAATATCATCCCAGGTTCAATGGCTTGACTTTTTTTGAAATAAACAGTACTATGTAATATCAAATTATTCATTGTGAATTAAAATTTCATATTCATCTTCAAGAAGGTCTATCCAACCAATGTTATTACGTGATGTAACAACTAAAACTTTTTCTACGAGATCTTGTGCAATAGTTTTTGATATCACTAAAAATAAATCATCGTATGTTAATTTGCCCATTAAGTTAACAACTTCTTTAGGATGAGGCGATAAATACAGTGCATAACGCTTTTTGTATTTATGCAAAAAGCCAATTTTTAACATGAAATAATCTCATATTCACTTGTCAACAAGTGAATCCAACCTATATTATTTTTCATCGTAATGATAAAAATTTTCTCTTTTTGATTTTTATAGGTCGTTATCACTAAAAATAAATCATCGGGCTCCAAGGTTACTGATTCATTTATAGGGTAATAAATGTCAACGAATTGTGATAACTGCAATCGATTTTTTTTGTGAATTTGCACAGAAAACCTGGTTGCAACATCAAATTATCCGATATTCATAGGAATACAATTTAATCCAACCCAATTTACACTTTGATGTGATGATAAAAAACATTTTATGTTCTGTCTCTTCAATTAATCGTGGGCGTCTTTTAATTTGATTGGTGCTATCTTCAGTTATCGAAATAATGAAAAACAAATCACCTGTATAAACACAGAAGGCGTTATGAATCAATGGAATTTCTGTGACGAATGATGATAAACGTAACGGATAGTTGGCCATGTAAACACATAAAGATCCGATTTCTGGCTTAGGCATGTGGGGAACTCAATTTAGAAAAACATATCGTATAATCCAGAACAAAAACGAAAGTATTGTAATCAAGTTCAATCCAATACGTTTCAACAAACAATGATATATCTGATGTTGTTATAAGAAGATCGCCTGGAAACAGGTGCAAATATGACGTGTCGGGAACCAAAATTAAACCTTCTTAAACACGTAATATGTCTAGAGCTCGCATGTCTAGAGCTCGCATGATGACATCAATGGAATAGATAATGAAGCCATATTCATGCGCGGTCATAACAAATAGCCAAGTTGAATATCTTTCAAGACGATAATTGCTAGGAATAACGGAAATAACAAGTGCAAATTCATTTTTGTTGTTGCGAAAAGTATATTCACCATTCACATTTAATTGTGCATAAACACACTTCGTTTCCAAGATTTGAATCAAATCCCCAGGTACTATATCACACTTTTTCAAAATACATTTCATAACTCCAACACAATTTAGCATCAGGTGTTAATAGAAACACACAGGAATAATCTAACACATTATCTTTTTGAGGTATACATGATATGACGACAAATATTCTCGTGTCTTTAAAGTAAAACAGTTTCTGTGCGGCGTTTAATTCATCTAAGGTTTTTAACTCTGAATCAAACACAAAATCATTGTTATGGTAACTGTAACACCATGCTGCTACTGTTTTAAGCAAATCACCAGGATAAAAAATCTGATTCATATCATTATGTAAAGACAAAGTTAAATGACAACATCGTGTCGGGACCCAATTTCAAATTTTCCTAAACACAGAAATGTAAGAATCTGAATTGTAAAATTTATTACATGTAATTCCAAGCTTTGTGATAAAGAAGAATTCAACAATAAGATATTTTGATCTAGGATTGGTAACCCTCCTAAAAATCAAAAAGAAAATATCCCCTTTGCTAAAAAGGGCTAAATCATTTCGCCAAACCTCAACATTAGGATTAAAGACTAATAAATCCCCAGGAAATAATTGTGAAAAAATTGCATTATTCATGTAATTTGCACAGACTAGTGGATATTCACAGCTGACACGGGATGGGACTAAGACAGAAAATAAAAGACAAAAGTATTATGGTGATACGACATGAGGAAAAGAGTGGGACGGGGGAAAGGGACGTATTACTGCATAAAGTTATGGCAAAAACAAAACAGCGTAATACACAAAGGCTTTTCCATATATTGATTTTTTGCTTATTTTATGCGTCATTTCATCAGTGAACTGTTACGCGCAATTCTTTGACTCGTACCCCTAGCAAAATGATAACATTGTTCGCTAAGCTATTACACTTTAAGCGAACAATGTTATCATGCTCAATTATAAAACATTATTGAATTCAACAATGAAAATCAACAATAATATTTCTTGTTTTTTCGCGTTTCCCTCTAGCAAAATGATAACATTTTATCACAAATCATCACAGTTTAACGCCGTTTGGCTGCCTTGATTTTGATGCGCTCAAGTTTCTCTGCTCTAATGACTTCCTTGGGGCGATTCTTACTACCAGCTGGGCGACCTCGCCCGCGCTTCTTTTCGACAATTCCATTTTCTTTGTTGAATTGAGCTTTTTGCTTTGCAGCAAGTTCCTTGCGAGCTTTTGCTGGATTAAATGGATCTCCCCTGCCGGGAACCAATTTAACATTTTGGCCGGGATGTTTGAATCCAATATTCGCTAGCGTTCCGTGCTCTTCATCAATACACTTCACAACGCCAGTATCATCATCAATTTCTCGCACCCTGTAGATCTTGGTATCTAGCCAATAGTTAAGAGACCAAGACAAGAATCTTTCTACGACGATTCTATCACCAGCAGCAAATAGTGGAAGAATCAACCCGTCTTCCAGGGTTACAGTTCCATTTTCAAGATGTTCAATGCTAGGCCTACGAGCAAGTCTGCGTTGCTCTCTAACGTTATCAGGAAGAGTTGCTTCCTCCATGTCTTCATCTGATTCAACAGAGATCTTTGCAGTTAGAGATTTTTCGTTTTGTGTCACCGCGTTCTCAATTACAGAGTCAGCGCCACTGAACAAACCAGAAATGTTATCATTTTTGCAAGGGACAGACGCGTCTTTTTCAGTCATTTGATTTCCCATATTACTGTCAGTGACACTCGATTTACTCGAGTTTTTTTGCGCCACCTTGGAAGTCCTAACCATGGTCTTAATATAACCCAATTTTCTGTGCACTTTCATCACTTGTCTAAAAAAGAATCATGGCGTAAATCTGTGTTTTTGCTCAATTCAACGGCGAATTCAAGACAAAAATTGCAGGTTCACACCACGCTTTGCATGATGAATTTTGACTAAAATGTTATCATTTTCTCGATAGAAAATCGTTTTCTATTTTTAGTTTCACACCTTTTCGATGTTAAACTTGTCTGTCTCTGACAAAAATTTCAACAACTGTTCATACAATGCAAATTCAATTTTTGCTCGACGTAAGCGCCAATAAGGATTATGAAGAGGATCAATCTCGTCATCATAAGTTCCGTATTTGAAAAAAACATTTTCGCAAGATTCTTGTTTTTTTCAAGATGATCTGCAACTTTATGATTGCACAAATATAGCGTTTTCACTTCGAATTCTTTCCTGACCCAGACCAAAACCTAGACCCAGACGCAGACCAAGATCCAGACCTAGGCCAAGGCCAAGATCCAGATGTAAACCCAGACCCAAACCCAGACCTAGACCTAAACCCAGACCTAGACCCAGACAAAGACCCAGATTTAGACCCATGCCCATGTAGTTTCTTGTACTTAAGTTTTGTCATTGCGAATTCTTTCCAGACCTAGACCAAAACCTAGACCCAGACGCAGACCAAGATCCAGACCTAGGCCAAGGCCAAGATCCAGATGTAAACCCAGACCCAAACCCAGACCTAGACCTAAACCCAGACCTAGACCCAGACAAAGACCCAGATTTAGACCCATGCCCATGTAGTTTCTTGTACTTAAGTTTTGTCATTGCGAATTCTTTCCAGACCTAGACCAAGACACAGGCCCAGACATAGACCACCTAGACCAAGACCTAGGCCAAGATCCAGATGTAAACCCAGACCCAAACCCAGACCCAGACCTAGATCCAGACCAAAACCCAGACACAGACCCAGACCTAGATCCAGACCAAGATCCAGACCCAGACAAAGACCAAAACCCAGACACAGACCTAGACCTAGACCAAAACCCAGACACAGACCTAGACCTAGACC